TCTTTCCATCAGCAGAGTTAGCATAAGCAATATGAATATAACCACCATCACCTTTAGCGCCCTTTTCTCCAACATATTTTGCCCACACATACGCACTAGCATTTGTTGGAGCTGTGGCAGTTGTGGTAATAGCTGTTCCGATATAGCCTGTTGTTGTGGATGGGATAGCTGTCATCCCAGTTCCTTTAGCGTCCGTTGCATATCTAATCCATACATAGGAAGATACGCCATCGAAATAGTCAACGCCTTTTACTGGGGTTTTTCCATCTTTTCCATCTGCACCTTTAATCAAAGTCCATTTATATTTTGTCGGATCTGTACTATCGGTTTTTGTATGGTCAGTATATTGTCCCATGTATTTTTTGTTGGTTCCTACTGCAGTGTTAAATCCAGTTTTACCATCTGCAGAATCAGCATAAGCAATGTGAATATAGCCATTATTTCCTGGAACACCGTCTTCTCCAACGTATTTAGCCCAGGTGTATGCGCTTGCGGAAGTTGGGGCTTTTGACGTTTGAGTTGTTGCAGTTCCGATATATGTCGTTGAAGTTGATGGAACAGCAGTCATTCCACTACCCTTTGAATCAGTAGCATATCTAATCCAGATATAACATGAAACTCCGTCAAAATAATCTACTCCTTTAACTGGAGTTTTACCGTCTGCGCCTTTAATTAGTGACCAGGAATAATCCGCAGCATTAGTACTCTCTTTTGATGTTGGTTTATTCCATGCCATACCCATATAAGTTTTACCTTCGGGAGCATCTGACATATTTGTACCTTTTGCGTCATCTGCATATTTAATCCATACATATAGCGTTTTTCCGTCATCACCTTTTATGCTCGCACCGTCATCTCCGCGAAATTTTGACCATTGATAATCAGAATAGTTTGAACTAGGTGTTTGGGAAGTCTGGTTATACGCAATACCAATATATGTTTTATTGGTTGGATCATCTGACATTCCACTGGTCGGAGTATCTGCATAACGAATCCACGTATAATATGTAGGCGCTGGAATACCTTGAGATCCGTCCTTGCCAGCAAGAGATTTAATCCATGTGAACTTTTTTGAAATTTTCTTTCCTGCAACGGTACATGTAAAAACAATCGTTCCTGTTAGAAGAGATTTGTTACCAAGTGTTTTACCTTTTGCTACATTCAAGGTGATTTTACCTGGTGCAGTAGAAGTAGAGTCAACATTTTCTGCTAACGTAATTCCATCTGGTAATTCACCAACAGTCACGGTACATACTGCCTGTTTAATTCCCTCATAACCATAGAATGGAATTTCGATAAGAAAACTAGCCGCAGTTATTCCGTCAGATGTACATGGAATATTTTGGGTTTCGTTAGATAAAACAACAGTATAACCATTTCCTAATTGATCTACTTTGTCCGATAAATCTCCAAGTTCTTTAGATGTCGCAGATACGGTTGATTTGATCGTGTTATAAGATTTTCCGAAACTATCATCGCCATCCCAAAGATGTGATACATCAAACACTTTAGATCCGTCAGGCATAGTCCAGTCACGCATAGTTGTCTTGTCTATCTTAGATTCTGTAATTTGACCGTCGGCAATCATGTCTGTTTTAATAAAATCATCTGGTACAATACCTTCATGCAGCCCTTGTGAATCTAAGAGTACAGATCCTTTGGAATCTGATATGATTAATCCGTAATTTCCGTTTTTATCTTCTCCAAGCTGAACTACCACATTACCATCTTCATCATAGATTGAGAACGTATTATCTTGAATTCTGAGCGTACCATTTTCAGATAAAATCTTGATTTTATTGGTATAGATGTCGCCAGCTTTAAGTTCATTAACGGTGATATATTTGGCAATCAAATCCTTAATCATTGCTTCACTCATCGTAGCATTTTCAGTTGTAAGATTAATTACAATACCTGTCTCCGTGGATGAAGCGCCAATGATTGCAGATTTGATGGTAGCAGCAAGAGCAGATAATTCTTTAAAATCAGCACTATCGGCAACGACTCTTCCTGCTGTAATAAGTTTAGCTTGTAGATATTCGAAATATCCATTTTCACCGTACAAATCGGTTACTTTAATGATTTTTGCATTAAGTTCTTTTAGCGAAATAGAACCGCCAGCCAGCATACCAGCAAATTCATTATTGATTATTTGAGAAACACCATTCTTGAATGCGCCATTGGAAATGAGTTTTTGGATGAGGCCTGCTGTGAGAGTAATTCCTTCATTATTTAGAAAGTTATTAGATGAACCAGATGCGGAAGATTTACTTGCATTTGATGGTGTGTTTAGGACGTATGATAAGTCATTTCTACTACTACGTCCTTGTATCATATTAGAAAATGTTATTTGAATACTATTATCTGCTATAAGCGGATTATATTGTATTTCAACTACACGAAGTTTTACTACCTTATTATCTACGGTCAACCATAGATAGTCACCCTGATTTATATTTTTTATATAATCTTCGTAATCAGCCAAGGCTAAGAAATTATCAAGAGATGTGGTAAATTGATATTGGGGATGAGATGCTATGTACAAATCGTCAATAGCAGCATCTAGAAGCTTAAGTTGCTCATCAATAGCAGATACTTGGTCGTCTGAGTCTGTTAAAAACATATTCTCATTTGAGTAATCACCATCATAATAAACTTTCGACAACTCGGTAAGATCACGCTCTGTAAATTGTAATTTTTGCGTGTCGCAATATATTCTTCTACCAGCTTCGTCTGTTATATAATTCCCGGCTTCATCGAGAATGTATCCTGAATTATCAGCAGAAACAACACCACTCCAAGTTTCTTTTGAAACCTGTTTTACGAGATCTGTACGAGTTTTATTATAACTATTTAATATCTCGTTTGCTGCATCAATTTCAGATTGTCGCTGATCATATGCTTCTTGACATCCGCCAACATAATTTGAATCTAATTGGTTTTTGGCATCAAGATATTTTGCGTACATTGTATCGTGAATATCTTTAGTATGAGATGAATCCTCTGTATATGGTTGATCATATCCTCCTTTTTTACAAGTTTCGATAGTATTTTTATATTCTTGTAATTTGACTTTTAATTCATCCAAACCATATAATTTCCAATTTGTTTTGTAAGAATCCACATAATCGGCATTATCGTCATCTGTTGGTAACTGACGATTATCCATTTCAATCTGAATCGATGGGAGAATAACATCTTTAATCTGATAATAATCATTTGCATCAGAAGAATTTTTCAAAGCTGTTTCATCGAAATTTCCATCGTCATCCACATAGAACTGTTCGTAACCTTTTAGTTGTGCCTGATAATTTGCTTGAGCTTCTTTCAGTTCGTCGTCCGTAAATGTACTCCAATCAGTCGAACAATCATCTAGTGGAACGCGATCATATAGCTCTGTTACGACTTTCATTTGTTCATTATATTGACGAGTTGCTTCTATATATAATATACGAGCTTCTTCATAGTCTTCTTTCCATAGTTTATATTTAATAATTAAAAGAGGAGAGAAGTATTTTTCGTTTAAGTAATAATCAATATTTTCAATATAATTTGAACCAAAATTGACATAAGTAATGCCAAGATCATCTGCGCCTTGCACATAATATCTAGTATACATATTGCTATCATCTACAGAAATTTCTTGAGATTGTTGCAGATTGCGAAAATTAATGTTTACGTTTGTACTCTTGCCATAATTCTCTGGGTGGTAAGCGCTTATTTTCATATGCAAAAAGTCGAATACAAATACACACTGAAAATATTTAGCCATATCTTGTGTAAAGAAAGAATAAAGATCCTGACTCTCAATATCAAATGCACCAATTTCGTTAGATAGAAGAGTAGTGGTTTCGACATATTTTCCATCCTTATATGTCCGATACGTTTTTGGGGTTGAATCAATTTCCCCAACAGACCATCCTTTCATGCCAGAGGCTTTTAGGGCTAAATCAATCAAACTAAGTTGCGGATTTTTAGGATTGTGAAATTTAATTTGTTCTTTAGCAAATTCTACATCATCTATTTTCTCCACATTATTATCTGCTAACATCTCGTAGGAATCTGTTGTTCCCTGGTTGATTTTAAAATTCTTGAGATCGTGTTGTTGCATCTCGATTTCTGCGGATTGACATGTGATTGTTTTGGTTTGCTTCATACCATCGTCAGTAATTTTCGGATGTTCCATGATGAACCAACCAACATTTTCGACATAAACACGCATAAGCCATCCAACAAGATCATATACATTGGAATGAACTAATTTAGAAAGACCTTTTCCATCTTGAATAAGAATATTTTCATTCAAGTCAAACGTCAATTCAAATGTATTATTAAATTTTGACGTGAGCTGAAACGTACTTTCTTCGATTCCATTAATAGCACATAGAATTTTACCATTTGGTGTTCCTAAATATACATGCCCCTGAATCGGCTCATTATAACGATTAAAAACTATATTCACGTTTATTCACCAACCTTTCGAGACTCAATATGTTTAACTTTAAAATCACAATTACCATAAAATAGAAGAGAATTGTTCCCGTTCAAGAGCTGCAGCCAATACATATAAGCCACATCAGTAATACCCAATTTATCGTAAGTTACCATTCTTCCTAATTCATCGTTAATAGTAAGTTTCTGACAGTCAAGATATACTTTCAAATCTTTAGACATTGACATCCGCATAAGACCATTTTCAATAATGTAATATACTTTTGAGTCCGTCCTATAAAATATCGTGTGATAAGTTTCGTTCCCATAAGCATCAACTAACTTAAAGTTAGCAAGTGTATTATTGCAATGCCAATCGATGTCTTTTGTAGAATCTGAAATCGTGAATTCTACAGTACAAGCATTTGATCTTGCATATGTATTTACTAATGATACTAGCTGACTTTGATAATTCGTATTAGAAGAAGAAAGCGTACCTGTCTGATTAATTGTCGCATCAGACATATTACAGATATATATTTCTCCATTTGCCTTTGGAATAATGTCAATTGAAGGATACACATAACTATTCAATTCGTCACTATTGTTTGCAATTAAAATATTTTTATATGTGGTACATGACACACTTGTTACAAGGTTATCAGTATAACCAAAGGGCGTTGTACATTTAAAATATAGTTTTAATCCAAATGTTTGAGCATTAACAGAGTAAGATTCAATATTATTAAACCAACCAAAATAACGAACTGTATCATCAGCCGAATCGCCTGTTCCTGAAAATGTTAACCATTCTGGAAAGTGAGAAGAAGTTAGCCATCTAGTAATTTCACGACGTTCTGATTTAGTAATTACTGCTGCATTTTGATTCGTGAATTTACATGGGTCTTTAATAATATCAAGCTCGAATTCTAATGTATCGTTCCACTTATCGTAAAAGTAATTCGGCTCCACTTTATAACGATTTGCATCTCCAGTCTCCATATCCCTCTCCATCGCCATATTCACATCTGCATCATCATCAAAATCCACAGATACGTATTTCACACTTAAATCACTCAGTTTCTTTCCCATAAACGTAAAATCTTTAAATTCTTTTGCCATTTTCTCACCTCCAAAATTTTGTTATAATTATAATTGTTGTTATAGAAATAGGAGAGTACCTTTGACAGTACCCTCCCATAGTTTGTCATCTTGATGGTCTAATACCAACTTTTCTTGCATCTTTCACGATCTGTTTACTTGTATACTGATAAGATTTCTCCAGAATTTCCTGCAATCCAGGCAGAGCATCCCTGTCAACATTACCTTCCACATTAAGCAACGCATCATAATGATTTGTTACCGTTACATTTCCGACATTGCTGATGTTCTGAGGAATATTCGTCTGCACCAGATTTGGCGTAGTACTTACATTCATACCGAATTCTTTAGGATCAATTGCACTTAATGCAGCTAAATTACTTACGAAATCTGCTGGTAGAATAGAATCTCCATCTTGAACAGGCGTAAGGACAGCACCATCTTTCTTGCGATAGATTAATTCTGAAACGCCATGATGTTTGGTGTCTTTATTTTCGTTTGTCCATACAAGCTGATCGCCATGAATACGATCCGTACCCTTTTCATAACCACTAATCTGACTGAGACGTACCCATCCAAGATCACTATAATTAGGATCATGCGCACTCTTGATATGGATCTTAAAATCACCAGTAGTACGCCCATTTCCGCCATATTCCCTAGCCGTGTAAGAGTCAATGACAACGGCACCAGGCTGACCGGAAAATCTACTACCTTTTGGAGCCATACCCCAAGAGTCATTGTAGTAAGATCCTGTGAACGTTACGACATCGCCAACACGAGGAATTCCATCGCCACCAGTTTTTGCTGGTTGTGGTTTCGGCTGTGTCTTTGGTGGTTTTGGTTTCGCATTGACCTTAATTGATACCTTTGCAGACAGTCCACTTCCATCGGTAGTGGTAGCAGTAATCGTACAAGAGCCAGGTTTCTTTGCTTTTACCGTACCATTAGATACAGTAGCAATTGATTCATTACTTGATTTCCAAGCAAGAGTCTTATTAGCTGCATCGTTCGGTCTGATTGTAGCAGTAATACTTGTGGATTTACCCTCTTCCAGTGTAGTAGAAGTAGGAGACACCTTTAGTTCCGCAACCTTACGATTCGTTGTATCTTCCGGCTTGACTAATTGATCCGCAAGATCACTGTTTACTTTTGAATTACTGTTGATTGGATCAGTTTTTGTACCAGATGCGGTACTGGATGGATTTTTATTTACACTGGACTGAGACTGTGATGCATTGGAATTTTGATTCTTAACACCTGTCTCTGTGCTTAGATCAGACTGGGTATTGTTAAAATCCGTACTACCTACCCAGCCGGTATTTTTGATGATCGAATTGATTTTGCCATATGCTTCTTGATAAGAGGACACGGCTTTGTCAAGCATAGAATTGATGATCTCAAGCTGTTTGTCGGCATTATGACTGATTTCATACTCGGTGTTGTCCAACGTCTCTTGTAAATCCGAAGAAAGCTTGTCGAAACCTTGAGACTGCATATCATAAGCATGGTCACGCTTCGTATCATCAAGATCTTGCTCTGCAGTTTCCAGTTCGGCCCTTAATTTTCGTAATTTGCTTTGTGACTCTAGATTATTTCATTATTTCTTTTCACTTATTCGCTACATAAGTGAGAGAGTAAAACTCTCCTCATATTTTCATATGAGATTAGACTATATCTTCTGTTTATTAATCTAACTTATTTTATGGAAAATGTATTTCATTTTTGGGCGTTTAAAAGTAAGTTTCAATTCTTCTATGAGAATTTTTTCTAAATTATCAATTTCCCAATAGGGTATACGTAAAAGTTCTATATTATTATTTTTACAAAATTCGTTTTTGATATTATCATGTTTTTGAACCCATTCTAAATTCTTTATTGCATCTTGTTCTGTCATCGATGATGTACGTTTAATTGGCTCATAATGATGAATACCATCAAATTCTATACATTTATTATATGTAGGTAAATAAAAATCAAAAGGCAATGAATTCTTATCATGGCAATCATCAAATTTAAAACCTCTATAGTATTCTACATTATAATTATTTAAAATCTCTGCTATGATAGTTTCTCCAACGCTATTACTTGAACAATTTGGACATTTCCCGTCATAGTATTTTCTGCAATAATTACTAAAAGAAGAATAAAATATATTATTACAGCTACCACATAAAATTTCTAATTTACTGTGACTTTTCTCATAAACTTCTGACAATAATTTATTATTATTTTTACTTTCAACATAATTTTTGACATAATCATAACTTAGTCTAATTGCATTTCCAATTGCTTTATTTGAACATTGCGGACACCCATATTTTGCTCTTTTAAAATTACTTAGAGATGTAATGTATGTATGACCACATTGCTTATTTTTAAAAACAAGATTTGATATTTTACAATTTACATAATCATTAGGATTTAATATGTCACAATTCTTTTTATTTGCAATGCTTATTAGATCTTCTACAGAAATTCTTCTTTCCTCTGATATTTTTTCTAAAATACAATCATGACATATTGAATTACCGTATATAATAGAACTGGCAAGCATTTTTTGATCTCCATGCTTTTGACATTTAAACTCTACAAAACTCTTAACCCCAGTATAATCTTCAAATGAAGTCAATGGGATATAATTATACTGATTACAAAAGTTTAAATATTCGTTATAAGAATCAACATATTTATCATTTTTGATATCAGCAATCTTTTGCACTTTACATTCTTTTTTATTACAGCAGCTTTTAGTGATTTTTTGAAGACCCTTTTGATAGCCACCATAATTCGTTTTAAATATCTCTCCACAGTAATCACATGTCACTTGTACCAATACTTTACAAGTTGGCATAAGATCTTCTGCTTTGCACATAAATAAATCCCCAGTTTTTGTATATGTATAACCCTTTCCTACATACCATTTAACGTTATGCGCATTCCATTTTACTTCAACTTTTTGATTTTCTACTAACATATTTCACCTCCAATCTTTTATTCTCTTCTTATAAAATTGCACAACAAAAAATCACGTATCTTTCAACGTGATTAAATCCATAAAAATAATTATATTTAATAAACAGTTTGTATTTTTCGAGTTGCCAATCGCTTGCAACCCTATGGTGGTACACTCATCCCACCTAGTCGTTGAACGTTCTCCTATTCGGAGTTTCGCTGCTGATTGTCCAATCTATATATTTTTCAAGCATTCACGTTTTACTTTATTTCATGCATCCGTTGTAGCATATATAGCTCTAAGGATATTCCAGCAATTAAACAAATTCGGCAAATATTCACCGATTCTAAAGCCATAATTTGAGCTTTAAGGCTATTTATGTTATTATTCTGAGAATTAATCTTCTTAGAATAGTCGTACATATCCTTCTGCTGTGTCAGGGCTTCTTTTCTCTTGCTGATTATTTTATCAAGATAATCAACCTCTGTACTCATAGCATTCTTATACAGATCAACCAGACTGTCCTGATATGATTTCACATCTGCAATCGAACCTTGAATACCTTCACGGTAATCTTTTGACTTGTCATTATATTCCGTTAAGGAAATAACACCATTGTCATAAGACTCTTTTAGTTTTTGCAGACCCGTGGTATAATCTGCAATTTTTTGCTTTGCCGTACCAATACTCTGCTGTAAGAGAGCAACTTGTGCCAATCCCTCTTCCGTGATACGTCCTTGCTTATCAAGGAATGCATCATCGTTCAGAAGGTCGCGGAAACTTTTCAGCTCATCTTCAAGGGCACTGTACTTCTGGATGGCATCGTCAAGTGGCTTAAAACGTAGCTCATAGATACTATCTTGAAGAGATTCATTGTCCGTAATCAGTTCCAGCGTATTTTCTTTTAGTGTTTGAATCTTTTCTGCATAATCTTGATACGATTTGGAATTGACATCAAGGACTGCCTGTTTCTTCCGGTATATTTCCATCTGCTTTAGATTCTGCTGTACCTGAGCGTTATTATTATCTATACGGTCAGTGTATAAATTCTCTGGCACATTACGATTCTGGGATTGCAGGTAAGAAATATATTTCTCCGTAATATCCGAATTACGTTTGATTCCGTCAATTACATTCTGGATAGTATCAATTTTAATCTGATCCAATTTATCCCGTAGTTCAAGAAGGCTAGTAGAAGCATCGTAAATCTTAGCTGTGAAATCTTGAATATTTTTCATAGCAGCTTGATAAGCTTCGGAACCTTTCTTAAGATAACCACTGGAAAGCTGTGAATCTACTTCTTTCTGATAATCGGAAAGCTTTTTCGTCAGCTGATTGTAAGTATCTTCCTGTGCCTTGATGGATTTATTTATGCTTGCATAGTTGTCTGGATTGTCGATGGCTACGCCAAGTGCATCATTCAAGGATATTTTGGAATCGGCTACGTCTTTGATTTTATCATTGATGTCTACAATCGCATCATATTCTTTTTCAATAATTTCCAGACGTTTCTCAGCGAGTTCGGTAATTTTATCTTCGAGTTTGGCTACGTTATCAGTTGCATTCAGATAAGATTCATAGTAGCTTTGATAATCACTGATTTTCTTCTTCAGATCCTCATCTGTGATTGTTTCTATGTTAAAACTACCATTTTTTAGCTGATTTTTATAAGCGTCGGATAAGCCAATGCTTTCAGCTTTTGAAAGATACATTTCAGCGGCTTTTTGATTATGAGCACGTTCGTTCTGAAGTTTACTGATTGCGTCTGCAGCTTGATTTTCTTTTGCGACTAATCCTACTGCACGATCAACTGCATCTGTCGCAAGTTCGGAAAGACGAGATAAGCGGGAGAGTAGTATCTTGATATAATCAACCACTTCTTCGGTTGTAGATTTATCAGCAGATGTACCTCCGGAGCTACCACCTGAAGATCCTCCGCTAGAACCGGTTGATGTACGAGTAGAAGTGCCTCCGGAAGAACCACCAGAAGATTTAGATGAGGTGTTCTTATCTTTATTCTTCTCTGATGTCACCACGCCGTTATTCTTATGAATACCAGGGGAGCCATTTCCGAATGCGGTACCAGATACAAAAGCGCCACCTTGTAGTTTTCCACGACCTCCGCCAGAAGTTACATAACCATTCTTAAGCAACTCCTCTGATTGACGATGGTTAAAAACAATTTGACCCTTTTTGATATTGACAAATTCAGCTCCATTATCACCAATAGTTCTCCATGTGCTTGTAGCAGGATCAACAACAATCTCAGTACCTAGTTCTCCTACGAGAGAAGTACCAGATTCTTTTGCACCCCAGTTTCCTGATGCATAGGCCGTGCCAAGAGAATGAGCAGTACCATCTACTTTGTGTTTTCCAAAACCAAATATATTGGCACCAACAGAAACGACTTTTCCGACTACACTACCGATAGCAGATGCCAAAGAAGATACTGCTCCTGTACCAAATACAGTTGCACCAACAGTGACGTTTTTGCTAACAACCTGTCCGATTATCCCGACTAATTTCTGTACAACATCAGATCCTAATACTTTTGCAACAACTTCAACATTTTTATCCGTTACATTTTCAATAACCCCTTTTAAACCTGCAAGCCTATCTTCTCCTGATGTTTTTGCCTCAACGGATACATCTTTATCATCTGGAACATTTTCATCGATTTCCTGCTGAACTTGCGATCCATCTACTGTAAATGCAATATTCCCTTGTTCATCAAGATATGGTTGAAGATCGGTTTTAACACCATTCAAATCAGCTTGAAAAGTAATAGTATTATCTTCTCCTCTAATCGCTTCAACTAACTGCTGATCTCCGTCAACGTTAGCCGTAATTTGAATAGAATGTCCCTCTTTTAAAAATGAAAATTCCTGATCAATTTTGTCTAGAGATTCTTTTTCGACCTTTGGTGTGAGAGTTACATCTTTTTCTTTTGGAACACTATTGTTCATTGCATCATCAAGTTTAGATGTATCTCCGTCTACATGAAGTTTAATATCATCTTCAGACAATTTTCCTAATGATTTTTCAAATGAATCTGCATCGTCCGTATTAAGCTTGAGTTGTGCGACCAAATTGTTGTCTTTTAAATCAGAATAAAGATCTTGAACTTTCTTTTTAGCTTCAGACGTATCAATATCGAACCCCATGTCTTTCATCTGATTTTGGGCATTCAGATCTTCATAAGCCCTTTGGAATTCTTGTAACTTATTGATCGTCCCAGTCGAAGCTTCAGAGAATTTGTTTGTATCAATTGTCATTACTGCAGGTTGTTCTAATTCCTGCTTTTCAACTAGCAAATCTTTTAGAGCGTTGTATGCCTGTAGAGTATTGATGTCTCCTAAATCTAATGTGCCATCATCATTTTTTAGATTCTCTAAGGCTGTTTTTGCTTTGTCTATATCTGCGTCAATATCAATTGTTGTTGATTTGTTCTCTGTATCGTTTGTTAAACTATCAATTTTCTCTTTAGCTTGCGTTGTGTCTGCATCGACTTCAATAACACCGTTAGATTTTAGTTGATCCTCAAAATTCTTATAATCAGATTTATATTGATCACTTTGATAATAATCAGACCATTGTTGTCCAGAATCAATAAATGCATCATTTATATATTTCATAGCATCATAAACACTAGAAATTTGTCTCTGAATTGCATTTTTTGTTTCTTCGTCGGTTGCACTCGCTAAATTAGCTTTTAATTCTTCGACATAAGAACTTGCTTCTTTGTAAGCGTCAAGATTTGCAATTTCACTTGTGTTAGCAGACTCTGCTTTCTTAAGATATTGTCTCTTGGAAGCATTTAATTCTGCCCAAGTCTGATTATCTCCACCCTCATCGGCAGTATTTTGAAGCTGATCAATTTGCTGTTGGATAGAAGCAAGACTGTATTCAAATTGGATTCTTACAACAACATCATCACTTGTAAGAGTAGAAAGATCATTCTCGTAACCAGCTAACTCTTCATCCCATCCATCGATAAGATTCTTGTACCGATCTTTTGTAGCTCCTTCTTCCATGGAATCATAAATTGTTTTTATTCCATTTAAAGCGGATTTATACTGATCCAGAACATCGCCAGACCAAAGCATATCATCAAACTCTGCACCATAAGCTTCCAGATTATGCATCAAAACTTCTACGGCGCTTACGCTTATTCCTAATTTGTCGGCAGCGTCAGCACTGCTATTAAAATTCTCTGTCCATTGAAAATCGTTATTACCATCTGCAATAGCAAGGCCAACATTTTGAAGATCCGTTAAGAAATTTTCTGCACTCTGGAATTGATCCTCATTGTCAAAGTATCTCTTAACTTTATCTTGTGCTTCTTTCCAAGCCGCTTCATACGCTTGTGCATCAAAAGTAAATCCATCGTCTGGATTGATTTTCTTCTGCGTCATAAACTGAGCAGCTTCTTTGAAGTCGTCGGTACCTATCTGACCATTGGCAAATAGTTCATCCGCTTGAGCAAGGTATTCAGCCATTGTTTTCCAAGAAACATCTTGATTGTCTGCATTAAAAGCACTTGTTACACTTGCTACACTACCTTCTACGGTATTAATCGCGTCAGCGGCGTCCTCTGCAGAAGAGGCTGTTTCCTGTAGATAAGACTGTAGATCAGAAATATTATCAATGCCTATGTCGTCTAATGTAAGACCCATACCAGCAAGAGCTTTTTGCAATTCCTCAGCGCTTCCAGCAGATTCTTTTAATTCTGCTTTAAGAGCATTCTTACCAAAAGAACCGTCAAAGAAATCACTAAGAGAATTTAAAGCTTTCTGTGCATCTGTGAGATCTTTATCAGTAATTGAACGAAGCATCTTCCTGACTTTTTCAAAATACGGCTCGTAACCAGATAGTGCGGTCAAACCTTCTCCGTTTACAGAAAGTCCATTTAATATGTCTGTAAAATCAGATGCCTTATCTTGAAGTTCATCTTCGATAGAATCTACCATCTTCTGTAGCTTTTTTTCGTCTTTTTCAGCTTTCTTTTTATTCTTTTCAGAGATTCCTTTTTCTCCCTGTTTTTCTATCGCCTTATCCAAAAGATCTTGATATTCATGATAATACGCTAAATAAGATTCAAGAGAGCCTTTGGTGTAATTAATATCATCTTCAGTATATTTTTCTACATCAACACCAGGATTTTTAAAGAAATTTTTCATCTCTTTATTAAGAGATTTTGTACTCAAACTCCACAATTGCTCTGGCATATCCATATATTCAGCTTTTTTTAACAAATCTTTTGCATCATTAGCTGCTTTTCTTTGTTCTGACGTTACAAGCTGTTCTTTTAGATTTAAAGTTCTTTCTAGTTCGTCATTACCAAGTTGGATTTTTTCAATTTCTGTTTGATCAACTAAAGTGAGTTGTACACCATTAGCGGATTGAATCTTATCGATCATCTCATCTACAGACTCAGTTCCTTCTAATGTAATATCATAATTAGAAGCTATTTCCTGTAGAGTCTGTTTATATTGATCTGCTTTTGCATTTAAATTTTCTACTTCTTTTTGGGCATTTTGTAAGTTTGTAACATGCTCTTTAACATTTTTCAGATTTGTGTCATAAGTAAGATTATACTTATTGTCTGCCCACTTAAATATTCTATAGGCCACGAACGCTGCTCCAACAGCCGCAATAAGTGGAAGCATTGTTTTTAAAGTAGCAAGCAATCCTTTGAAATAATTGGAAAGATTAGAAAAAGCTGTGCCAGCTTTTGATGCAGATTCTGGGAGTTCAACGATAGAGTCACCTAATTCTGCATTTGCATTAATGATCTTTTTTACTTGCTCGTTATATTCTGCGGAACCTTCTTTTAGTTTTCCTAATAAATCTTCTTGTTCTAAAGTTAACTTGCCTTGATTTTGTAGAGCCTTTACTAATACTGGAGCATTATTTACAGAATCTTTTATAGCATCTGCATAAGTTAGTTTGCCAGTTGCAGCTTTGGCAGAAAGCGTCGCATCGCTTGCTAAAGCTAAAGCTTGGCTCCTTAATTCTTTATTTAATCCTAAAACATTTGCTTTTGCTTCTATTTGCTCTGAATTAAATTTACTAATTCCGTCTGATCCAACACCGAAAGTTGCATTAAATGAATCTTTTAAATAATTCTGAAAATCATCATATGATCCTGCTTTTTTAAAACGTTTTCCACTTAGATCACCAAAACTGCCAAATATATTTCCCAGATCTTTAAACTGCAAATTAATTGTTAATAATGTTGGATTTATCAAACAATTATGATATAATATAGAAAATATTGACGGAGGTGATAGTATGTCAAAAGTATTTTGCCCAGAATGTCAAAATATAGTAAGCAGTTATGCTGAGACATGTCCTGATTGTGGATTTCCGATTTCAAAATATATAAAAGATGCAAAACTTAATGATTTTTCAAAAACGTTTGTATGTCCAAAATGTGGATCGTTTAGCACAGCAACAGATGTAGTAGCAACTATTCAATGTGATTTCTGTGGTACGCCAATGTTTCAAACGTCTGAGTCAACGACAATTACAATTTCAAATACATCATGGCCTAAAACAGAAGACGAAATTGATTCATATATTTATTCTCTTCTCGAAAAATGTGACAAAGTAGAGGAGTATGATATAGAAGCGCATCGAATTTACAAACAAAAATTAAGAGAGAGGGTAATGGCTCGTCGCAAGCAACAATCTAATCAGCAGTCCGCTACCCCACAATCTACCAACCAACCTCACTGTCCAGTATGCCAATCCACAAATATCGAGAAGATTGGCATGTTTAAGCGTATGCTTTCTACCAGCATGTTTGGAATTGCATCTGATAAGGTAGGGAAGCAGTGGCATTGTAAAAATTGTGGGAATAATTTTTAGGATTACTCCTTGTCTATCTTCAATTGTTCCACAAGACATTTCATTTTCTCCTGCAATATACGCTGCTCTTCAGTAAGAGTAGATGGATCAGTATATATGGAAGGATAATCAGTCTGCGGAAATGGATAATCTATGATTGAATTTGCCATAACATATTTGTGGAATTTTTCAAGCCCATAATCAATTAAAATACTATCGTACATTTTATATTCACCTCTAGAAATGTTGGATTTATATAACAATTGTGGTATAATTTAAAATTATCAAATATATAAATAAGCGGATGGGAAAATACATGAAAAGAAAACACACAATACGGATAACAGGTCTTTTATGCTTTTCTTTTTTTATTACAAGTTGTGGACAATCATCTGCAACATCAGCTTCTAGTGTAATCAAAGAGGCAGTTAATACTGATAGCATCAAACAGATTATTTCAGAAGATAATGAAACGACTGACACAGCTATAGACGTTTCAGATCAATCAAGCAATTTAACAACAGATAAAGTGTCAAATGTAACATGCTCATGGGAAGATAGTGAAGTACCAATAGAAGTTGGAAATGATAATTCAAAAGCACTAATTAAAGATACAAGAATTGTTAATTCTTCATATGGCACATTACTGATTATGGATTTTACATATACCAACAATACTGCGCAAGCATCAGATTTTATTAATGATAGCAATTGTGATGTAAAACCATATCAAAATGGTATAGAATTAGATAGACCAGGGATAACATCCGAAGCGGGTGTTTATGATTATAGTGATGCATTTACAAATGTAAAAGATGGAGGAATAATAAATACGCAACTTGTATGGGTTCTTAAAGATACGATGAACCCAGTTGAAATTGATTTTGGAATAGATTCAAATTACAATCCTGCATATTCAAAGACATTAACTTTAACTGGCGGCAAAGACATTGAAGATAAACAAGATGAATCGCAAGAAACAAAAGAATCCGATTATAATATATCGTGGCTGAATGACAATGTACCAGAAAAAATTGGAAATGATAATTCGTATGCAATATTAAAAAATACATCTGTTTTGAAATCCCCGTCATATGGAATCGTATTAGTAATGGATTTTGAATACACAAATAATCTGGATAAAGCTAGAAATTTTATCAATAACACACCATGCCTTGTAAAGATTTATCAAAATGGTGTTGAATTAGATAGTCCTGGAAATACATCGGAACAAGGAATATTCGATTATTCTAACGCGTTTACTGGTGTAAAAAATGGTGGAACATTAAAAACACAGTTGGTTTGGGTTTTACCAGATGATAAAAGTCCCGTAGAAGTCGAATTTGGTTTGGATAATAATTATAAACCACAATATGATTGTACATTAAACATTTCTGAAAAATAAATTGGTTCACAATATTTAGTATAATGTGGGGAGGGAAAACTACATGGCATTAATCAAATGTCCAAAATGTGGTCGTGAAAATGTTTCTAATTCTGCTGAAAGGTGTCCGTCATGCGGATACAATATTAAGGAATACTATGACAAGTCGCATGAAAAAGACAATGAAAATAAAAGAATTGTATTAGGTATAGGTATAGTAATATTAGTCTTTGCAGTCCTTTTCCTTAAGAAAGAATCGTTCACTACTCATGACGCTGATCCTTTTAAAAAATATTATTCGAACTTTGGAAAGGATATTTCGACTGTTAATAAATCTAAAAAATACATAATAAGTTCAACATCTGACCATAAAGGAATGTTGGTAAACAATTCTGTTAAAATATGGAATATAGATGGAAAGTTATTATTGGTAGCTAACGACCAAGATGATGATGAACTAGGACTTTTAATATGGAGTGCGGAAAATGTTGAATTAGATAATACTCAATTAGATCATATAATTGAAAAAATGGATAAATTATATGGTAAAAACACTTATCATTACGATATTGAAAATGATTTAAAAGTATATGATTGGGATGAACTATCCAATATGAAAATTGAATTGTTTTATCGTCCCTGTATTAAAACGATGATGATAAGTTTTTCAACAAATGAATGATAAGGAGATTTAACGTTATGAAATGTACAGAATGTGGCAAGGAATTAACAGCAGAAGAGCAGAGCCAAGGAACTTGTTCATCTTGCGGGAAAAAGATTGAAACTCCGGCAACATCCAATACATCGGAAGAAATTTATACAACGCTTGTTGGACAATCATTGAAGATTGTGGGAATAATTGTTCTAGTAGGTGGTTTTATTGGATCTTTCTTAATAGGAAAAGATGATTATGGTTATCTTTCTTATTCTAGCTTTTTCTTTTATCTTTTTGTATCTGTTATCGGTGGTTTGCTGATTACAGGTATGGGCGAAATTGTTAATTTTCTATATACCATTTGCAAAAAGCTAAAGTGATGTCGTATAGACTTCAACTCAACTAGGAAATATTTACGGAGGTAATATCTATATGAGTAAAGTTTTTTGCCCTGAATGTGGAAAAATTTTAAGTCAATATGCAGAAACTTGTCCTGATTGTAGTTTCCCAATAGCCAAATACGTAAAAGACGCCAATCTTACAGACTTTTCAAAAACATTTGTATGCCCTAAATGCGGTTATTGGAGCGCCATGAATAGCATTGCTGGCGAAATTATGTGTGAATACTGCCATCTTCCTATGTTTCAAACAGATGAAAATGGAGATGTAACTCTAAAAGCAACGTTAAATATGAAATCAAATGAAGAAAAAGATGCTTATATTTATTCTCTTCTAGAACGTTGCGGTAAAACAGATGAATATAGTGAAGAAGCTCATCAAAATTTCCGCCGCAAATTACACGAATGGGCAGAAGAGGAGCGTAAAAAACCGAGCCAACCAGTTTCGCAGCAGCAATCTACTCCTTCATCTACTAATCAACCTCACTGTCCGACTTGCGGTTCTACCGACATCATCAAAATCTCAGCAGCTAAGAAAGCTGTAGGTGCTGGGCTGTTTGGCTTGTTCAGTAAAACTGCTAAGAGTCAGTTTGAATGTAAAAATTGTGGTTATAAGTGGTAAAATTATTCTACGTATGAAAAAAGCTAAGGAACACTTAGACCTGATGCATTGGGAATTGTTCAAACATTTTGAATATTAATTCGATATTAACTTTGTCTGATCCCGCAGAAAGTGGTGGTAATTGTTTGCCATCTTTATCATAAATTGTTTCACATAGAATAATATCATAATCGCCACATGATTCTTTTTTATTTGGATCAATATTTGACACATATGGTTTATTATTCATTTTTTGTTACCTCGGAAAACATAAAAGAAAATTTTATAGTAATAAAAACAAAAACAGCAAACTTGCTATTCCACATTGCCCTGCATGTGGCAGCACAGATATAGAGAATATCAGCACGTTAAATAGAGCTGTATCAACTGCTATGGTAGGCATTGCGTCAAAGAAAATTGGCAAGCAATTTCACTGTAAGAATTGTGGGTATGATTTTTAATGATCACTAAAGATGAACGAGAAGGATAAAATATATGGGAGAAATATTTACATTAAAAGATTTTGAAAATATTCATATTGTTATAAATTATAGCGCTGATAATGACAAAATGCATGATGTGCTTGAGTTAATTAATGAATTATGCTTTATGGTAAACGAAGCATTTCCGATAAATAAAAAAGAAATGCTAATAATTTTTGAACCACAAAGAAAAGATCCAATATATTTAAGAGAATCTAAAACGATTATGATAACTCCGCATATAGAACAATGGAATGCAATTGTTTATGAGCTATCACATGAACTATGTCATTTCGGAGTTATTGACGAAGCGCCACAGGCAAATAAATGGTTTGAAGAATCCATTTGCGAGGTTGCATCTTATTATTTTCTTTTAAAAATGGCAAAATTATATCATCTAAAATATCTTGCCACAAAAGAAGAAAAATATAAACGTTATATGGAATTTGTTGCAACATATTCAAGACAATCAGAAAATTTTAAAATTTTCTCAACGGGCGATTTAGTTATTGGGAAAGATAAAGCATTATTAGACGTGCTTCAGAAAAATGAAAAATTACGTGAATATAATCGTTATATTGCTATAAAAATTTTGCCTGTATTCCAAACCAATCCACAATTATGGGAATGTATTCAGTATCTGGGCAGCGTTGACGCAGAACATCCATATGCTTTTCTATTACAATGGAATACAATTTGTCAGAAAAATATTGGAATCGATGTATATGAGATAATTCAAACCTTGGGCTGGTCAAATATTCTCCGAATATAAATTTTGAATCATCTATGCGGTATTCATCAGGTAGTCGTATACCAATTCGAACTGAATGATCATTATCAATCTCTTTTAAAAGACCTTCCGTATCGATGTCAACATATTTTTTGCCATCTTTATAATATGTTTTAATATAATCAGAATATCCCATTTTATCACCTACTTTCTAATTAAGGAGAAGTAAACTATGCTTACAAAAGAGAATTTGATTCATACTGTAACAAAAATTACTGTATTAAAAGAAAATGATGAATGTAAAATTGGTACAGGATTTTTCTATAAATACCATGCAAATAATCGAGAAAATTATGCATTAGTCTCGAATAGGCATATATTTGAGAATATGAAAAACGCTTTGTTTTCTGTCCCTATTGAGCAAAACGATCAAGTGAATCTTCTAAACAATGAAATACGTATCCAACCATATTTACATCCACAATATGACGTTGCAGTAATTGGAATAAATGATCTAATCGATTCACCAGAATATGTAGGAAAGCTAAAAATATCTTGGATTACAAAAGAAGATATTATAACGGAAGATTTTCCAATATCTTCAATTGAATATGCGTTAATGATTGGATATCCGTTATCATTTCAGTCTGATAATTTTGTCACTCCACTTATTCGAAGTGGCGTTATTGCGACACCTCTAAAATCAAAATTTAATGGATTGGAACGTTTCCTTGTGGATATGGAATGCTTTAGTGGATCAAGCGGATCACCGATATTCATTAATCGTGATAGTCAATATTATTTAGTAGGGATTGAACAATCAAGCTATTCATATAAAGAAAAAGAAGTTGGTCTTGGAGAATGCGAAAACTACAATGTACTTTCTTCATTCTTACCATAATATTTTACAAGAACCATCTTATATAGAGACTCAAATTGATTTTTAGATACTTGATTCGTTTTCAATGAGTCTACAATATCAAAATATGTCTTTTTAATACGACTATCGACTTTTCTTTGCATTAATACAGCAGATAATATATCAATATCATTCTGCAGTATTCCTTCTCGTACATATATTTGATTATCTGAATCAATATATACATATGACATATTTTGTGAATTTAATTTATCTGAAGACACAATTCTTGTTTCTATCTTGTTTGCTGTTTGCTGAATATTGATAATAATCACCTGCTTTCATTAAAACTTATTTTTAGACAAAGGAAAAAATAAAAGATATGTCATGGAAAGGTAGAGTCAGAAGAAGTATGCAGCCATGGCCCTGGTGGGCTATAGCGTTGTTATTCTTTGTTGCATTTTTGTTGAAAATGTTATAGAAGTGGAAGAGGAGAGTACTGGAAAGTTATATTTCCATACTCTCCTCAATTCAATGTTTACTGGCACATTTCAGCCCACGCACATCCTATAGACGTACTATATTTCGATATGGATATTTTATATGACTTCCATTTGTCAATCATCTATTTTACCGTTTTTAGTTTTTCTGTTTTCGAAACGGTTAATAGCATCTATGCTAGATTTTACATTACGAGAGAAAAAATCATTTGCTTTTTTAGGATCTAAGATAAATGCTTGATCAGAAGACTCATCTTTTACGTCTTTATTTCCAATTATAGTTACACATGCATCAATAATACCATCTGGATCAGATTCTAATATTTCAAATACTAATTTAGATTCCATGCTTTCACATCCTCCATTGTTATTCTGTAATTTGACGATAAATATCTATATAATTTTCCTATTATTTTCCAACAACGCCAGAAATAGGATAGAAGCTGGCGTGTGATGAGAAAGCATCACAACTTTCGCGTACCGTGGAACATGCATTCAACGCATATAAACTATGGCATTATATACGCTGGAGGAAGGGTGTTCTCTCTACTCCTCCTAACTTTCATATGCTTCGCTCGTCATTATGATATTATCTTTAATTCCATAATTGCTGCTAACGTTTCACATATTACTATACGTAGTCAGGTTGGCTCGTGCGTTCTCGCGGAATTTTCATCCGTTTCACTGCATTACTGCAGAATAGCGAATTCGACGAATTAATCCTCTATTTATTTTTTACAAGCACTAATCTCCCTACGTTGAAATATCATTCCATTGCTATGATATTCTCCGCATTGATAAGCCAGTTTACGATAAACTATAGCCAGGATTTTGGCTAACCTATGCTTGATACAAATTTGAAACCACCAAGTGCTGTTAAAGCTGTGCCAAGTGGCCCAAGTGTTTCAGTAATTTTAGTAAGAAGTTCTAAGAATTGTGTTCCGCTATCTATGACAGCCTTGAAAGTGTCTGATGATAGAACAGAAGTTGAAAATTCTTGGAATGTAGCCTTGAATCTTTCAAGACTGTAATCGATACCTTTTTGGTAATTAGTCAATTCCTTTTCGGCGGAACCTTCGGAATTTTCCGCTGTTTGATATGCTGCCTTAATAACATCTACGTTGTTCAGGGCGGCTGCCAGGGCATTCGATCTTTGCTTTCCGGCAAGTGTTTCGAGCAAATCGGCACGCTGAATGTCCGAAAGCTCTGACCAGCGTTCACCAATACCTACAACAATATCGTAAATATCTTTATAGGTATCTTTATCTTTCATAATGTCGAAACCACCTGTCAGTGCTTTGACTTTTGCTTGTAGTTTTGATGTGGATGTTACTAAACCGTCTGTGCTTTCCCCCATGGATTCGAGGTCACTTTCACTACCTCGAATTCTGGCCGCCACGACCTTCCACATGCTACCTACCTGATCTGGGTCTTGAAGTGTTGTATTCTTTATTTGTTTGCTAGGTTCATAATGCCTAGTTGTATATTATTATTTATATTTATATTTATTTAGGCTATTTGTTTTGTTTGATATTTAATAAGAAAATCATCCCACTGTTCTTTAGTATTATTACCGTAACCATATAAAGAATGGAATAATTTGTGAATTGATTCAGTAATACATGTATACTGATTATAAGATTCTTGAATTTCAAAGAATTTATCAATAAATATATTTAATTGATCGTCTGAATATTGATCAAAAGAATCATAGATAGGAAAATCCAATACATCAACCGTTTCTTCAAATAATAGATTGAAACCTCTAATGTGATGTATAATAAGATTTGTTTTTACGCCTGTTATTTGACAAGTATAATTATAATATTTTCGTACATCATTTTTCCACATTGTTAATCTTTCGCGTACAAAATGTGTTAAATTCCTATATGCTTCTTTATGAATTTCAAATGGTCTATGTAAATCTAAAAGATATAATTTTTGTGCAACTGCTAATTTTGTTCTATTTAACTTTTCTGCCAGCTCATCATTTGACATTGACAAATAATTATTTTTCAAAAATTCTATCTCTTCATCACTGTAAATATTATCAAGATAAAATTTACTAAGCAATCCCATTGTTTTTGCCTTGCCTCTAATAGAGGATAATGTTCTATTAGGTAAAGATTCAAGCAGTTCGTTCAAGGAAACTGTGGGATATTTTTCTTGAAGTATTAGTTCTTCTTCAACAGACCATTTTCTGTCTTTACCTAACCCCAGAAGTTCGCTTTTTGCCTTAATGGCTTCAGTTTTCCAATATCTCGGAAGTATTTTTTGAATTTCTTGATTACTGATTTTTCCATAATTTTCTCTTAATATATTTATTTCTTCTTCATTCCATTTGGTTGCTTGTGTCCTGCATGGATTCGAGCAATAATGATGTTTTGTTTTATTAACTTCTGATACAATCCTCTGAAATTTCTTTCCACAAAAATCACATGTGCATTCCGTTCTATTTCTTTGTGATAGCGCCTTACAATTATTGCTACAGTAAATTTGTTCTGGATATGTAGTCGTAAATTCTTCTCCACAATATTCACAAATTCTTTGAACATAGCATATTGATTTTTCTCTTTTCCATTTATACAAACATTCTCTACTGCAAAAACGTTGAATATCCTTAAATGCATTGCATATTTTATACTCTTTGCCGCAATACTCGCAAACTTTTATCACACTATTTTTACTGAATTCTGTTGCACATTCCTTTGAACAAAATATGTGTTTTTGTTCACCAGAAAGAATTTTTTGATATTTATTTCTATAAATTGTAATTGATTTACCGCAATATTCGCATTCACACGCAACATTTGTATAATCTCGTCTACAATCTCTAGAACAAAATTTACTGGTTTTCTTCTTTGATGTATATTCTTTTCCACAATTTATGCATATAAACTTTTTCGACATGTCATTAGCTCCTTAAAATAAAATATTCTCCATGTCGGAAGATGAATTATTATCTATTTAACTTCCGCATACTAAAAAAGAAATCCAACGCTTTTTGGAGGCGATCGGATTTCTCAAATAACCATTTTTCTGTTCCATTTTGAAAAACTGATTTTTTACTAAAACCTAAACTATATAAATATCTGCATAGCCTTACAGATTCACAAATATAATATTTATCCATGTTTATACTCCTAAATAATAATATACACACTATGTCATCATAGTGAACAGGTCATGTCTTCACCCACAGCATTATCTGTTTGGGGTATACCTTTTCAAATTAAGGGGACTTCTCCCACGCCTTTATGATTGCGTCTTACTCCTGATGATTCAGATATTCTGGATTTCCACCATTATTTGATAATCAAAATTGATATTTCTGAATCCCGACAAGGGGATGACCGTCGAACGTTTACCCTCGACTCAAGTACCGAATGATCTTCGGGATACGTTAGGGTACTTCGCTGCCAGCGTTCTAATCCATACGTTTTTAAACCGTCATACAATAGTTTCCTTTGTATTGTGGTGTATGATCATAAAGAGTTCTATGGCAATTAAATATATTCTTAATATGTGTTTCCACATATTGAACCAACTTGTACCACCTGGTTCCAGTAATTAGGGCGATTGATTTTGAAAGGCTTGTATGACTCGCATTAAATGAAGCTGCACTACGCTGTAAAGCCTCACCAATACCGTCTGATCCAATTGCGAAATTATTTGCTACCTCATTACATTTATCCACAATTGATTCAGCCTCATCAGCTTGCATATTAAAACCTTGTAACGTAGAAACCAAACTTTTTGAAGCCGATTCCTGCGTCATATTATCTCCAACTCTCTGATACAAGGTTGTAACATCAGAAAGTTTCTTGGCATCGTCAAGCGACCAACCCAACTTCGACCAATCCGCAGTACTACTAATTACATCACTAACTGTAGCACCATATTTCTTGGCACTTTCAGCAGCCTGATCCCAGTATTGACTTAATTGGCTCTCCGATGCATCACTTGCAACTTTTGCCAATTCAATTTGAGCATCATTAATTTCCTTTACATTAGAAACAACCTTTGATGGAATTTCCATAACGACATTCTGCAACATGCCGTAAATTCCCGTAAATTGAGCAATTTGATTAACAGCACGTTTTGTATCTTGCCAAAAACTTGCACCTGTTAATCCATCAGCAGAAATTTTTGCTTTCAAATCCCTAGCTTTAGCGTCAACTTCTAACTTTTGTCCTTCTGTTGTTACATTTTTATAAGCATCACGGACTTCTTCAAGCTGCGTCTTATATTTCTTCCATGCCTTGCTATTGTTGTTGATATAAGATTGCATCTCGTTTGACGCACGTAAAGCGACCCCAGGTGCTAGTGTTGCGGTTTCTTCAGCTTTTACCTGTTTTATCGCAGTCTTATATTTTTCTTCTTCCTCAGTCATCTTTTGAAGATTTTTACTAAGACGCTCAACCTCTTCATCACTAAGATCAGAAACATTCGTATCTTTTAATGATTTTTGAAAATCTTCACGAATCTCTTTAAACTGCTTAAGACTTTCTCTTGCACGAGTTAGTGACTCAGAAGTTTGTCCACTATACTTAGAAAGAGTATTTTTATATCCAGCTTCTGTTGCGGAATATGTTCCAGTTTGTAATTCTTTCTGAACTTCTGCTAATTTTTTACGAGCATTAATTTCCTGTTCGATGTTAGAAATGATTTTAGAATTATCATAGTTGACCGCTCTTGTAATTCCGGAATCACTATTAGTATAAGAATCTCGTAGAGTCTTTAATTTTTCTAATTGCGATTTGCTTGCAAAACCATCGGAATTTTTTACAAGATTATCAATTTTATCAATAGTTCTCTGAAGTGTGGTACCATCTAGATTTTTTGAAAGTGAAGTTCCAAGCGTTTTCGCGGTAGTTTCAACTTCATTAAGCTTTGCATTCAAAATATCAACATCCGAAGCAATTTGTGTTAAATTTCCAGAAGATCCTTTTGCTAATTCTGCCTTTATACTAGCCTGTTTGTCATGTATGGTATTCACTGTTTTTTCTAAAGATGATAAAACGTCTGCAGAACCATCTTGTCCAGCGTACTGAGATTTAAGCTTTTCAACTTTTGCGTCAAATTGTTTTATAGAACTATCTGATATAAGATTTTTTGCTTGAGCTACTTTTTTATCAATGGCATTTTGAAGCTTTGCTGCATTTGAATCTCCAACGACGGTATCTTTTTTTGATGTTTTCTCCATAGTGCTATTGACTAGGGTCATGACATTTTTAAATTCTTTACCAGCAGAAGTGCATTCATCAAATTTTGACTTAATTTGATCCATTGATGCGCCAGAAGTAACAAGACTTGATAATTCTTTTTCCAAACCTGTTATAGTTGTATCAAGTGTTCTTGCTCTTTCAATTGCATCTGTGGATTGTCCAGCATAATTACTTAGTTGTTTCGAACGCTGTCCCTGACGAATAGCAGTATTGTCATCATTTCCATAAGCTTTGATTGTAGCATTTTTCTCATCGACATACGTGTTGTAACCATTAGCTTTTCTACGAAAATGATTAAGAGCTTTTTGCTCCAATTCATCATTATAAAAACCTTGCTTTTTTGCATCTGCAATATATTTTCGATTTGCAGACATTTCATCAACTAAATCAGAAATCCGACCTTTGACATACTGTTTATCCTCTGTGGCTACTTTGCCCTTTGCTTCTTTTGTCTTTAATGAATAATATTCCGTTACGTCTTTATTTAACTGAGAGTATGCTTTTTGAAGATCAACGACAGTATCTTTTTCAGATGTTAGCTTATTATTATTGTAATTTTGTTGTACGCCATTAGATTTTGTATAGCTATAAGAAGTAGAAGACTTGCCGTTTTTTCCATAACGAGTAGATCGTACAACTTTGTCGGCATTTATTCCATCAAGCTGATCTTTATCATCCGCAGTTTTTTTTGATGATTTTGTCTTAGTTGTTGATTTCTTAGATTTTTTTTTGATCTTTTTATCTAGATCATCTATTTTCTTTTCTGCAGTAGACGAAACATCTGTATCAACCGAAATTTTTCTCTTTTTTTTTACTCTTTTATCTAACTTATCAAGTTCAGAATCATCAACCTTTGTCTTAATATTTGTGCCAGCAAGTTCTTGAAGAGCTTTATTTGTTGCCTCCAAAGTCTCTTTTAGATTTTTTGTATCATTGGTAATCTCTTTAATACCTTGACTGATTTTGTCTTCCATTTCGGCTCTGATTTTTACTTCGCCTATATATTGTTTTGAGTCAGACATTTATACCTCCAATCTAATCATCATTTAATATATCATTGATTCGTTTTTCAATTGCTATATTAATATAAGGGGATAACCGTCCAGATTCTATCTGTTGTTGAATGTATTCTTCTGGTGTCGGAGATGTATTTGGCGTCAATAGCCATCTGCCTTCGCCGTGCTTTCCCTCTTTGAAAAACTTATCAAAAGCATCTGCAGCAGGTAACGAACTTCCACCAAAAAAACTTGGATAATCGCTCATTTCTCCTTCATTTGTTATAGCATACAAACCAGAACCTTCGGATGATACCGACGTTTTAACCCCAGTTTTGAAATTATTTGTTCTTTTATAAACAGATCCTTCATCATGTTTATAATATTCTGCTAATGCCTCATCTTTTAATTCATTCATTTTTGGCTGTAAATCTATAGCAACTTGATTTGCAATTTCTGAAGAAATGTTATTTAATCTTTTTACTTTTTTTTCGTTTTTTTCAATTGCTTCTTCACATTCTTTCAATAAGTCATTGATCGAATTAAAAAGTCCATCCATAGATATAGACATGATATATATCTCCTTGTTATAGAAAAATCTTCTGACATTTGACTGCCAGAAGATTTAATTAATTCTTATTTTTATTTATTCTTTTCTGTCATTCTTTTTTGCACATCCATGACAGTATCAACCATTACATCTCGAATTGCTTTTGCGTTCAGCATTTTACTTTCATTCATTTTTTTAAGAATATTCATAATCATTCCAATGCTTTCTGGATTTTCAAGAACAGGTTTTGCAGCAACCTGAACATTTCGTCCAATATTTGCTACAGCATTTGCCATTTCTGCAATTTCCGTATACATTTCATGTTTTTCATCCGTACAATGAATCATCTTTTGTAGTTTAAAATCTACAATCTTTTGTACACTTTCCATCACATGGTTTTTGGTATTGATATACGTAAAATTAATATCATTTTTCTTATCTGATTTATCTACATTATAGAAAAATTTATTTACATGCGCATGAAGATTTTGATCTTGCATAACACAATCATAGATTACATCGTCTTTTTCAAATTCAACACCGTCAATAAAATAAACAGCAATAGCAGTAATAAGTGCAGCTTCCTTATTCCACGGTGTATACTCACCGCCTTCAAACATATAATTTACAATGAAGTCAATTGCTTTTTTCTCATCGGCAAGTGTAATAACCGGTTTAATTTTTACATATTTTGTAATCATTTATTTTCTCCTTTTATTCCTGATAAATTTTAACTTCCCAATAATATCCATCCGTAGTATGAATACTATATTTGTCTGAATAAGCATCATATTTTACCTGGCAAATTTGGGAAGAGTTTTCTACTATTTGAAAATATAAATGTGATGGTAAACAATAATTTCTTTTTCGTAAAATATCATCAATTTCACTGGAATACATTGTTTACCTCTTGCGTTTCTTTTTTCTTACGTTTTCTTTCTGCACGTTGCTTCTTTACAAAAGTATAATCGCACCATCCTCCGTCGATCTTAGAATAACAGATCCATTTATAATCAACATCTGGATAGCAGTACCAAAACATTTTTCGCTTAATTAGAGCAACACTGTCAGGGCATCCTTTAGTATCAATAACTTCTTCATGTCCGTCTTTGTAAACAATAAAAAAATCAGCCACATATTTTATTGGCTGAACAGTTTTTCCGTCGTGTTTGAACTTTGGTTGTAACTCATATGGCTTCTGTAATTCATAGTCCACCACATCGCCACGCTCCACTAATGGGCAAAGCACATCACGATAATATTTCATTTCTAAAATTGAATCAAAAGTTATATTATTATAAGTACGTTTACTTACATCTTTATCTACGTTATATTTAGATCTAGCGATTGTAATCACTTCCTTTTAAATATTATAATTATTCTTTTATTTTAAGATTTACTTCATTAATACTATCTGTTACAAAATTTACAGCTTTTTCATATGACATATTCTTTTCCTTAGAAATCTTCTCCGCTGTCAATTTACATATTACAGATGCGATCGTTAGTATATCTAAGGATTTTCCAAATCCTAATGTTTTTGCTTTTTCTCCAAATTTTAAGCATATTATAAATCCAAACATATTGTTTTCTCCTTGATATTACATTAAATTAGCGTATAATATAATTATAAACAAACGGAAAGGATACTGTAGTTAATGAAAGAAGAACTTAAAGAGTTATCAAAAGGTATAGGCAAGGCCGTTGAAACTGTTCCAGAATTATATCAAGACGCATTTCAACCATCTGCTCAAGAAGTAGGAAAACTTGCTGGTAGAGTTCCTCGTGTTATTAATGCCTTACTTTCAAATGTAGACATATGGACTTTAAAAAGAGAATATGCGGTCAAAGAAGCTCAAAAACTTCTTGAATTAAAACTCGAACATATAGATCAAGAAAAAATTGTTGAACCAGAATCATATGTTGCTATTCCTGCAATTCAAGCAATTTCATACTCTATGGGCAACGAAGAGTTGCGTAATTTATATGCAAATCTTCTTGCAAAAGCTATGATTGATGATACAAAAGAATCAGTTCATCCTTCATTTGTAGAGATTATAAAACAGATGTCTCCGATTGATGCATTAGTTTTTAAAATGATAGTCGAAGCAGGAATTAGACCTATTATCAATTTACGTAGGAAGACTCCATCTGACGGAAGTAACATTATCCAAAATCATTGTACGTGGATAAAAGACTTCTCTATTAAACAATGTGCTACCTCTATAGATAATTTGTTACGATTAGGCTTAATAGAAATTCCATTTGGAAAGTATTATATTCAACAGGAAATTTATAATCACATCAAGGAAAATCCATTATTCCAAGAATTAGAACAAGAAAGTGTAAAAACATTGGCTGATGGAGAGATCATCGACTATGAAAAAAGCTATATAAAACTCTCAGATTTTTCAATGTTATTTTATAATATATGCGTGGTTAATCCTTAATCAACAACTTATCATAGTCATTTTTCATATCTTCATACATAGATTGTTTTGTTCTTTCAACAATCATGTTTATAAATTTATTGTATAATTTTCGAAACATATAAGACCTTCTTTCTTTTAATGACCGTGAGCATTTTAATAGTTCACGGTCACTTTTTACTTTCGATGAAATTCATCTTTCAAATTATTTCTTTTCATTAAATCTTAATTTTACCTCAACTGGTACAACAGGAAGATGTTCCATACAATAATTAAACTTTGCATCTCCCGTATGGTTTCCGCCTATGGCGTTATATGTCGCATGAAGGCTAATAAATTCTTCAACCTCATCTTCTGGTATTCCATTATTAGAAAGATAGGATTTATATTTTTGATTAATGTGATTCGCTAAAGATTCTTTTTGGGCTTGAATTAAATTTTTTATTTGCTCTTGTTCTTCTTCATCTGACTTAACAATTTGAGATATATTATCTTTTAATTCCTGCTGGATTTGCATACTTTGCTTTCTATCATGGATTCTATTCTCAGAATATGTATTCACAATATTTTGCGTATCAGCAATAGCTTTTCGTATTTCTTCCATGCGCTGATCTAAATTTTCTTGAATCTTTTGATCATGTTTTATTGACTGTTTTACGTCTTCAGAATGTTGTTTTGATAAATTTTGTAATTCTTTTGCCGTATCCATAAGAAGTTCATGTTCCTCTTTTTTCTCGCGCATTGCCTTTGTCTCAAGGCCAAGAAAATCACATAAAAACCAATGTAATACCTGTATAATTGCTTGGAATCCCAGCAGCGCAACAAAAATTGTTATTCCAAAAGCTTTCCAGTCGATCCCGAAAAATTCACGTATAGGTTCCATTTTTCACCTACACTTTCTGCTATGCTTTTGGTTCTGTGTAGGTCATAGCATTATCTGAATCTCCAGCACCAGCAGTAGTAGGATCAATAACAATACCTAAAATAGCAAGCACAACGAATGCTGCTTTAACAACACTCACAAGATTATTACCAAGTCCACTTAGATCAATTGTGAATCCAAATACTGCGGCAACTTCCTGAATTAATACAATAACTGCTGGAATTAGAGTAATCCAAAATGTCTTATTTTTCGCTCTTACGAGCCAGTTAATATTTCTCATAGCTTTACCCTCCATAATTTTAATATGATAGGAGAGTGATAATACACTTTTACGCCCATAACCATGAGCAACCTATGTTAAGTTCCTCAATGTCATGACACAATTTTTTATTTGATTACATACATAATCAAGTTCTTCTTTTGTTTCTGATCCGTTCAAAGTCAAACGAATTCCATTATGAATATATTTTTCGTTCATACCGATGGCAAGTAAGGTATCAGATGATTTCAAACTTCCGGAATTACAAGCAGATCCAGTAGATACAATTACACCATACTCATGAAGTAAGGTCATTAATGCTTCGCCAGATACTCCTTCAAAACACAAAAATAAATTATATGGCAATCTATTATTATAAGAGCCAACAACAAAAAAATTTGGAACTAATCCTGATAATGTTTTCACGAGATAATTTCGTTTTTCTGATGTACATTGATCATAATTATAATGCTTTACAACGTATCCTAGAGTTAAGATGCCAAGTGTGTTCTCTGTTCCACCAAAAAGTCCATGTTCTTGCGAACCATATATAATAGGAGACAATTGAATATTATCCTTTTTATATAAAACCCCACACCCTTTTAAAGATCCTAATTTATGCGCAGAAAACCCTGCAATATCAATATCCAATTTCTTGACATCCAGTGGAATTTGACTGATCGACCCAGTGCAATCAACATAAATTTTACCGTTATAAAAATGGATCAAATCAGTGAGCTTTTTTACATCTTGTATTGTACCGATTTCACTATTAGCATAATCCATAACCACAAAACTTCTTTTATGATATATAGAAAGAAGAGATTTCAAATCATCAAAATTAATTTCGCCCTGTCCATTGACTTTTAATGGAATAGCACTTCTAACTGTTTTTACATAATTTAAAATTGATTTATGCGCAATAGGAGAGTACAGAATAACACATTCATTTTGGTCTTTATATCCTTTGACTGCTAACGTATTAGAAGCTGATCCTCCAGAAGTAAATAAAATATTACTTTCATCTGCATGAATAAAATCAGCAATATTTTTTCTTGCTTCGTTAATCTTGTTTCGAATATTTCTTCCTTCCTGATAAGCACTGGATGGATTATAATAATCGTCTAAAATAGATATAATATAATCTTTTGTCTCTTGATTTAATGGAGTAGTGGCAGCATTATCTAAATAAATTTTCATAGTCACACCTGCTAATCATAATATTCATTGTTGATGTAAAAATTTTTCAATGCTTCAAATAATTCCGGTGTCTTTTTATATTTCCAAACAGTTTTTCCGGTATCATCGACCTTTACGAATTCATAACGAATACCGTATTCTTTTAGATATTTATACTCGTCAACAAAAGAAGTCGCGTATTCTTTGTCAAACTTCATTTTTTCCTTTTATTCCTTCCTGATATATAAGCGTAAAAAATAGGGGTGCGTATAATTGATATATACGTACCCCTATAATTCTCATATATCAATCAACACTATTTTTATTCACTTTAGATTTTGGAACAATCTTTACAGTTTGTTCTCTTTTTTTAGTCGCAGTAACTTTTTTATCATTCTTATTATCAATAATTTCTGATACAAGTTTTTGGATATTTTCCTTGTAGGTAGAAACTTTTGATAAATCACACAATGATAGATTTGTAGCTGCTGTTTCTTTACTTATTGCACCTTGAGCGTAATCGCTTACAGTTTCAAAAACATTTTTGCAATTTTCTGTATCAAACAGATTCATCCACATCGGGAGATTCTTGCTCGTAGGACAATATCCGCAATACTCATAAGCCTTACCACAAGTAAGACATACTCTGTTATTTGCCATTTGTTTCTCCCTTCTGATTAGAATCAGTCTTCGTCAACCTCATCAGCATCGTAAACGCTATACAGAATCTTATCATCTCCACAATATTCGATCTCTAGATCACCTTTGAAATCCATGGTTGTAGTGTCAGCACTAACTGGAACAGTGGTTTCTGGAGATACCTGGAATGATGGCATTACAATGTAATCTGCTTTTAGCTCATTTTTCTTACATGGATTGTAGTATGTAGCTTTCATAATTGCGTATACAGATGTTGGGAATTTATCTGCTCTATTGTGGATTACAGCACCTGTCTCTACTTCACGATCATAACGAACAAAGAACATTTCTGCGTCTTCATCTAATGGAAGAGTTAGTACAGCACTTTCTTTTGCAATAGAAAATTTATCTGTGGCAGCAGTCGTATCCATAGTATATGTTTTTCCAATAGAACCATCGCCAAAATACTGAGCTACTTTTACAGACCCTTCTATATATCCGGTAATCGTAACGGTTTTAACACCATTTTTAACATGCATCAGTCTTGGCATTTTAACTTTACCACTTTTGGATGCAAAGATTGGCTGAGATCCAGAAGATGCAGCAACGATATTGGTGTTAACAAAAGCATTTGTTGCAGAAAAAGTACCTGCTTTAGATTTCCATATCTTCTTTACAAGATTACCATTTTTATCGGTAACATCTTTAGATTCAGCAGTGATTTCAATATTTGCATCACTTAATTGGGTGAGTACATATTGTGGAATACCAGTACCTTTATCTTCTGCATAAAAGTATAGAATCTCTTTATAGATTTTGTCACCTAATTTAAAACTCATTTGTTTTTCCTCCTTAAATTTTTGTATAAAAAAATCATGCAGATCCTTTAAGATCTCGCATGAAATTAAATTCATTTTTGGGAATTTTTGATGTATCAACAAATCCAGAATAACTGCCATTAATGACAGCATGTGTTGATTCATAAATTTGAAGTCTTTGTACACTATCATAGAATTCCACAATTCCAACATTGCGTAGTTCATTCTTTTTATATTTCGATCCAGGGTGATTCAGATAGAAAGAAATCATGGATAATAGACTTGGTGGTTTTAAAGAACTGTCTCTTTTCATCGCCAGCAAATTCTGTTTGTCTCTATTAATGAGATCTCTTTTGAGAGTCTTACTAGAAGTAAATTCCTCTTCTGGCGGAAATGTATGAAACATATATTGAATATATTTACACATTTTAATTCGTGTTGGTTCGTCAATCTTTATGTCTTGAATAGGATTATATAAAATAACACTTTCTTTTCCATCTTTTTCTTCGGTAAAGAAAGAAAAACCATGAAAATCAATGTCACCAAACATCAGTTTTGAATATTCCAAATCAATACTTTTGATTAAAATGGAAAACAATTGCTGATTTGTGATATCATTCCAGTCAATTCCATTGTTCCAAAGTTGTAAACGACATTTTGTTGTATTTGAAATAAATGGATAAATAACAGATTGTATATTTTCTTCTCCGTATGTTATATAGTCTTGAATTGATGGCTGATGAATTGTGATTTTATCATTCACTACATAATCATCTCCAAAATATAGTTGAAGAGGATTAAAATCTAAATATTCTTCTTCTTTATTTTCTTCATTTGTTATCTGTGCTTCAATTGCACTTTGTACAAGATCATTATTCGCAAACCCCATAATTTACCACCTTTTATTACTATAGAAGGATTTACCATTCTCCGTTTTTGTAATATTGTTTGGTGTAATAATTTGATATTGCAAAGTACGCACAAGATAATTATTATCCATCGTTGATTCTTTATCCAAAGATGGAATCGGATTTTCAACCTCAGTTCCAATCCATGCAAATCTATCTCGCAATATTGCAGCAATTAGATCATGTCTTGGTAAACCAGTAAGATCATCTATAACATCTTTTTCATGGATAAATATTGTAAAAGTAAGAAGAAGTGTTTTTACAGAATTATTATATCTTGCTAAGTCACTAAAACTTGTTTGATAACATACATAATTCCTAGAATCTGTTTCTGTTTCTGGGAAAAATATGTATGGACGGATATGGGCATTTTCACCAAAATAACGATCCCACTCACCCAATGGTTCTCCATCTGCATCAACGTTTAAATTTCCATCATCGTCAAATAATTCGGATTCCAACTCTGCATCATGAATTGCATACAGTAATTCTGGACAGTGTAATAATATTTGATATACTTGATTTTTGATACGAATATTATCATCATCTGGATTATGTGTATATGCGCGTAATTTATTAAGCATATCATCTTTTGTATGAAAGGAGTATTCATTTATTTTATTCATTCAGATACCCCCTATACAGTAATTTCAAAATTTTCAGCTACTCGAATAATGTTACTATTTAAAGAAACATCACATGATATTAATAATAATTTCCCTAAATAATTTCGATCGTTGATAAATTTCATTTTAATTTGATTATATTTACAACCAGATTTTGACCACGATACATAATCAGATAATTCATTATTTTCTACGGAGCATTTCCAAGTAAATTCTCCGCCTTTATATTGATCAGATATGTCATTGTGATCCTCGTCTAGTATTTTTATAGTAAACAATTTATAACTGCCACCAACTTTTACATTGGTAGAAGATGCTATAATTTTTTTATTTATACCGGCAATTTCTCCAGGTGTTGATGGTTCGACTGGGATAACAGACGAATCATAATAATCAGCATACATACCAATAATCTTGCCATTTTCGTCACGTTCAATATAATCTCTATGTTCATCCCAAAAATCTTGATAAATTGTAAGCTTTTGGATTCCGACAGGTTTTGTGTTTTCTATTTTTGTTACAGACCATACCAAAGGATGTTCTGTTGGCGCGCTAATAATAAGACGCATTGTTTTGCTAACATCATCGTTATACCAAAACTTTTCAGTAATTTGATTTAATGGGAACCAGATTTTATCCTGGTTGTCTGGGTGGGCAAAGTAGTGCCATTTTGTTACTTTGTTAATTCGCTTCTTTTAACAAAGATCTATCTACATATGTAAATAAATTTTCTTATGCTTTCACATAATGTGCAGATCATATCATTCACCATGCCAATCACGGTTTAGGTGTTCCCAACTTCGGAACGCTTGTTCCTATTCTATTTCAAGAATGATCGTTGAACCTTCCTCTGTTCGAGGCTTGGCTGCTGATCGCCCATTAAAAAAAGATGCTACAGCCCGTAGACTAGCATCTAATAATTATTATCTATTTATTTTTTTACGTTCGCACTTGCGTATGTTTCATCACTATGCTGTAGTATAAATAGCTTTAGGGTTTTCCAGCAATTCAAGGAAATACATTATTATCATTTCTAATAATAACGGACTACTTTTGTAATCTCTATACTTACCAGTTGTGTCAAATATGTTACTTTATTGGGTCGTTAATCCAACAAAGACAAATTATAAATTATAATTTATTTTCTTATACTTTCGTATAATGTTCAGGTCATATCAAATCCATGCTTATTATTAACATAATAAGTTTAGGATGTCTCCATTAACCCACTTGGGTACATGACCGTCGAACCTTATCCTTTTCGGATCTTGGCTGCGTATTGTCTAATTCAATTATTTCTTAACATTCGCATTTGATTTTATTTCATATCTGTGCTGTAGTATAATTGACTCTAAAGAGTTCCACGCAATTAAAAGACTTTCGACATACTGTTTCCAGTATGAAGCGCATACACTTTACGAATTCTGGTTTCTAAGCACACCCCACATTTTCCGCTTAATTCTGTTTTGACCAGTTTTTTCAATCCATGTCAAATTATAATCACATGGAAGAATTAAATACTTCCGAAATTGGTTTGCAATTTCTCTTCCAACAATTAACCATTTATGATAAACCAAATTATCATCTGGAATATCTACGAATAACCCAATCGGGAAATTTGCTAGATATTTTTCATGATAATCTGTTTCATAATAATACAAATCATCATTTTCGGAAAAAGAATATTTTTGAGACGGACGAAATTGTAGGTAATAAGGAACCTGATCCTTATCTATAGACTGATAAGAGTTAATAATAAACTTTGCATCAATTGGAGTTTTGGTTGTATTGTCATAAGTCATATTCTGATTTTTATCTGGCTGATCATCATGGTAAAAATCATATATATAACACTTTTTAGATTGAATATCGTTATCCCAGGTGAGATCCATAAGTTCATCGGAAACAGTTTTTAAATTTTCACCAACTGTACCAGACATACCTAACATCTCATACATTTTTTGCATTTCTTCAAATGAAGGCATAGTATCACACCTCCTCGATTTTTAGAATTGCTGTACCAGCATCTAATATTAGTTTTCTATACTTCCAATATTTAAATGTTGGACTGTTGTAAATATTTTGTGCAGCTTGCAATAAACTCATAGTCTCTGCTACTGCGATTGGATATAATAGAAGAGTATTATATCCGTCTAACTTATCTAATAAATTTTCAAAAGTTCTATTCACATCAATATCTGGATAATCAGCAGATGTTTTTGGATCAACACATAATAATAGAAAGAAAATCGATCCGCGAATTGATTTTTCAATCTCTTTAATTTGTTCTTGAGGTATTTTCCCATATAAATATTTCATGTCGTACTTCCATTAAGATAAGAGTTGTATTCATATCCATAGTCGCGGATATACTTTCTCAAATTTTTTTTCAATTGTTCTAAACGATCAATATTATTTTTGTAATTTGATTGTAGTTTCTTTTCTTCTTTTCCACCTATCATCATAGATATGTTAAGAATACTTTCTACCTGTGGCTTCATCCAAGAAATGACCATATATTGTGTTAAAACGCTGAATACAAATTCCTTGTCAGAATTATCATCAATCGGATTTTCTAATTCAAATGTAATTTCCTCCATATCGTCATCTAAAGATATAGTAGAAAATTTCTTCCTAATATATGGTTCTGCGATTGCATCATGCAGCCAATTTGTCATTAAATTCGTCACATAAGATTTCTGTAGTTTATAAAATCCAGGATCTGTTATAAGTGGATAAAATCTTTCAAATATATCCTCATAATCGTAGGTCATAACTCACCTCCGATCTTACTAATTACATTTTTAGATCAAAACGAGTACCACAAACCTTGTCAATGATTTTCGCTTTGTTCCAATGTTCAAATGTACCATTTTCCATCTGAGTAGCATAAATACCAATTATTCTATTTTTAGCAGTGATTGGAAGCTGAGTAAAAGCTGTTTCGAAATCACTATTTGGAAGATTCATGACTTTCTGAATATCTTCCTCATTAAACATACTTTCATAAACATCTTTCACTTCGAACCAATGATCATCATTAATTAGGTTTTCATCTTCGATAATAATGTCTGGGTTAAAAATAGAACCTTTATGCTGAATCATTGCAGCTTTTAGATCTTGATATTCTACATTTCTGCGATCACCAGGGCCATTAAATGGATACACCATATGCGTATGATCCCCACTAAACAAGAAAACGCCTGGAAAAAGAGATCTACAAGGAATCATCTCATCTGGCTTATAATCAGCATCTTTTTTTAATGTTTTCATCTGCTCAACTGAATCCATTTTTTTATTTACAGGTTGAATATAATTTGCCTTGACCATTTCTACAACATCATCGTCAAGGTTAGCCATATGACTTTTGATACTAATGTCATTTTCCTGTAAAAGCTTAACAATATCAGAACTTGGTACATTAATTTGTTTTGCAAGTTCATAAACTTTCATAGTTATTTATCCTTTCATTCATAAAAATAGGAGTGCAGTCAATCCACACTCCTAAAATAATTATACTTAAGATCAGGTTCCAATCTCCCAAGTACCAAAGCGTACATTGGTCATAGTTTCAAGACCCATGCATGTTCTAATCTTATAATCCTTGGTTTCGTCTCCTGTGTCGCCCATTTCGTTTCTTTCAAATGTAGCGTCTGATCCTTCGTATACAAATTTGATGAATTTATCAATGTTATTTGGCATAACGAGAAGTTTTGTATCATCCTCAAGATATTTAGTTACATCATTGTAGGCAAATGCCTGTGGAATCTCAACAAGATCGGTGCCTTCGAAAATACCAAGACGGCCCATTCTATATAAATCGCTTTTCGCTTCGGTGGATGCCCATTGAACATTACCAAAGTTTACAAGCTCGCCCAGGGCTACTTCTGTACCCATAATTACGGCTTTGGAACCAGTAGCAAGTTGTACATCAGAAATAAGTCTCTTAAGTTTTGCTTTATTTTCTGGTTTTGCCTCACCTTTAATATTCCATTTAGTTGGAACTGGGAGCTGTTTTGAAGCAGACATAACTGCATCATGAAGCATTGTATTTGTATAACGATTGAAAGCTTCTGTAATTTTATTCAGAAGTTCATTCCAATCTTCAACACCCTGCATGAATCTTGTTAAGTCAACATATACGGACATACCATAGTATCCAGTGCTTACGGTTCTTGTCTGTCCACCAGCGAGTCTCTGACGTTCAATCGCATGATGACCATTTGCAATTTTTGCAACAGTTAGAATACAATCATCTTTGACATAAAAACTGTTCTTCTCGCCAATAGCAACATTTTTGAAATCAACATATTTTCTGAAGAATGGATCAGCTGACCATCCAGTAACAAGAGTGTCATCAAGTGTATCTTCGATAATTTCAAATAAAGCTTCTCTAACGGATGTTCTGCCTAATGCTCGTTTGATTTGATGGTCTGTTGGATTCTCAGGTAGACCGGCAATATTTATAAATTTCTTTCTAATAACAACATTGGCATCGGCCTGAGATTGTCCTTGAAGTCTATCATTATATGTATCAATACAGATTTTTGTGAACGTTCTAACGTCATTCATATCTGCAAACTTTTCCTGATTTAAATCAGTATATTCATTAAAAAATAGTTTTCTCATAATTTAATCTACCTCCTTTCCTATGCTTCTACTGCGCGATTACGTTTTACGAATACTGCGTACTCGCCATTTGGCCATTGTTTGTAAATATATCCAACAAAACCATTTGTTGGTTTGGTTGCATTCGGATCTGCAGCAACGGTCGTAAGTTTGAATCCAGAACCATCTACAACAACATACTTGCCTACGGCAAGTTCTGCATTATCTTTAAATGCTTCCTTGGAAAGACTAAATCTATCTGTCTCAAATACTTCAAAAGCACGAATGATTTCACCTTTTCCGTTGTAGAATTGAGACTCTTCCTGCATTCTCTTTGTGTATTCCTCATAAATTTTTACTGGATTTGCAAGAATAACAATTTTATCAGTTACTGCTGGTGCTGTACCGACTTTAAATACATCGCTTTCTTTATAATTTTCAGGTTTAAGAACTGCTACAGAACCATTGTCCATATCAGCACCATCATTAACCATGTTATAAAATGCGTTTGGAATATCTGTTGCGCGCATTAAAGTGCTATGAAATACGCCATGTTTTTTATAAGCATAAGTATCAAAATTTGATGCCATTTAAATTTTCCTCCTTTTAAAATTTTGAATAATAAAAAGAACCAATGCTCAATTGGTTCAAAAATAACATTTCAATTATTTTTTAAGAGATTTAAAATAATCTCCATATGGTGACTTTTCGTCATCTACAGTAGATCCTTCAGAATCTACTCCGAATCGCATTCCACCATTGAATTTCTTTTTTGTTTCTTTTTCTGGATTTTTTGCAGAGAAAGTTTCTGCATGAGATGTGATATAATCCGCAAAAATTACTTTTGCTTCTTTTTCGAGATCAACCAGATTGTATTTATCCATATTCTCAACTAGAGATTTGAACTCATCTGTATCTTTCAGAACAGCATATTTTTCTGCACTTAGAATTTCTTCTCTTTGAGAATGAAGTTTAGAGAATTCTGCGTTGCTTTTATACTCAACAAGTGCTGCATAATTATTTCTCATTTCATCGAGTTCGTTAAGCTCTTCTTGAGTAAGATATGTAGCAAACACTTCGACGCGATCACCGGTAAGAGAGAAGTTATCTCCATCTTGAGAATACGTTTGTTTGTACGCAATACCCGTCCAATAATCAGACATAACCAGATATTTTTCATAAACTTTTACAGAATACCAACAATTATCTGATTCACCATACTGAGTATTTACCAGATTAGATAATGCAAAAATTTTATCATCTAAAGCCACTTCAAAAGATTTTATATTGCCATCAATGTCAATTGAATATTTTTTCTTTTTCTTTTCACCTGTAGTTGATGTAACATCAGATTCAGAATCATCTCCGGATGATTTTTCACTATCAGACTCCTCTGGATTTTCATGACTGTTATCATTGTTTTTGCTGTCTGTCGTCGATTCAGCAGCATCTGGATTCTGTTCTGTATTCTGATTGCCTTCTTCTGCATTTGACTCTGGCGCTGAGTTATCATCTTGATTTTCCAAAGTACTATCCGTATTACTATCAGTTGCGTCTGTATCCTCGAACTTTTCTTTAAATTTCGCTTCTAGTTCTCCATCAGATAATCCTTCGTAATCAAAATCAATATCTTCTTTTTTTACATTATATTTCTTTAACAATTCTTCGAATTTCAACAAATTTCCTCCTTTCGTAGAATTTTTATCATTGAAACAAACCTGCTCTAATCTGGATTCCAAATTAGAAATTCTGGTTTGCAAATCAATCAAAACTGAATTATGTTCTTCGCTAAAATCTACAATATCAGCTCTAGAACCTTCCATGCCTTCTCCTATTTCGGTTCCATCATTACGAGATCCCAAAAAAGTCGAGGCGTTTACATAGAAATTTTCCAGATCAAGTATTTTTTCTTTTGAATCATAAGATAATTCCTCAATAACAAGTTCGCAGCTATTCTTTGTTCCATTTTTATTTTTTAAAATTGATACAGCCTTTGTATAATCTTCTGCGATGTAAGCATAAGCACACACAAAATCCTTATCTAACTTATCATCATGTTCCCAAAAAGCTGGTTCAGAAGAAAACGAACCGATTTGGGATTCAATATATACATTTTCCTTTTCGCCTGTTTCTTCATTAACAACTGTTTTTATCTCATGACCTTCAAAATCCCAAGAGCCATCGTCTAACTGATGAATTGCTCCAAGCACAGGTCTATCTGGAATTGTCTTCATTGCGCGTTCAGCAGATTCTTTTGAAACGCGCGATTTATTTCTGTTTTTCCCTGTATGGAAAATTTTAATTTTGACTTTCTGCATACCACGATGGTTTTCATCAACTGAATCCTCGGACTCAAATGTTGTCGGAACTTTTACTGCAAGTTTGTATCCAGTATCTTCTGAACTAAATTTTGCAAATTTTTGTTCCTCACAAAATTTAACTAAATCATCAATGGTAAGCATTGTTTTATTACGCATCCTATTGTCTACCTCCTTTCTTCAGAATATAAAAAATCCCATCCTGAAAGATGAGATAGTTAAACGTAAAGAATATTACTATATTGAATTTTTGATAAATCTAAATCATCAGAAAAATATAGTTTATCATCATTTAAAAATGTATAGACGCCGTTTTGCGTATCAATAATTTGATATCCCAATTTCACAAGCGTCTTCATTATATCTATATCAGACACTTTAATAAAATTTTTCTTCATATAAATATCAGCTCCTATTACATATCATTTTTTCTCTTTATTCTTTGCACCATTTTCAGTTAGTTCATCTGTATCTTTTTCAGGAGCGCCACCTTTAATCGGATCTGTTCCAGAAACAGAAGTAGAAGAATTCCCTGATTGTGTATAACTTGTGCTAAGTGGACTGTTCATCAAATCAACCAAACCTAAATCTCGTTCTAATTTCAATAAAGAAATTTGCTCAAGTGGCGTATTCCCGTCTAAAATACCAATTGCCATTCTTGAATATCCATTCTGCGCAGATTCTACTAATTCTTTTCTCTTGGATTTTCTTGTATATGGACTAACTCCATCAATATATTTAAAATATCCATGTCCTGTACCAACGATATAATTAAAATATACATTCAAATATTTTTGCACTTGCGGCAAAAGAGTACTTTGGCCATACTTCATATCTGCAATTATCTGTGCTTCGTAAATTGTAGTTCCAGACTTATCAGAATCCAGAATAACGCCTCCAATATGTTTAAATATATTAGAAATAGAATTAGAAATCATATCTGTATCATCTGTGTTATTTAAATCCTTGAATTCGATAGTTTCGATTGGTAGTGGAGACATGGCGGCATTAACACAGGCTGGTAAATTTTCTTCTAATTTTTTATAATATTGCAAAGCTGTTGCGGGATCTACTTCGAAGTTATCTGGCTCATCAGATCCAGAAATAGGTTTTAGTCTTGCAACTAAAAGTTTATAAGCACTCAGTTCATCTTTAACAGACTGAATACCTTGTAAATCAACAGTGTTAATTAACGATTCAAATAAGGATGCGAAGCTTGGATAATCCATGGTTGGATCATCAGAATTTACTTTAAAACAAACCTGTCGTTCTGGTTCCAATTCTTGCCAACGAAGAGTTGAATCTTTTTGATATGCTTCATATTTAGTTTTAAATTCACTATCCCAGTATTCGAGATATGTCTCATGAGATCGAAAATAAGAAAAATCAAATGCGAAACGAAGTACTCCAGATTCTTCAGAAGATACTCTACAATAATCTCCATCAAGAATTTGATAAAAACATGTGCCACCTTCTTGATCAGAATCGTCATATATATATGCATACACTGAATCTTCTCTCCAGGCTACAAGTAATAATTTTACAAGTTCGCTTCCAAAATCCATTCTCTGCCAGCGAATCATAGTTTCATACCAAGCACTTTTTCTTTCTTCTGCTGAAATTTCTTGAGTTGGATCATCCAATGGAATAATATTAAAGGCGTCTCCACAAATCATAGTTGCGTAATGCAAACAAATACGCCTGTACTCATAACATAATCTGTATAAATATCTGCTCAAATTTCGTAATTGAGATTCATATGATTTTGGAGATCTCATATAGGTTCGTAATGTTTCCCTAGAATATGTTTGAAATGTACGAGATTCAGTTTTTGACAAATCAGTTAATTGCAACGCATCTATCATACTCTTAGTTGTTTTTGCCATTTCAAGAACACGTTCATGTTTAGTAATAGTATTTGCCATTTCGGACACTGTTTTTTTGCCTTTTGGAGTACTGATTGTAGGAGTTGTTCTGCTTAATAGGAGCTTATCCACCTTATCTATTTTTTGACTTTGTGTTGTACTAGAAGCGGAAGATGTACTATCTACCACTTTCGGTTTATTTTTTGATCCTTTAGGTCTACCCAATGATACACCTTCCTTTCTGTAATTTTTATATTTTTAATTGGAAAATAAGAGAATATGACAGAAACGAAATTAGATTTAATCAAAATATGAAAAAGTTTTTGCTGTTTTAATTGGGAGCATATCGACGAGATTGGAAGAAGAGATAGATTTTTTCTTTTTATTTTTAATATGTTCAAGTCTTTTTTCCGACAGGAACCAGCCTAACATCGCTAAGACATATGCCCTATCGTCGTGCATAGTTGCTTCAGAATTTCCCGTATCTGCATCTTTATGTGGAGGAAGTTTAAAACTATCTTTTCCACCTTCTCTTTTTGTTCTGCAAATATTCACAATTTCTTCCTTCATGGCATCGATTTGAACTAGCGCCACCTCTTCATCCAAAGACAATTTATATGTAGTGGTTTTCGCTGATTCTATTTTAGATAATCTTTCTTCTAGTTGTTCTTCATATTCACTGATATCCAAATTCATTTTATCTAATTCCGCGCGAATACTTTCTTCAGACTTATGCATAAGCTCCTCATCGACTTCCAGTATGTTTAAATAACCTTTATTGTCATATTTTTCAGTGAAATGAATTTTATTTGCTTCAACCATTTTTATCAAAGCTTCAAACATCTCTGATTTATATTTTGATGGTTCAATCAGTTTTAACTTATTAACCGCTTCTGGATATCTCTTTGAATAAACATCTCCATTTGTATAGTCTTTATCAATTAATCCATGATGAATTTTCCCTGTTTTATCTTTCCATTCCTCGATTAGACTATCTCTAACCCAAGAGTTTCCACCTCCACCAGATCCTGCATCCGCCAAAACCAATTCGATGTTATCATAGTCTAATGCGTCACCATTGTAATCTAACAGAAGATTATGCAACTCACGTATCTGGTCTTGCGTCATCATAGGAGTCTTTCTTCGAAGGCCTAAATCAGAAAAAGAAATAACATTTACGATATCCATTGTATATCCATCTTCTTCGTTGTATAACAATTCTCCGATTCCCAAAATTGAGTTATCAGTAGATCGCGCTGGGTCATATGCGAACACAAATTTTCTTTCGTTTGTGTCATTATGCAAAACAGGAGGTCTATTGTATGAATTTCTAACAATCAACGCTCGTTTAATAATTTGTCCAACGCCGCCATCTTGTGTAAACTGATTATAATATTCTCGCATAGCCTTTTCTGGATTGTTTCTAATCTCGTTTTCGATAGTTTCTCTATTTAATAGAGATGCTGGATATGGCTTTCCGTGAAAAGTGGTATTTATAACAATATCACAATTTAAATCTGCAACGAAATATCTTGGATCACCTAAAAACATTTTTTTTGAAAAATCACGATACTTCTGGTAAAAAGCAGTATCTACAGAAGACGCAGATGAAGCATATAACAATTGATGTGGGAACTCTTTTGGAACTGTGGCGACGTCAATATCTCCACCAAGTTTAAAGTCCGCGCTCTGTGTTGTGAAAGCGCCGATAACGTTAAATTCTTCTTCAGAAAGCCACCCTCCCTCATCAAAATAGACGGCCTCTGCTCGTTTACCTCTTTTCGCGTTAATATTACTATTCAATGTCTTCACAAAACTACCATTGTAAAGTTTATATGTGAACCCCATTGGATTATGGACAAATCCGGATGAATTCGCCTGAGATATTTCCACTTCATTTCTAAAGACATCCGTAAGACCAGTCATTGATTCAATATTTTTCATTGCAATATCTTCAATTTTTCTAAATGTTTCTTGTGACTGATCTGCAGTTCCAGAACAAATATATATTCTGTAATTGTTATGTAAAAGACCACGAAGCATTGCATATAATGCTAATTTTGTTGTCTTACCAGCATTTCGACTTTCTAGCCATAGGACATACGGTCTTGTCCAGCTCATCATGAATGTATATTCTTGTGAATCTAATAAATCTACGCCCACGAATTCTGATAAAAATTTCGTTGGATATCGTAATCCCCATTGTTTTATTTCAGCTAATTTTTGATAACTTTCTAATTTTCTCTGAGATATTTCACGTTCTGTTGGTTTTATATAAATTTGATAATTATTCGGCAATAAGATTCCAGAGTCTGTCTCAAGCATTGTTTGTTTCCACCAAATCTATGTTATTATCTTTTAAAAGTGATTTTAAATCATAATTTTCTTTAAGAAGAATTCTTGATTTTTCTTCGCTTTCATCGGATTTCTTTTTATATTTATTTATCAATTCTCTTTGCTGAATAATCATATCATTATAGTCGTTTTCATCTAATCGAATCTGTTTTAAAATAGCTGCATCACTAATTTCAGCTACTTGTTGTAAACCGGCAGAATATTCAATATTATATAAATTTGTTTCAGCTTCAGACAGATTCATTTCTTTCATTTTCCGAACTTTACCAGTCCATGTATTTTCACCTTTTGAAGCGTTGACAGAGTGTTTTAAGCTGATTCCGTTATCTTTTGCCAAATTTAATACAGAAGAAGTTATTTTGTTTTTTGTATCTTCTAGATTCTTTATTGTAGATATGTTTTTCTCCATATTTTTTACATCAGACATTAACGAAGTAATTACATCGTTTATCTTCTCAATGTGACTAAAACTTTTTACGATTTCAATAGAAGAAGATGTTTTAAGTCTATCTTCATTTGCATCTTCGCTAGAATCTAAATAACCAATAAGACTTGCATATAGATATGGTTGATCACCAGGTTGTTCTTTTTCAAAGGGATCATATCCTAATAAACGAATTACATCTTTTTTATTTTGTGTAAACGTATCTAACAAATCTTTATTAACAGAAAAAGAATTTGATGTATCATCTATATTGTCATTATTTTCATCTTTTTTCGAATAATAAAAATCACTATCTGAGAACGTTTTGCAATTATATTGCCCCATCGCAACGTTTTTAATATATGCATTCCAAGGGTTAGATTTAACTCTTCCAGAAGCTAGATTATCTGCTTCTAATACACTAGCATCCCACAAATCATTTAAAAAAGGTTTGTCCAAATACTTAAGGGCTAATATAACAGAATCTTTGTCTGGTTCATGTTCTACTTTATCTTTCCCAATTTTTAACGCTATTTTTTTTGCACAATCCTTACAAATAGGTGTAAGCCCACTTTTATTTAAAGGATCTGTACTTACATAAAATTTGTCTCGTGATTTATGAGTATCACACATATAGCACCAGGCACCATTTTTTAATGAATCAACTTTATCCTCTAATCGAATAATTTTGTCTTTCATTTGAGCAGCCGTTAATTTCGGCGCAGTTGTTTTTGTAGCCAATTAACAGCCACCTCCTTTTTTGCATAATAAATTAAGCACTTTCTGCAAGAGCAGATAAAGTGCTTTCTAAATATTCTACATATTCATAATTTATATTTATTTTCAAATTATTTTCCTTAAACCAAGTATCAAATTCTCCAACATCGATTCTGTATAAGAAATCTAAAAAGTCAAATGGTGAAAATTTTGTGTATCCATAATTATCATGAAATAATTTATGTACTTCTTTGTTTATACATGCTCCATATCCATATAACATATGTAAATCTTTTAATGTTAATCTTAATTCATCAAAGTCTTCTTTGTTATAATCACATACTTGCTGTTTTACTTCTACCCCGGTTATTTTAAAAACTTCATCAACAATATCTCTAAAAGCAGTGGTATGGTGCACATTATCAAATTCGCCGCCAGTTATAACGCATTTATAATTACAAAATTCCATTGAATCATTGAACCAATCTTTTGTATCAGATCTTAATTCAACATAAGTAGAATTGATTCCACCTTTCCAACGACCGTTTTCTTCGCCGACTAATGGATTTAAATGTCTTGGATTTTTATCCCCAGCCCATTTACCTTTTTGTCTCTCGCTTATCATTTTGCATTGTTCTGGACTACGCCTTTTACCTGTCCACCATCCATCATGAGTCTTAAAATATTCTCTTTTGGTTGCGGATATTTTCTTTCTTGTTTCTTCAGATAACTTTCGCCCTTTGAGTTTTTCACTGTTTTTAATCCCTCTAGACAAATTGGCCCTGACTTGAGCATCATGATTTTTACCTTGCAGACCAAGAAGTGAAGCATGACACTCTATGGATCTAATGGTTCTATTTGGTAAAAACAAATTATGTAATTCTTCTCCAGTAAAATCCTTATATTTTTCCAATAATATATTATTTTCTTCATCCGTCCAGTTTTCAAAAACTATATAATTAGAATCAAGAAAACCAGATTTATTTGTACTACATTCTCTGCATACACTTCTTAAACCATCAATACACGCAAGATCGATAGGAAAATATAATTTGTTATTTGGTAAATCCCTATTGCACTTTTTACAATGTCGTGTTCCTGGATAAAATAAATCTTTATTTTTGTTTTCCTCAATAATCTTCAGACGTTTTTCTTTGTTTAGTATCTTTTGACATTCCTTACAAACTGCATTTAGTCGTCCAGTCTTTTTATTTGCGTAAGAAAAGAATTCATTCGTATTTGGAAATTCTTTTCCACATTTTGTACAAGTTCTTGTTTTTGATTCAATACTTGTTCCATGAGTATATCCCATATTTTTTCTCGCTTTCCACTCGCAATCACATTAGTAAAAGAGTAGGAAAGTAGTGCGAGTATCTACTATGCCAAAGCTCATGACTTCTTTGGTTTCCTACTCTAAAAAAATTAATCACGCTCCACTGACAGAGCAATAAGCACCAACTGCTTATGATTACTTATTCTCCAAACAAATCAAAGAGAATAAAGATATAAAACATTGAAATACATTTTGTATATGATAAAATTAGATATAAATAAAATAGAACAAAAATAAAAAATAGAAAGGAATATTTTGAAAATGAGTAAAATTATAACCACACCAGATGGTAAAATATTGGAACCAGTAACTCTATCTGAAAATCTCCAAAAACTACAGGAATTTTCTGAAAAACTAATATCAGATGCAAGCTATCAGCAAATGCTGAACAATAATGCCAGCATGAATATATTTGATTACATACCAAAATTCCAATCTCCAGAAGAACGATTGAAATTTCTTACTGATAAAATGGATTCCATGCAGTCAGAGCTTGAAAATCAAACAGAAGCCATGAGAAAAATTCAGTACGAAAATATAAAATTGAATGCACAAACTGAGATACAGAATAAAACGTTAGACTCTAATTTGAAAGAATTGAATGAACTAAGAACTGTAAATGCAGAATTGAAAGCGGTAAATAAAAATCTTGAAAATAGTAATAGACACTATTGGCGAAATACCTTTCTAATTTCTATTAGCGTCGCAGCGTTATCATATATATTAGGATTATATTCTACAGAGGTAAAATCATTGTTACTATTAATTCTACGAATAATGCCATAATTCCACCAAACAATGCAGGATTAATCCTGTAAATTCCAGTCATACCTTTCATATGTATGTCTCCTTTTATAAAAAAATAATACCGGCAGCGAGACTCGAACTCGCACTGCTCATAACAATCTGGGCTTAAACCAGATGTGTCTACCAATTCCACCATACCGGCATACGGAGGCACTGCCTCCATTCGCTAATTATATACGGAGCCTGTGGGATTCGAACCCACGCGCCGTTGTTAGCGGCCTGTCAGTTTTCAGGACTGATCTCTTCATCCAACTTGAGTAAAGCTCCAAAACAAAAATGAGCAGAGTAGGAGTCGAACCTACGGTGTTTCTAATGTGACGGATTTACAGTCCGTTGCTATCGCCACTAAGCACATCTGCCCATAAAAATAGGAGAGTAGATTGCTCCACTCTCCATAATAAAAATCATATTAAATTATTTCACAAAAAATTATAAATTATCTACGACTTTATTCCAATACTGTAGACGAGCTTTAACGCCAGCAGAAGCAGTAGTTCCAGACTGTACGAGCTGTTTATATGCTTCATTGGAATCATAATTTTCAATGAATTCATCTACGGCAGCACTAAATTTACGGAAGTCTTTGCTGTCTTTTAAGCATTTATATCCAGCATAAAGAATCATTGGAATAGAAGTAGATTTTACTTTAATTGTATCACCCGTATTCAGAGTGTCCAATACATCAGTCAATGTACTGATATCAGCAGCGTTAATGTTTTCAGCATACCAAACAACAAAACTGTCGATATCTTTAGCTCTAAATGATGTGAAATCATTTTCTTCATCTGTATTAACTAACATAAGTGTCTCACGTACCAGATCACGCTGAACGTCTTTCTTATACTGTGCATCAGTAAGGACTTTCTCAAAGAATTCATGATCAGCAAGATTGAAGATAATATCACTTACTTTTTCACTCTCAATAGCAGTACGTTTCTGAGTGTTATTCAACGGTTTACCATTATTCTGACGAGTAAACATTTCACGAATATCTGCCTCTGTACAATCAGTAAACACATAGATTGTCATCTCATAATCATTCAGTTTATCTTGTACAGCCTCATCAAGCTGTGCATATTTTTTACCAGCAATTTCGTATACCTCGCCATCAACTGTAACTGGTTTTAAATTTTTAGCCAATCTAAAACCATCTTTTTTAAAAAAGTCTCTTACTGTGGTAGCTCGCTGAACGCCATCAAAAATTCTTCTTACATCGTCAGATCCTACTTCACATCTAATTGGATCAATCGGATATGGACGAAGCATAGAGTCAATCAGTAAACTTTTCTGACGATTGCCCCACTGATTTTCCTGGCGTTGAAACTTGTGTTTCATACTGTATTTTACTTTGTTAATATCTTTAGTAAAGTTCTTCGCGCTTTGATGTTTTACTACATAATCCATACAAAATTACCTCCTGTATTTGATAATTTCACATTATCACAATAGGAAAATTTTGTAAAGGTACAGTACGTCCTTTTTATAAATATTTTTGCGATTTTTTGTATTTTTTGACGTCGCACATTTTCTCAGGTTTGTGCCAATACCGATTCCTAGACGTCAGTAGGAGATTGCAGTTTACGTGTTGCTGCACGACCATCCATATTTTACTATTGACAGATTTTTCCTCTTATCATATAATCTAAATGTGGAAGTCCACCCAGGCGTTTTGTTTACGGCTGGATGAAATGTTAAGGATTTTTCAGAGTCGCACCGGAGCAGTGATGCTTCGTTATATAGATACCCTTGCTAAGAAAGGAGGGTGATGCGATATAGATACATTTCTAAGATTTTTCAAAGATACATATACAGCGATCTGTAATAACAGTTTGTTATCCGGAATCGCTGCCGGGATAGTTCTAATGTTTTTACAGAATATCATCCCAACGAAAAAAGACCGCTAATTAAGCGATCCTTTTCGTTCAAACTTTAAAACAGCCGTCGTCTTCGGCTCTGAGAAATCCATCTGGATGGACATCCCAATTTTATATTCGATTTATTGGAAGCCACTTGACAATCAAGTGGTTATTTTATTTATTTGAATAATTATGTAGTTCAGTTCTTAACTCTGTTTCTATACGTCTACAAACAAAATACCATGATTCCCAACAAATGTCAAGTCAAGTCTTGACAAATGACAAATTTGTAGTAGAATAGACAACCTGCTGAATAAGTCAATATCTGATCTATATTATATTATTCTCCAGATGAGATATTATAAATCAGACAAAGATTTCTGCTCGACTTTTCTTATTCCATCTTCGCAAAAATATTTCTCAAATTCTTCATCAACTTCAATATCCTTGTAAACACTTACCATATCAAGAGAAGACCAACCAATCAACATTTGAATAACGTTGTCTGGAAGACCACTTCGAGAGCAAGCGGTTGTAAAGAAATGACGTAAGCTGTGGAAATAAAAGTCTACTCCTAAAATTCTGCTAAACGTTTCAGCCCAACTATTAAGTGTTTTTGCACTCATTGGCTTATCTATATATTCTCCGCTGACTTTCTTTGGGAATAACCATTCTGATTCAATTCCATGTTCTTTTCTATAATTCATCCATAAATCAAGATATGGTTTGAAGGGTTTGGAAAGAACATATGCTGTTAGCATTTTTCCACGACTTCCACGCCCTTTAGTTTTTATTTTTTCTGGAGTTTTATATAGAGATCCATAAATAATATTTTTGTCATCGAAGTAATTTACCTTAAATCTCGGTAATTCACTTTTTCGACGTCCAGAATTCATTGCTAAAGATAACATACAAGCCTTATCAAATTGTTGCTTTTCTACAAGATAATCAAGTAAATTTTGTAATTGTTCTTCCTCTAAGACAGTTTTTACCATAACTTTTTCATTTACCGGATTTTCTATTTTTCTAACAATCGGACGATAATTTTCAAATTCATCATCCAACATATTTTCAACATAATTAGAAAGTGATGAGAGAGTGGATTTTACTCGTCTCATTCTAGCAGGACTCCATTTCCATTCCGTTAAACAGTAACTTTGATATTTTGAAATATCTCTCTTAGACAATTCTACAAAAAATTTGTTGTTGCAATGCTGTAACAAATATACCCAAAATATTTTTAGGTCATTCTTATACTGATCGATCGTTGATCCTGCTCTATCAACCGATCGGAGATAATCAAGAAAATCATTTCCTAAATCTATATTCTCTGGATTAACCTGAGCTAATAATTCATTTGTTACAATACTATTGCGTTGTACTTTTCTACCTGCTATTTTTCTCACTTCCTTCCAAAATAACAAGAAGCAGAATAGTATGACTAAACTGCTTCTTTATAAAATTTATTCTTTTTAGCATAATTCACGCTGCATTCATTTTTAAAATTTGGCTCATAACCAAACCAATATTATATAAATTACTGTTTGAATCAGATAATCGGATAAAAGTACATTTTAATTCATTCTCAATATTCTTTTGACGAAGTTCTTGATTTTCATATGTATAATACTTATGATCGCCTTCATCATATTCTATTGCTAATTTTAAACTCGGTATATAATAATCTATGCGATATGATAAAATAGGATATTGTCGTATGCCTTTTATGTCCATTCCGCAAAGAACTTGTTCTAATTCATCAATAAAATATATTTCTGGTCTATTATATAAAATAATATCCACCTCTTTATCTGCATGGTCTTTAAACCATAATAGCAAGGAGGATTTATTTTCATAATTTCTTAAATTATCCATAAATAATTTAATGCCTTTTAGCGTACAAATATATAATTTATTTTTCTTACCACTTTTATCTTTGTATGTAGAATCAATGAAATATTCTTGTTTATCTAAATTTCGTTGTTGCAGTAAATCAATAAGACTTTTTGTTTTCCTATCTTTTGTACCGTTTATTTTTTCCAAAACCTTATAGTGTTTTATACCTAGCATTTCTGCTATTTCAAGTGTTGTTAATTTGTCAGAAGTATCTATCGTTAATTTCTCCTTGTGATAATATCATAAAAAAAGGAATTAACGCTGTCTCACGACATGAACCTTTTCACCAATAGAGATGAGATAGGAGAGCATTAACCATCCTATATTACTCATTATCAAGTTATCCACCCTTCTCTAATCATTTATTCTCTGCATTCGTTTGCAGAAAATTGTAAACAGGAAGCCAGGGATTCGAACCCTGATTAACAGTTTTGGAGACTGTCGTGTTACCAATTACACTAACGACCTGTATTTGAGTGCGTAAGCTGCAGTCTTACGCACTCAACAAAATTATAAATAAAAACTTTTCAAAATCTCAGATAAACGATTCTTATCAACCTGTTCAGATGACCAATATGAAATAGAACTATATCCATTCTTATCATGCTTGCTACATGTAAATCCCTGTCCATCATCAGAGAAATCTACATCCATAGAATCGTCATGACAATTCAACTCCTGATCAGATTCACCACTAGATTCTTCTTCCGTGATTTCAAATTCATATTTCATATCCGATTCAAAATATTTAACGCATTTAGAATTTGCATTTTCATCAAAAAATACAAATTTTGGAGATAGCATACAATATCTTCCGTCCAATTTTAGCTTCTCACAAAATATTTCATCACACACAATACTGATAACATATTCGTCTTCATAGTTATCCCACTCAGGATCTGCTAACTCAACAAATTTTAGATCATAATCGTAAAATACCAATTCTCTCAAAATTTCTTTTGCATGATCATATTTAGCAACAAAACTTACGTGTCGATCACAATCATGTAGTAGCTCATAAGTCTCGACAACTACTTCGACTAATTCTTCGATACTTTTGCATTTTAGTGTATGCATATAATCACCACCGATCTATTAGAGAACAGCCTCTTTAAGAGCAGTAGCTGCCTTGAATTTCGGTGCTTTATGAGCAGCAACCATAATTGTTTCACCAGTCTGAGGATTGCGTCTCTTAGATTCTGCCTTTTCTACAACCTCAAATTTTCCAAATCCTGCGATATTTACAGATTCTCCATCAGCCATTGCATCTTTGATGGTAACGAAAACAGCATCTACATATTTTGCTGCATCTTTCTGGGTTACTTCTAGGTTTGCTGCTACGGTTTTAAAAATATCTTGTTTGTTCATCATTTTAATATTCTCCTTTTTGTTCAAATAAATTTTGCACTTATGAAGTGCTTGTCTAATTTTTTATAATATGTTATTCTTTATAAGTACGGAGCATCTTCCGTATTCTTGGACTGCCGGTTTTTCCAATGATAGAAAGTTTATCAACGGAAGGCAGGTGATTTAGTATGGCGATGTTTTATTCACCAGAAACACCAGTGCATGTCAATAGCTACTCACGTTTCCGTTATAATAAATGGGAACGAGTGAGACAGTATTGGCGGCACGAACGTAACCGTTAGGTTATGATACCTGCATCCTGATGACAGGATTGAATTCTCTGATAAAGTTCACTTCTAGAAATCGAGATAGCCGTCAGTCCTTCTTCTGTATTGTTTTAGTCATCGGCTTTTCCCGAGTTTTATACGTTTTGTTGTATAACAACGGAAAGGCAGGAATTCTAGGTAGCCGATGACCTTCTTTATATGTAAGTACAGACGTATCTGTACTTATTTTTAGTTTAATTCAACAGGATAAAAAGCCTGTACCCCTTTATCTGTACAAATACATACCATCTGAGATGGTTTTCCTGTTAATCTTTTTTCCACAGTGTGCTGATCTCCACATCCAGCTAAAGATCCACCTCGAATCATTTTTACTCCATTCACTTCATCAAGAGCACACGTATGTAAATGTCCATATAACACAGCGTATGGAATGTATCCAATCGCCAGACACAAATTTTGTACACCAGATTTCCCAAATGGATCAAAATCACCATGCACACCAACATATGTTTTCCCACGGATAGATATATCAACAATTCCCGAATCGAGATTTCGTGTCAAAATATGAAAATTATTGATATGCTGTAAAGATAAATCAACTGCCCAACTAATCAAATCATCTAACCGTTCGTCATGAATTGCATCTTCTTTTCTATCAATTCTTGTATGGTTTCCAGACACGTTTGTCATGAATACGACTTTAAAATATTTGGTCAACTCATAACAAAATGAAGAGATGAGTTCCGTTGCAATTTTAATCTGTTCAATTACATTTTCACGATTAGTTACTTGGATTGTTTTATGAATATTTCCTGATATGAGATCTCCTTGTAGAGATACATAACACCTTTCAGAATTATGTAGTTTTTGGATAGAAATGATGTTATCTAATAATTGTTGCATTCTGTCTTTAGCAATATCAGTATTATATTCTCCAAAGAATGAATGAAATGTCTGACCGATATGTAAATCACTTAAAATTACAAGCATATCATTATCAGATGATATAGAAACGTCATTATGTTTAGAAAAATTTACTTTTCCAAGATCGCTCAATTGTTTTTCTAATAGATCTAATTTTTGCTCAATTCTAGCATCAATATAATTTTGCTTTTGCCAAGCGTTTCTTTCATCTCTAAATTGAATTTTTAATCGCTCTAACTCTCTTTGCGCGATCCGGATATCCTGCAACTGTTTATCAGAATCAACAAACATATCACGATTTGCATTCAGCATTCGATCAAATGTCGCTTTATCCTTCCGGAATTTTGATTCTCCATAATGAGTTCCAAGTAACTCATTAAGCACGTCAGCTACATCGTTCCAGGAACCGATTAAATCTTTATCATTGGTAACTCTATAGATGAGTTGATCATCTGTTTCGCCAGGTAATCTTTTATAGGAAGTAATAGTAAGTCACTCCCTTCTTACTCGACATCAACTGGTTCATCCAGCTCTTCCTCATCCTTGACCTTAATATTAATTTCTACTGGTAGGTCTGCGAAGTCACGTAGAAGAGTAGAAAGTTGCTTATCTTCTCCATCAACATTAATTACCATAGTCTGTGGATTTAAAATACCAGTAACTTTCATTGAAGTTGTCGATGTTTTCTTATAAGTAAATGCTGCCATATCGTATAATTCTCCTTTTAATCCTAAAAATTTGTATAAAAAATAGAAGAGTAGTAAACTCTTCCTTAAATAATTTCATCTAAACTTGTGATAATTTTATCAGCAACACCATATTTAATAGCTTCTTTCGCAGATAAATACCAGTCATTTTCAAAGTTTTCGTTAAAGATATCTTCTGGAATTTTTGTTCTAGATAAAACAAAGTCACCAAGTTCTTCGATTTGTCGTTGATAATTTAAAATTGCTGCAACTACATCATTATATGTTCCAGCAAATTGACCAGCTCCCTTATGGATGAGAAATTCTGCCGTTGGAAATGTAAAACGCTCATGACATGCTAAATAAATAAAGCATCCACTTGATGCAGCCATACCAACATTGATTCCAATAACTTTTGTTTGACTTAGTTGAATTGTATCAACTAAACAGTTATTTACCTCTAAATCGCCACCAGGACTAAAGAATATTACTTTAATTGGCTTACGTTCTTCTACTGGAATATTATTTTTCTTATCTTCCGAATTCCACTGCATAATCATCTTTGCATATTCCAAAGTCATGGTTGTAATTTCATCATCAATCCAAATAATTCTATCATCGTAATTTTTATAAAATTGTAATAGCGTAGGATCTGGCAACTGTAAATTTTCTACATTACTTGGAATTGCAATGTCTAAATATGTTGCTTCTAATTTTTTCTTGTGTTCCTTTTTCTCCATTGGCAATATGCCTCGTGCTTTCATAATATTTCCTTTTGAAAGGATTTTATAATTTAATTTTCGTTCCTTTATTTGTGATAATAACTCTTGTTGTTCTAAGTGCATCAGAAATTGCGATTTCCAAATCTTCTTTAAATTCAAATCGAGCTTGCTGATCACCATGTACCAAATAAATCTTTTCTGCGTTAATTCCCTTATAATAATTTAAAAGATCATTTCGTTGCATATGACTTGAATACGAATGTAAATCTACAAGCTGACACTTATTCTTATACGGTTTTCCGTTAATATTTATTGTTTTTTGCTCTCGTCCATTCTTTATCTTTCCAGCTAAAGTATCGCCTCCAGCGAATCCGACAAACAAAATACAATCATTTTCTTTTGGCAAAATATCTTGAACCCATTTAACTGAACGACCTGCACACAACATACCAGAACTAGCTAAAATAACTTTTGCTGATTTATCAGCAATGGCTGCTTTACTGTCTTCTGGAGTAATTATTCTTCGCAAATTTTTCCATTGCATCATTTCATCAAATTTTTCTTTTCTGTCACCTTCGAGTATAGAAGAGTAGCACTCAAGAAGACGATTTGATAATGGGCTGTCTAATATAATTGGAATATTAAAAGATGGATCATGTCCAAAGAGCTGATATAATTCCCAAATAATAAATGGGAATCTATCCAAAGAAAATGTAGGAATAAGAACACGATGATGATTATCTACACAATATTGATCAATAACCGTTTTCATTTTTTGACGGTCTAATTCAATATCTTTCTTTTTCATAGAGCCTTTTCGTCTTCCGTAAGTGCATTCTCCAATAACAATTTGTGCAGAATTTACTCTTTGAAATGGTTCTACAAAAACTTTTCTGTCTTCGATCATTGTATTACCAAGATCAGATGTAAACAAAATTTTTCTAGTATGAGATCCACCATTGATAAATAATTCTGTTTGACATGAGCAAAGAATATGTCCAGCGGGAGTATAGCGAATAGCTATATTTTCGTCTAAGTTGAAAATTTCTCCACAATCATATTCTTCAATATGTTTTAAAGCAATTTCTACTTCATGTTCAGTATATAATGGAGTATAACTATGATCACCTTTATAATTTAGAGAGTCTACATCTCTTTGATTAATCCAGGCGCAATCTAACCACATTTCACGAAGAATAGAGGAGCTATGTTTTGGGACTATAATTCTTGCTTTAGTATTTCCTCTTGCAAAAAGCATAGGAATAAGACCAATGTGATCACAATGATTATGTCCAACGATAACCATATCTACAGTTTTGCTTTTGATTTTATTAAACAATGCACAATTGGCTTTGTAATTTTCTAAGACTGTATTATTATCCTGGATCATTCCCAATTCAAACAGAATTGTATGATCATAACAATCTATTTTTGTACAACTTCCAGTTACTCCTTCAGCATTGCCTCCAATAACCTCAAGAGCAATCTCTTTCTTTTTCTTAGCGATGGCTTAAACCACCTTTCTCATTAAATTTCGCATTAGCGATGATATAATTTTTTTCTATAATTTTCGAGTAGTCTCATATTATGAGGAGTCTCACACAAATAGAATTTTTTACGTTTATGACATGATTCCGAATGGGATACGCCGCCTTCCGCATAAGGAACTCCATGCTTTACTAAATATTCTTTCTCTTGTTTAGTAATGAGTACTATATTAATACACACCTTTCGTTTTAAATTTCTTTGTATTTACCACAAAGATAAATAGTTGGGGTGGTAGGACTCGAACCCACGACCGTTCGGATATAAGCCGAATGCTCTCACCAACTGAGCTACACCGCAATAATGCTACAGAAGTAGCAAAATAAATACGCTGAGATTATACGTATTTTCAGAAACCTTTACCGACATTATTTTTTCTTCGGTTATCCACTATATGTTGCTTACGCACACACATAGTATCTTCCACAACCGCCTTTTGAGAAGAGGCTTATCTTCTTACCATGCAATTACTCAAGAATCATCATTCCGTTGACGTTGCCACGCCACAAATTTCCGCTAAGAAAACCGTGCAGAATCCACTTAACACATCCAGACGTTGCGCATCTTTCAGTGTGTGTATTACCTCCGAAGAGATTACACATTTTGGCTGCTTACATTGCATGAAGATGCAGACTTTCGCTTGATAATTTGTTTATTATAATAACATTCTGTATTAGACCATTTTATAATATTTTATATTCTAATTAATCAAATCAAAAGAAACGAATAAAATACAGAAGACGCGCTGCACCAGATGTTTCGTTATCTTTTGGATAACAAAATCCATCACGCCTTCGTAGCTTTCGGTTATAATCCCTACTCGCATCCTGCATAAGCTAATTTGGCATCTCTACCAATTCACTTACCCAAATGGACATCGCACTTGTCTAATAAGGACTCGCACTATATATCCTCCTAATTCCCCATCATATCTTCATAGGTTCGCGTGAGCTATTCTGTTGCGCAGAAAAATGATTCTCAGCGGTTGCCCCTGAATCACCTTGTTGCTCCCTATTTCCTGACACTATTTCCACACCGGTATGAAACGGCACTTTTTGAGTGCCTGGGATGTTAGTTTTGCATAGATTGACCAATTTTCATGGCGACGAGTTGTAAATTCGCCTTTAATACGCTCACACGCATCTATCTGTGCTATGCCACGAGTTGCGGGACTACGAGTCGAACGTAGCTTTAGAGAATATGAATCTCTCGTGGAACCGATCCAGCATATCCCGCGATAATACTGGCAAACTATTATATCTGCCAGTAAAAAAATAAAACATAAAAGAAAGAGGAGATAATTATGAAATTAACATAAAGAATTAACCTTTTGAAAGGGCGGCAGAGAGTAACCGCCCATGTGATTAGTTAAAATAATTATTTAATTTTCTGTTATAATATCTAGTGATTTTTGGTTTTGCCCAAATTTTCGGTTCACATTTGATATTTTCGTAAGTATGGATTTCATGTTCTGGAATATATTCACATTCCAAGCTTAATCCATCTAAAAGTTTTACCACTGTATTTTCAGTGGGAGTAGTAGAAGATAAGTAGGCAAATACACATTTCTCCATTCGCTTAACAACCTTGCGAACGATTGCTACATTAATATCTTCTTTGCTAGCAATTTCTTTGATAATATTTTCTTGTGTAATTGTCAAAATATTATTCCTCCCAACTGCACGAATTCGATTAGAGAATTGTATTAAAATATTTCATCAGGCAATAGCCTATTTGTTTATTCTCCATATATACACAAAAGAAAACCCATGTGATGTGGACTATTTTATTTTTGACTGTTTAAAATAGTCCACATATAATGGTCGAAAAAAATGCCTTAAGATATGCGGAATTTATCTTTTACGCTTTCTTTCACGGTCTAATTTCTTACGATATTCACGTTGACAATCATCGCATCTTACCGATTTTGACTTAGAATCAACCTCAATCCATTCTCCACAATCTATACATTGAATAAACTTTGTCGATTTAATTTTGATATTATTATTCAAATTATTTACTACATATTGTCCATAACAAAACCAGAAGAGTTGTTTCCCTCTCTTTTCGTTTCCATATAAATATTGAATCAACATATCAGTAATAACATCTTCTGAATATCCAAAATCTAAAAATTGATTTCGAATAGAACAAGCAACATAATGAAGATTATCAATATATTCATCTTTCATATTTACCATATAACGGTATTCTTTATTGAGCTTATCATATAAATTAGAAACTTCTTTTGAGCATACAATATTTACATTGTGCATCATTTTTTGATAGTCTAACTTCCCTAAGTTCATTCCTCTTGTGTTTATAGATTTATTAGGGATTTTATCATATAATTTATTAACAAAACTTTGATTGCGCATACTAACTTGATCAGCTTCTTTATCTTTTGCATATTCAAAGAATGCAGGTAACTTCGCGTTCGTAAATTCCTTGATTTCCTCATTAATACGATCGGGGAAAGCAGGTTTGTACAACGTTTTGGCGTAATCGATCACAAAATTATTCTGACAACATAAGCGTTTTACACAATCAATGGCATGTTGTTTTTCTTCTTCTGACCCGTTAATAAATACATCGTTATTCCAGATCTTTGAAATATTATTACTATAAATTCCAATATTGCCACCGGTAAATGCAGCATTAAGCCCATCATAAATGTTTTGGTTATTCAAAAGTTTTGGCTCTGCTTTGCGCATATTGTAATAAAGAGGAACAATTCCTTCCATATTTTTCTCTGCAATATTCACAAAATTTAGATCTGCAACAACTAAAGATTTATCTCCATCCACATCGAACTGTAAAATTTTACTGATCAAATCACGAGTACTGGTATAAACTCCGTTTGTTGTAAACCATTGTCTGATTCTTCGAGATCGTTCTCCATATTTCTCATGTGCCACATTCAAACGAATCGCATGTTCCTTATAAAGATGTGGACTACGGAGACAATCAAGCTTCTCATTTTTGTTAAAAAGCCAACAGAATACTTCTTTGTCATTTAGCAACCCTTCTGGGGTGTCTATATGTTTAAACCAATATTCACAAGCCGCGTAAAAATCGGGCAAAAGGAATGTATATTTTCCATGAACTTCAAGTTTTCCGCTGCGGTATTTCTTCACAAGACTGTTTTTTACTTCACGGATCACATCTTTAGCATATGTATCATTTAATAATGCAGGATAAAGTTTCACAGCTTTTTGAAATGGGGTCATATTTGTATTATATGGAGTAATACCTAAAATTTCTTTTACTGTTTTTTCTGAACTACAAATATTCGTGATCTTATCAACTGATTTTTTAGCAAGTAAATCAATCTCTTCGTCAGTAATATCTGTCAATGTTTGCAACATTTGATAGTTAATTTTTGCATCTTTAATCCTATCTTCCTCTATATTACATCGACCAGCTTGACAATTATATTTTTTAAAATTATCTTTATACTCATCCCAAGAATCGTAAAATTTATACATTTTAAACTGACTTTTTGTGAAAATAATCCGAATATCATCATCAAAAATATTATATTCTTTGCCATAGATATCTTTTATTACTGGAGAAGTACCATTAACTTCAATAAACTTTTTAAAGTCAAAAACTCCTAGTAATCCTTTAACCCACGGGGCGCGAAACATAGTATTTTTAGTCATAACAGATGGAAGCATCATTCCAGCTCCATCGGTATGAGGAATTGGGACATCACCTGTCTTTCGTGTAATTGAATAATCTGACTCATCAATAAAATCAAAAGTTCCTGGCACATTTGTTTCAAAATCATCAACCACTATACAACGATCAATATCAAAATCAGTCCATTGATCAGTTGCAGAATTTGCTAGTGCCATATAAGCTAAATGCTTATTTACATTGTTGCCACCTTTTGAATTGATTTTTTCTATTGTAAGACCACACATAATAGTTTTTTCAACCTTGTCCCAAATAGATTCTTTAATAAAGACTGCTTTTTTCTTCCTAATTTGCCCAGCAGAAGAAGTGAAATATCTATATTTTTCGCCCTTATATGTAAAACCATAAAAAGAAATATCTTTAAATACATCAAAATAATAAATTTGTACTACAATTAAGGCGTCGGTCAGCTCATCTTTTTTAATACCGATAGAGCGAGTAAGAGATGATTCAAATACAGAGATAATATTTTGATCAGTCAGTTCTTCTTCTCTTAAACGTCGTAGCGGAATTTGATTATATGGAATATTTTGCGAAATGCAATGATCGATTTTATTAGATAATTTTTCTTTATTAAGAACTTTATTTTTTAGAAGTGTTAAAAGTTTCTCTTTTGATACTTTTGCTTTTTCTCTTTTATGGTCAATAATTAAGTTTAGCCTGACGTATTTTTTTATTATATCATTAGCCAGAAGATGGTAATCTTTTTCTGTATACGCTTTAAATTCCTTAATGTCTTCTAATGTATAACCATTTGAAAGTAATTCATTTTCTGAATTGGAAAGCATATTGTTCACATAATTTCGTTCGCTTCTATATTTACAATTCATTTCATGCAAATATTTTTCATGATTACTGTAAAAATGTCCCGTATCTACGGAATACATATTAATTTGTGTGTCTAAAATAACTATCATTCCTTCCTTTGATTAACTAGAATATTTCCAAATATATCCAAATGCTGTTTTTTGATTTCCTTTACAACAACTTAATATAGATGAAGTTTGTTTTAAACTTATATCTAAAGTATTTGAAATTTCTTTTGTAGAATACCATGTCTTTATAAAATTCCCATCCATATCATATTGCTCTACGTTTCTACCTTTTGATGTTGAATTTTTCCCACAACAAATATATATTGGGTTTTCTATTGCATCATCTTCATTTACGAAAACAAATGTATATCCATGATATTCACAACGTTCATGATGCAAACACTGAGTAAAAGAAGTCCTAGAGATATGTTCTCCTAAAATTGATTCACTTTCTCTTTCTAATTTTCTACGATTATCACATGTACCTATGTATTTTCCAGATTTATATATATTAAACGCTTCATTGCAAACTGAATTTCTGTTTTTATATGAATAGTCCATAGATTTCCGTTTATTAGATATTTCTTCTTTAAGTAAAAGGTATTTTTGATACTTTCGTTCAAGATAAATTGTTGCTCCTTCATATAACCAATCTAAAATTTTTTCTATTATATTATTACCATCAATTAACAACGTATAATTATCATGCCCATTATCCCATCTGCTATGAATATCGCCCACAAATTTAACTACATTTTTATTCAAATATTCCTTTGTTTTGTTAATAAATGCGGAAGTTCCTGTAAAGGTAATTTGAAAATGCAGATAAGTTTTTCTAAATTTGCTTTTTGATTTTCTTATACTTCCAGATATACTTCCATCTCCATCCAAATAACCTCTAAGAAAATGATTGATTAAATTATCTGGAACAATTTCTTCAGAAGGAAATATAATTTTAAACGTTTTTCTTGGTGAACAACCCAATTTGATTAAATCATCTACTATTTGATCGCTTCGAAAAGACAATCTACACATGTCGTTAGTAAATTTGTAGTCTCTATTTTGATGTTTAAAAAATTTATTCCTTTCGTAAATATGTCTTTTTATAGGACATTCATTATTCATTTCTTCTGCTATAGTTTTTAATAAAGCTACATCGCTATATTTTAAGTCTAGTTTTGCCCACTTACTAGATCCACTATTTGAGTAAACACATCCATCTGCATATAATAATCCAAGAATATATGCTTTTCTTTCTGTATCGATTTTGTTAAAATAATTATCATTTATATTATATTTTCTGTTTTTCAATTAACTACTTGGAGCTTTGCAAATTTAAGTCATGACACTCACATCTCCTTTCGCTTTTTAAAAATTATCACTTATACTAATATATTCTCTATTTACTCCTCCAAAATTTTATACTCACCATCGCCAACATTGACAATAATTCCATACTGATGCAGCTCTAGATCATCAAACATTAATCCAATATCCGCATAATCCTCTATAACTCCATCAGACCCAACACACTCAATTTCACCATCATATTTAATTGCACCAAGCATTTCATTCTTTTCATTGATTGCAAAAGCAACACAATAATTGCAATCTTGAGTATCTACAAGCTCATAACAAAAATCATAGATGTCATCATCACTTTCAAGTAAAACATTCATCTTCTCACCACATCCGCATTCACAAACTGGCGCACATAACATGTTATATTCAGAATTTAATCCAAAATCCTTAAGTTTCAAGTTTTTAAAATTCCATACAAAATCTATAATATTTGTATTAATATTCATACTAAATCCTCCTGTGTTACACATTCATAAGCAAAGCCTTCATTTGTAGTATAGTAAATGTGTTTTATGCCTAAATCCTTGATGGCAGCCATACATGACGGACATGGCCTAGACATACCATAAGGTTTATCATTTCGTTTTCGATATATATATAATTTTACTTTGGAAAAATCTATATCCAGATGTCGGATGGAATTGATACAGCTAATTTCTGCATGTATTTTAGGAAGAAGTGTTTCCTGATCAACGTCAGTATTTCTATATTTGTTATAATATTTCTGTACTGGATGAGTTTTATTAGTATTACAACCAATACCAACAATATTTCCTTTGTATACTGCCACACAACCGATATGTACGTTTTTATAATCAGAAATATCTGCAGCCTGTCTTGCTTTAGATAAATATCTACGATCAGTTTTAGTAAACAAACTCATCCACTTCCTTTACTGTGGACTGCTTTGCTTTTAATTTTTGTGTTTGAATAATATTTCGATGACACTGTTCATCAAACTTTCTGTCTGCAATAATCTTTTCTGCGAAGTGTGATCCATGTGATAGGGTAGTAGAATTCGGATATGGAGAAAGTTCTGTAAAATGAATCACTCCTCCAAATCTTGTATTATCTCTTAAACTTCTGGTGCAAAATCTTGTGTTCTCTTTCATAATTAGTATCTCCTTTGATTTTCATAATTTTTAAATACATTTTTATCACTCCTTGACTATAGGGATGATTAATAGTTCCTAATTTTATATTCTCTAAACATTCATCAACATTTCATCTTTTTAACGCTATCTCCAAGTTCATCAATAAACGGACTAGAAGTCATAAGATTATCATTGTATGATTCAGTAGAAGAGAGATATAGTTCATTCTCTGCTCTTGTAATTTCCGACATATAATAACCTGCGTTCATCATCGAGATTGTCACTTTTTGCATGTGGGAGCAGTCCATCATTCAATCCAACAATGAACACGATTGGATATTCCAACCCTTTTGCTCTATGAATTGTTGAGAGATGTACTTTATCATTATTCTCCATTGCTAATCTTGTCTTTTAAAGTAATCTTTTCCATACTGATTGATAATTTCTAAAATTCTATCTTTACCTTTTTCTGTTATTTGATATCTATATAAATCAGAATTGCATGTTTTAAAATGCTTTAATTCTAAATATCCGTCAGTTAAAGAAGATTCCCTGGCAAAAAACCTATTGCTGTTATCCACATTTAATAGATTTTCGTACACCAATGTCTTTTTGAATAACAAATAATCATGTTCTTCTCTTGAAAGTAGAATTCCATTATCACAAAGTGATTCAGTCAAACTCGTAAAACTATATTTTTCACCAGGACACAGTGGATATGTTTTATTGTTATATTCATATGTTCCATTTTCCGTATCAACACCAATATATTCTCTGCTTTTTGAATGACTATGTTTCTTTTTTTGTTTTGTCTCAGGCGTTTCATGAATTCCCTTTTCATTCAAATTTTTTCTAACTTTTTCTTTTAAATTTTCTGATAAAATTTTGTCAGGATCGTCATATATCATCTGTAAAACATCTTTATAGATGACTTCGTAATTATCAAAAGTTTTCTTTTCATTATTTTTAAGTTCTAAAAATGGATTTTTCGTATTATAAAGAACATATTTTTTATAACGATAAGTTAAATAATATGCAGCTTCTAAATATAGTGTTCTTGTTTTTGTTACTGCTCTGCCTTTGTAATAGGATGTTTCAAAAAAGAAAATAGGCTTAAAAGAAAAACGGTCAATGTCTTTGTTTTTATTAAATGATTCTTGAAGAGCTATGCAATGATGTGTACCGTTATACAACATACTGATATGTTGCGAGAACCTTGCAAACATATTGACTGTTTCTCCAATGTATATTTCACCAGTTTCTCTATTCGTAATTTTGTAACAACCTGCAATGGTTTTTATATTAAAATTTGCAGTAATATAAGATAAAAGATAATTCAATAAAGAAATTGTATTGTCCAACACTTCATTCGATGGGTCGAGAATTGACGATTCTTGATCTAAATAACACATTAAAGCCTCTTGCGGAGTTATGTTGTTTTGACTTAGTTTCATCATAGTAAAAGAATATTCGTTTTTATCAATGGTATCTTTTAGTGAATATTTTTTATGAATATTCGTGAGTAGTAATTTTAAATAATGTTTAGTATCTGACATTTTATCCTTCTTTCTTTAAATTCAATTTTTCAAAAATAGTTTCATCTCTTTGTTTTGTTAAGTACTCCTCGTATTTATTCTCTTTATACATAGCTTTATATTTGCTATTTTCAGAATGAATATAATCATATACCTGCTGAATTTCTTCCAAAGAGTATTTTTGACCCTTACCCTTTGCAATCTGGTTATACATTTGGGCCAGCTTACGTTTACGATTCGCATTTTCAACTTCACTATTAATCCATTTGTAAGATTTCTTTTCTTTTTTCTGTGATCCAGCATAAGAATCAATGTATAATTTATCTGCAGGCCGACCATACACGTTTGTCATACGAGAAATATTTTTTTCATCAGGTGATAGTAAAAAATCATCTTGGCGAAAAATATAGATCAACTGATTTTTCTCCAAAACGCGATTGTATTCTTTTATGCTTCTTATGGAAATTCCAGATAAATCAGACAGATATTCGATCGTCATATTGCCAACAACGCGACTTTTGTGTTCTAATGAATCAAGCCATACATCGATAGAAGAGCTGATTGTACCAATAAGAATTGAAAAATATCTAAGTAATTGAAAATTATTACAGTCTGTTATTTGAAATATTTTTCTTGTTTCAAAAAAATCAATGATAACAAACGGAGTGTCTTTCGTATCATCCCATAGAGAAGAACAGTCTAAAATATATTCTCTTTGAGTGACTCCTTTTTGGATAATAATTCCTTTTTGAATAAGTCCATCTATTCCATTTTTTATATATACAGGGAATCGTTTAGAATATTTTGTAGATCCAGTTAAATAATAGCTGGCCTGAGAACAAGATATGCAATGCTCTGTTGTATATGTGACAGTAACTATAGTTTTTAAGAAACAATATGCTGCAATCTCATAGTTTGAAAAAGCAGAAGAGTGAAGTATATCTTTTGGTATAGAAATTTGAATTGATTTTAAATTTTGATCGTTAATAATTTTACCTCCATTTTTACATGGTGCAAAAAGTGTATCGATTTTGACCACTACACTCCAAAACACTCCCGCTAAGTGGGCAGATTTTGACCACTTTTTGCACTTAATTAATTATTATATAAATATATAATTATTATATGAGATTAATTGCACTCCTTTCGGAGTCCAACTTCGTCTATTTTTCTATTCTCTGTTCTTTGTCATAAAATTTATTTTTCTGTTGTAATCAGTTTCAAATTATTATTTATAGTAAATATCTCCTTTTTTATTTATGTTTTGCTTTGGTATTCACTTATTCTCCATACGATTTGAACCATTTTTGTGTTTTATGATTTGTCAATTTTTGATTTTGAGCATAAAAATAGCAGACAAGATTTCTCTCATCTGCTATTAAAATTATTTTTGTATTTTGTTTTATTCTATTTCTGTATCAGTTAACCATTCTATATCAGGACTTGCAATTAATCTAGCATTATTATATGCCATATCTAATGTTAGACAAGTGAATCCTTGATAACAATTATCTAATTTTGTAACAGCTAATGCTAGATTTGGTTTTCCTTCATCGGTATCTAGACACAACGGTAATAGTAATTGGATTTTGTCTTCATAACATTGCGGTATTGCTAATTTATAATTTGCTGAGACTCTACGTTTCATTAACTCAACTGCACCTGTAAGAATACACATTTTATTTTCTTTTTCTAGAAACCCTTCTGGTAAACGTTCTTTATTTCTTTCATCTTCTAGAATATGCTTAAAATGAATATCTATAGGGTAGTGCCAATCGAAGAGTAGTAGTGATGGATCTTTGAAATAGTTTGCTTTCTGAGGTCGTTCTGATATTCCATGCTGATTTAATTCATGTCCAGTAAGGAAAGAGATATTATATTCTGAATTTGAATAAGCATAGATTGGCTCATAATATTTCGTAAACAATCCTGTGTTGAATAATGCATAATTTGTTCTATAAATGATTTGTCCATCCGTTCTAAGCTTTTTATATGTATGAACCAGGTAATTTGTTAGAATTCCATTATTAGGATATGTTTTGTTTGACCAATTTTCTTCTTTTGCTTTCCTGGCAAGCATATCTGTATAATCCTTCCAATTTACATTGAAGTGTGCCATATATTCCATCCCCTTTGTATTTTTGAATGCTGTTCTAAGTATATCATATTTTCTGGATTCATGAAATGGATCTGTGGAGGTATATTCTGGTAAATATAATTCACATGAATAAGACTCATACGAATCTTGTTTTAGAGGAATATTTTGTCCTTGTAATTTAGTGTAAGTATTTGTGTAAGCTTCTTTGGCTGATTCTGCATATACCATAAAGATATGATCGTATGGTTCATAACAATAAGCTGCAGTAGTTGGTACTAAATATGTATTCATAGCTTAAAATCTCCTTTAAGATATAATTTTTCTTTTGCAAAATATTATTCTCTCATTGGAAATTTTATTTTTTGATTTTTGAATGTAGTGTATTGAATGGCAAAGATGTTTTGCTACTGTGGTTTTAAATACCCCTCCCTATAACACATTTGATAGGAGAGTGTACATATCATTTCTTAGGTGTGATCGTGGGAGAGTATGCGAGATTATTTTTCTAGGACGGATTTAGATGTGTTTGGTGGATAGTTGTTAGGGTATAGATATAAGATCGATTTAAAACTTGTAGAAGTATCTTTTTGTATAGGGTAGGTGATTTTATGGTCATCTACCCTTATTTTATTTGAGTTATTTCCTATTTAAAATGTGATACTGACACTAAGTTTGATTCTGTACATATAATTGTTTGCCAGTAAAGTTGATCCGAGACAACAGGGAATTGATATTTCGGTGCGTTTTTCTAATTTATTATATCCTACTACAGATATACGAATATCATCTTCTGCAGCGAGTCTTTGTAATTCTTTTAAATATTCATCATATGCAGATTGGTTTGTAATAACATAAGAGATTACGCATGATGTTTCTTGTACTTGTCCAGAAAATAATCCTCTTCTATGCATGGTTGTTCTTGTTTCACAGACTCGTCTGACATATTCTGCAGCTTCTGGTTCGCCCGAATAGGAATCCGGATAATAGCAAGAGATATATTTATGATTGCCTATAGTTGTGTACTCATTATGCTGTGCTTTGGAGCGTAAAAGATCTTTTACACCAGAATAATCAAGTCTGGCATTTGTTTGTGCTTCAGATGTTGCTTTGACCTGGATCTGCTTCTGTGTTGGGGTAAGGCTGGACAATTCATCACGAAATGACATCATTTTCCTTCTTTCTTGTATTGGTGGACAGTTTATAGGGTGTATGTGTTTGAATGGATTCTAGGTTGATTATAATACTGTTTTGTCCTTAGATAAAGAGTAAGGATGATTTGTGATGTTGTTAGATGGAATGGTGAGTAAGGATGGATGATTGCATGGATGTGAGAGTGGAAGAGTGATGCGAAAGTTAATGTAGGAGAGAGCAATTTTTACGTGGTAAAATACTTATCGTTGAAGTTTGGAATTTATATGGATTATTTTGGAACGGATGTGTGAAAGGTGGAAATGAAATATGAATGGTGGAGTGATTTTAAGGCTTGATTATTGGGTTTAACGATAAAGGGTACGATAAGGTGTTTTAGGGTAAAATGATAGGATTTTTGGCTTGATTATTGGGCAAAATGGAGATTATTTTTGGATGGGTGGAATGGAAGGGTGGTGAGATAGGGAGATTGGGTGGAGTGATGGATTTTGGAGTTAGTGTGTGAATGAACCAGCTATGTGAGATTTCAGAAAATTCAGACAATTTGCTGATTTTAACTACCCCCGTCTAAACATTCAGACAATAAACAGATCACAACGTCATTTTACCCCGAAAAACAGGTATTTTATAGGGCATAACACAATTCTAATACAATTCAAAATATTTTGACAATAGATAAAATTTTTCCTATTGTTTGGTAAAATAAAAATTTTTGACCATGGCGCGCGCCGTTCCGGTGGCAAGGCGAAAAATAGGGTGGTTAGGTGTGACGTAAAGTCATATGTAAAAATTTTACATATCGAAAATTGTTTTGATATTCAAACTATTCTGATTCCAAACTATTCGACACTCAAATAGTATTACAATAAAATAATTTGATACTCAAACTATTAACACTATTTAACATGCCAGCTCAAAAATCAACAATAGTAATCATTCCTAATTTCTTAAATATGACCATTAGTCACAAAAATATGACCATTAGTCATTCTAAACTGACCATTAGTCAACCTTCTATTCCGGCACACTTTGCAGTCAATATCCCTTTTTGTCTAAATCCCAATTTATTAAATCTTTCAAATATTTTGTGATTGAAATATTTTGATCCTCTAAATAGTTTTGTAGCCGTTCATAGTCCTGCATATCAGTTGGAGTATATTGTATTTTTACTTGTTTACATTTTTGGTTATATTTTTTTTGGTTTCTGGCTTGTGATTCAGTTGTTTTTCTTGTACTTTCTTTATTTTCCATTAAATTTTACTTTTCTTTCCTATTTTATTGTAAATATACGTGTACAATATTATATTAATTTTAATATCTATTCATACACTTTTAAAATTACACAATAAACAATCGTAATAGCAGCGTTTTCTATCAAATTTGTCAATACTAATTTTACACACATCTTGAATCTTTAAATAATACACAAAAATATCTTAAAATAAATAGTTTTTTTGTGAGATCCGTCATTGATTAATATAGTACTATATGCTATTATACAATTACCGAAAGGGCAATAGCCTAGACGGTACGCGAACGGTCGTTTTACCGCGCTTCTGTTCTGTCTGTACCCGGACACCGACCGGGATTGTAACTGTCAACCTTAGTCTCAGTATCTATTACACGGACGTGCAACCGTTCCGCATGGGCTGAAAAAGTCCCGTGCATTCTATTCTTGCATGAGTTCGGCAAACTAATTTGCCCGGTACAAAGTCCATACCGAATAGGACTATTCCCAGTTGAGCGAGCGAACGTCGTGAGATGTACGCGAACGGGTAACACGAGTAACCGTCTTCAAGTATCTGCTTAAAATCAGCAGCACTTGAGTGGTAAACAAAGTGGGCGCGTGTAACGATATGCGTTTTCCCACCTGTACACGGGATATACAGACTACATTCGAACGAAACACCTTTTCGTAGTGGTGGCGCTCAAGTCGCTCCCTACAAATTGCAATAAAAAAGTGGTGGCGCTCAAGTCGCTCCCTTTTCGGTTTACGTGTTCCATTAAAATACGTCGCGGAATAATTTCCGTAAGTTGTGGCGCTTAAGTTGCCCGCTTGAAATATTGATGAAAACGTGAGTTCATGAGCGCCGAAACTGTTTTTCAATACATATCTTATCAATTTTGTTTCGTCGTGTCAAGTACACGGCATGAGAGGAGTAAATCATGTTAAACAAAAATTATAACATTTTGCGCGTAACACGCAATGAAATGGCACTTGTCAACCTTGTTTCCGGTTCTAAAGTCGTAGCAGATGAAACCGCACTTGTTTACAATCGCGTTGTTTCCGGTCTTGTTTCAGACGGTTTTGTTTCACGGTCATATGCCGACTTTAGTGAATTGTCACTTGTCGGTGTGGTAGTTACTCCAGTTCTGTACAAAAATGCTGTATTTGCAGCTTGTATTGAACAGGAAAAAACCGCTTCAGAAAACAAGTTGGAAAGTTTTCTGAAAACGGTTGAAAAGTCTGAAGCACGCGCTAAAGAACTTGAAAGCAAGCGTGACATATTCGGATTGGATCCGGATGAAAGCACGGAATATTCAAAGCTCCGCGCATTTCTTCTTACTTCGGAAGATGTGAGAATGGATCTTACTAACCGCCGTGACGCGCTCCGCAACGCGTGCAATGAAATTTCCGGTATCATTTCTCCGGTATACGTTTCTCAGGTAAAAGGCACGGGAAAACAGCTGCTCCATTTTGAACTGTTTTGTTCCCTTGCGTCCGGCAACGTTTCGGACTGGAAAAAGGTTTTTGAAAAACCTTTGCAGTCTGCCCAGCTTTACCGGCATGAGTTGGGACGTACAGGTGGTGAGACAACGGAAGATACAAAAAAATTATATCTGTCATTCCGGTCTGAGATGGAAAATCTGTTTTCACGGTTTTCCGTCACAAAGTCGGACGGTAACAAAGTCCTTGCGTCTCGTTCTATCAGAATGACCCCAACGGAATTAAACAACCTGGCAACCCTTGTTTCCGGCTTTAATATTGAACAGGACGGAAACGGAAAGTTTCTGTTCAAAACGGTGAACTACAAGAAATTTGAAAGAGTTCTTGTAAAAGCCATTGTCTTGAAAAAACAGGGCGGAAAGTTTGAAATTAAGGGCAACCTTACTTTTGAACAGAAAAAACAGAAATAACCACGCAAGCGTAATATTTTCGCCCGTAGCCTTCAAAAGTTACGGGCGATTTTTCAGCACTCATTTTTGAGTGTCTTTTTTTGATACCCGAAAATCAGCGGAAAACGGGCGTTGTGTATGCAACGTCTTTTTTGCGTGCTTAAATTTCCGGCTTTGCAACGGAAAAGAAAGGAAAGAGGGAAAGCCATGTGTAAAATTTCAGAAGTGTTTAAAAAATGCTCAGATACGCGTTATCTCGTTGCAAGAAAACAATTCAGAATGGCGGGGAAAAGTTTTCCGGTAAATGCCGTATATACTCAATATGACGGTGTTCGGTACGTGTGTGACTCATTCCCAGACTATAATGGAAACCACGTTTATTTGTATGTGTGGGCTTTCAATTCGGTTTATAACGAATGGGAACGAGATATAATCGCCACCTATAGCAAGAATGAATTCGAACGGAAACTTGCGTGCAGCATCTGGAAAGCTCATAAAGAAAGTAAAGCGAAATCAGTTCGCCCAATCAGAGAACGCAAACCGGAAAATTTCGATAGAATGATGAAAAGCGCGGTTACAAGAAAGAAAGGCGGCGGATCTGGGCAGCGATTAATTCCTGGAATGGATTCACGGGATTTTGGACGTCCGGAACTGGAATGGAAAGAACACACAACATACGCACATTGGGAATTTTCGGGCAATGCATCAATGATTTCATTATCTTGTGGTTATGACTATTAAACAGAATGTAAAAAGGCAAAACAGGAGGAAGAGAAAATGAGAAAAGAAAGATATGAATACGCATGTTCACAGTGTAGTAACAATTGCTGGGGATGTTTCTACGCAGAAGAATGTCCAGTATGGAATGATCAGCAGGACGCAGAGCCTATCCAGATTCCGGCAAGAGAAGTCTATATGTCACTCTGCGAGGGACGCCACGAGATTCCCCAGGCAATCGACGGATCTATTTTCGGAACGGAACTTGATCCGCTTGATCTCACCGGAATGGAAAGAGAAGCAGCAGAACAGCTCCGCGGCGTTTTCACACTGAACCTGTATGTAACAGGTTTAACGGTTGCTCTCATTGCCGTTTTGAATGTGTGCAGAGAACAGAAAATCAAAGTTACTCTGTACCATTATAACAGAGAAACTGGAAAATATTATCCGCAGGAGGTAAAATAGAAATGTGTAAGGCAAAACACACACCGAAATTCTATGTGCGTTTAGCAATAAAGCCGGTAATGTTTCCAGAAAATTTTGTGGTACATACCGGCTCTTTTTATGGTCGTTTCCAGAACGCAAATGGTGAACAGGTATTTTGGGTCTGCGATGACTTCAAAAAGGTAAACGACGCATATTCCGTTCATGTCTTAACAGAAAATAAAAAGGCAAAATGGGAATATGAGTCTGCATCTGCAAAAATTCAGCAGCTTATTACGGTTTCTTTGCGGAAATTAGGCAGAACGCCAGTAGTTGACAAGGTGGATCTAACTTTCGATCAGGTGCAGAACATGATGAAACATTCTGCTTTGCATAAAAAGGGAAGCGGATCACGGATTAACACGTATCAAATTAACCCGCCTTTAGAATGGAACGAGATAACAGAACTTGCACACTGGGAAGGCAAAGGCAACGCAAGCCGTTTTGCAAATGGTATTAGATAATATATATAAGGAGGAACAAAACTATGTTCAAAAAATCAGTAATCGCATTACTCACAGCAACAACTATCTTTTCCGGAATCTCTGCTTACAATTCCACCAGATCCGCAGCGGAACCCGTAAAGGCAGAATCACGGCAGAACTCCGCAAGCGAAACCCGAAAGCTCGATTACAGCCAGGAACAGGACTACAGCTACGCCGATGCGTTCGTCTGTGACATTGTAGACTGGAATACAAACGGAGAAGAACTGTCTCTTATGACTTCCGACGGTTATGAGTTCTACTCTTATAAATCAGCCGACGAGTACGATTTTAACAAGGCATACGTCGCACTTGATGACATCACCGACGTAAAAAAGGCAGAAGGCAAAATTCTGATTTATACCAAAGATGGAACAATCTATCAGGTGTTCGGAGAATAAAGAAAAAAAAGAAACTGCACAGAAAGGAAACCAAAAAAATGAAACCAGAAAAGTTTATGCCATTTGTAAAGGAAATTTGTAACATGGAAGCAACTGATTGCAGATCCTTAAATAAATCGAAACTTGCAAGGGAACTTATGAATCTCGTAAACATTCCACAGAATGCAGAAATCTATGAAATCCCGCTTGACTGGGATGATGAAGTAGTCATTCTGTTCATGCTTCCGAATGATAAGAACTATTATAGCCTGGGTGCAGGTCATTGGCTTGACGGAACGGAAAGACTGATTCTTTCTATCACCGGAAGATGGAAAGGAAGAGAATTTAAATTCTTTCAAGAAGAAGGTAAAGAAGATATTCCGCTTCCGCTTGATTATTTCCAGAAAAAAACAAAAAGGCAAAGGAGAAAAAGAAATGAGAGATAAAATTTTAAAAGTAAGTTACATCATGGCATGGATCGGCGCAATCTGGTTCATGCTCAGTTTGGAAGCTAGTATGTGGAATATTATTCCATCTCTTCTGTGTATTGCGTATGTTTATGCTTTTGGCGAAGCGAACAACGGAAACTGGATCATTTCGCCGCACTAAGAACTATGAATTATAAGTTATGCACTTATAATTATGCATAATATATACATAATCAAATTAATTAAGAAAGGGAAATTAAAAATCATGAGAAAAGTATTTGAAATCAAAGTAACAAGTAGCGCAAGTTTTTATTCTTATCTTGCATTATCCGGAATCGACTTCAAAACAAAAGAGAAACCGGACGTAGTAATTTTCACTTGCGATATGACAGAAGCAGAATTTGCGGCAGCAGTCCAGTATTGCAACAAGCTGGCGGAAGAACGGAAATTCAACGAGTCTGTAGAAAAATACAAGAAACTCCACGAGGAATATCTTGCTTTGCAGCAGGTAAAAGAAGCGTTAGACGATCTGTTCCGTGACATCAGCCGTCAGGCATTTTACGAACAGAAAGAAGCAGAAAGGGAACTGGCGGAAATCTGCTATCAGAAAATTCTGGAAAAGGCAAACGGAAATCCGTTCATGACAGAAACAGAAATTACAGATCTTGTGACTAAAACCGGATTAAAAGTTCTGAGAGAATGCGGAAAGATTGTAAAGGTTGATTTTGGAAATGCATTCATTGACAAAGAAACAGGAGCTTTCTATATCTTTGACGGAGCAGTAAGAGCAAGAATGATTGATGAAATTTATTACAGAATCCGGTAAGGCAAACTGTATTTTATTTTGGTTGACAATATGTGATATATGCCATATAATAATACTGTAAAAGTACGACGGAGGAATTATATGGAATTTGATGTAGACCTATACGAAACAAAGGATAAAAAAAGACCAGTTGAAGAATTCATCTTATCATTGGATAATAAAATGCAAGCGAAAGTTTTTGGAATGATCCGTTTGCTTGAAGAAAAGGGAACTGCGTTAAGGGAACCGTACAGTAAACCGCTTGATGATGGCATCTTTGAACTTAGAATAAAACAGAGTTCGAATATTACTAGAGTGTTATATTTCTTCTATGTTGGAGGGAAAATAATATTGACAAATGGTTTTGTAAAGAAAACTCAGAAAACGCCACCTTCTGAAATTGAGAAGGCAAAACAGTATAGAAAAGACTACTTAGAAAGGCAGGTGAGATAATGGGTAACTTTGACGCATTATTAGAAAAACGATTGGAAGATCCGGATTTTAAAAAAGAATGGGATGAAATTCAACCAGAATTAGATGTGATCCGGGCAATCGTTGATGCAAGAACATCGCAGCATTTAACACAGAAAGAATTGGCTGCAAGAACTGGAATTAATCAGGCAGACATTAGCAAACTCGAAAATGGAACCAGAAATCCTTCATTGAATCTTTTAAAAAGACTTGCCGCCGGAATGAATATGGAACTTAAAATTGAATTTGTTCCATTACGGAAAAGCTCCGTATAAATATTAATTATTGATACGGAGGGTAATATTCTAAAGAATGCAGCATCTCAGAAATGAGGTGCTGTTTTTATATACAGAAAGGAGTGATGTACAATCACGCAACGCAAAATAGAATCATGGTCAGTCAACCGCCGTATTGAATCATTGCGGCAAATGGATCGCAGACTTGCAGAATTAGGAATATCAAGCCGTGACACGATCTGGAAAGCCTACGGCGGAGGACTAAGGGAAAATGAAAAGGCAACGCTGGATAATTGGCGGCGTATTGCCGAAGATGATATATTATATGACAATGCAATCTATTGTTATATGGTATGCACATTGGAACCATATACATTATGTGGTTTCGAGAATAGTTAAAATGAATAATCATGCATAAGAATACAGGCTGAAAGATGCCTGTTATTTTTATGCCCAAAATCAAAAGGGAAATTCAAAATAATAAAACATAGAAAAAGGAGAATAAAATTATGTGTAAAATCAATGGAGTAAAATTAACAGAGATGAGAGAGAAAGCTGGTATGTCACAGAATGCACTTGCAAAGAGACTTGGAGTTGCTGAAAGCACAATTTCCAATTATGAAACAGGTCGAAGTAATCCGTCGGAAGATAAAGTAGACAAAATCTGTTTTATTCTGAAGATCCATAAAGACGACATCGAAATTCATGATGTCGGATACAGCTTTTCAGATTCGATGGGAAAGACATATGAAAAATATAGAAGAGCAAAAGGATTCCGGCATTATATGACATCGGTTGAGTTTGAAAATTGGATTAATGGGCAGAGAGATTTTGATGCAGAAACGGAAACATCAGAAGTAAGCAATGCATTACGGTATCCTTTGACAGTAGGAAATAAAAAATATATAACAATCAACCCACTGTTTGTACATATTCCAGACTGGCAGAGAAGTACGGACATGGTAAAAGCAAAAGAGATTGAAGAAAATTTCAATGAATCGAAATTCGATCCGATCAAAGTGTTCCTTATTGATGGAAAATTATATGTAGCCGATGGCGCACATAGATTAGCTGCATTCATTATGAAAAACAATCTGTTAGGGAAAGCAGAAAAATTAAAAATTCTTGTTGAAATTATTGATTGTAAAACAATGTGTGAGGCCGTATTAGTTTTCTTAGGACAGCAGGCAGGAAGGAAACCTATGTCGGTTAGTGATATGTATAGAGCTGGTATTGAAGCGAACGAAGAAGATTATATTAATTTCAAAATGATTTTCGATGCATACAACATCCAGATCTCGGCTGACCTGAATCGGAAAGAAAATCCTATTGGAAAAGTTACACCAACCATGAATCTGTTAAGAATGGCAAAACGCAGACCTGAATCGCTTAAACATGCAATCGTTATGATTAAAGAATTGAAATGGTGTGGATCTGTTGAAAAGAATGCGTTTACACAGAGAAACATCAATGTACTGTTGAAAATGGAAAGCATTCATGGAACGGAAACGTTAAATCTTCTTAAAAAGCATTGCAGTGGAGCAGCTTTCTACGAAAGTAAGGTATTTCCTGTTAAGAGCAATGCACAGCTGTTCGATGTTCTGGAAAGCGAAATCAATAAATAATACATATCTTACATAGCAAGCAATACATATACATATTTTACATAGGGAGTTCGGAATAAGAAAGCACCACCTTATCCCTCCACATATATATAGGAAGAAACACCGTCAGCCTAGCTAACTGATGGTGTTTTCTTTCACTCAAAGACACAAACGAGAAAGGAGAATAAAGATTATGTCAATGGATGATTTACGGAATCTGCTTTCGGATGACGAATATGCAGGACTTGAAGAGTATTTGTCCGAAAGCGAAAGTGAAAATTAAGTAGTTAGACAGTGCAGAGAAGGTAAGTTGCCTTGTCTGTGCTGATGTGATTATTTGATTCAATCACGAGAAAGAGAGGAAGAGAAAATGAAAGAAACATTACGGTATAACTTACTAAAACAGAAACGGTTTACAGATTTATCTGTAGAGCTGGAAACAAACGATGAACTTTGGAATGAAGTTTGTGCGATGTTTGAAGGGAAATTGCAGGAAAACGACAATGAATTACGTGTGACATCTTTGGTGAATTACTGCAAAAACAAAGAAGATGGAGAAGTTTTTCTCGAATTGTTAGAGGAGGACTTAGGAATTAACTTAATTGAATTTGTGAGAATAAAAATGGAGACACGACATAATCCAGCTGGCTTTGATTATGAAATCATTGCCCAAAAGAAAGAGTACGCACTCATCAAAATGGAAAGTACAGAAGAGTACAAGATCGTATCCGACATCTGTGCTGATGGAAGTTGGGCTTACACTGTCTGCTCATGGATGTATGGAAAATATGGTAGAGAAGAATATCTGGTTATGCAGAATGCGATTGATTCATTTCGTTACAAAACGGAAAATTATTATATTCCACGTTCACGCCTGGAAGAACTTGCAACACAATGGAAAGATACTCTTCTGGAAGAATGTAATATGACAGATGAAGAACAGTACGAATATTTCATGAATGAATGTGCTATGGATGATGCAGAATTAGAATTTTTCGGATTATTAAAAGGAGATGATGAATAATGTCGAGACGACGAAAGCCAAAGGAAGTTCTGGATTTTGAAAGGGAATATTTATTTCCTAATGGATTCAGAGAAACAAGAGTAAACGGCAGAGATGGTACTGGATCACACTTACATTATTTAAACCGTGTAACTCATAAGAGAATTGAGGTAAATACACGATTAAACAGAGAAGTAAAAGCAAGACTGATTAAAGAGAATAACCTTGTGTCGAATAAAAAAGTGAAAGGAATGAAGAAAAATGAAAGTCCCACATTGCGCCGTGTTCGATCCGGATCATTACAATATTGTTGACATTACCGACTACGAAAAGTACCGTCAGCACATCGAGCAGCAGCGCGAAATGGAAAGCCAGAAAGCGAAAGCCAAACGCAAAAGAGAACGGCAGCGTAAAAAACTTATAGCACAAAGAATTTTTTGCGTGATGCTTATGGGCGTTGGGTATCTACTTATTAGATATGCAAGCGATACCTGGCCGTTAGGGGTAACGTTCATTTTATTTGGGCTGTTAGTAATTACAGAAAGGAAAGCGATTTTATGGTGATTTGGATAAAAATCTTTGATCGGTACGAACCCGTACTATATGTACAGAAAGACGCTTTGCGGCATATGACCGTCTTGTATGTAAGAACAAAAAATACAATGGTTGATGTATATATGTCATTAGACGGTCGATTATTTGCAACAAGAAAATCTGTAAGGGAAGGAGGCAAGGGAATGTGTACGTTGTAGCAAGTGATGGCGTAGAAACACAAACCAGAAAATTAAAGCCAACTGTTTCCTTGCCGAAAGCGAAAATGTTAGTGAAAAATTTACAGGATACGGATTATCTCGGTCTGAAATATTGGCTGGAAGATGATGATGGGAATGAAATTGAATTGGAGGACTAAATCATGGCAAAAGAATTTGTTTACAGTAAGACAAGAGAAATTGGAACTATTGGTAAAAACACAGTGGAAATCGGACATTACACTGTTGATGGCAAAGAAATGCCGGACAAGGTATATATGGTCACGAAGTTTTCACGGAAAGATGAAACTGAAAGCACGAAGGCAACTGCAATCTGTAGTGTGGTAGACGCAAATGAACTTGGCAAGCTGCTGATGCAAGTAAAGTAAGGAGGAATACATAATGGAAAACTGGATCAAGAAAATGAATGAGATGTTTGAGGAAAACGTATATACAAACGAAGGACGCGTCACAGTAGATTACTGTGAGAATGCGAAATGTATTCTTGTCAATGTTTGCGGAAATACGGTTGTTATTAAAGATCTTGATAGATTCAATGATTTTGGTTTGATGATGAAATGTATGACAACAGTTCGGAATCTTTATGAACCTTATAATGATTAAAATACAGCAAGGCAGGTAGAGAATAATAATCTATCTGCCTTATTTAATTGGAGGAAAAAGATGACAAAACGACAGGAAGAAATTATTAAAGATAACTTGCGGTCTTATAAGGCAAACTTCGACTTTATTAAAATTGAAGATGCTGATTATGGGGGTGGATTTTATGTTTTTACCAGTGAAGAAAGGGCAAAAAACGGAGATTGGACGCAGTATTGCTACAACATTGATTACCTGAATGGTTGGTTATACGGATGTGTACAGGCAGCAAATGGAATTATGAAGAGAAAACAGGAGGAGTAAAAATGGAGAAGGCAAGAAGATTCAGAGGTGAAATGAAAGAAGCATGGGAAGCTGCTGGGTGGCGTGAAAGATTTGCCGTTGATAATGGAAATAAAACCATTGTTTATGTAAACGGTCATAAATGTTTACGGTTTACATATTCCAGGTACAAAGAATATCAGGATGCAAACGGGGCGATTTATGACACAGTAAAAAAACAGTGGATCGGATAGAAAGGCAGGTTGTTAATATGAAAGTAAAATATGTTGGGTTTGGTGGATACATGGAAGTTCCATGCTACGAAGATGAAAATGGGAAGTTGTATTTTGACGAGAACAATGGAGAAAACGGACTTAATCTCTACACAGGTGCTTATAGAACCGAATGGGATGAAATCTGTGGTGAGCCATGTAATAGAGTAACAGAACCAGTTGAGTGCGATGATCCTTTTATTCGGCATCCAAGAGAAATGGATTACATGTTATTAGACAGAATGAGAAGTGATTGTAACTATTTCCTCGGAAATGGAAACGGTTATGAAGGTCATCTGTGGGGTGGCAGTGTAGAAGCAATCTGTGACGAAATGGAACGGATTTGGAACTCACTGGAAGAGAAACCGGAATGGTTGACTTTGGAACAGATAAAAGAATACAGAAAAGAAATGATGAAAGTGAGGATGAAATAATATGTTGCCAAAAATCAGTTACGATAGAAAGTTTCTTGCAAAGTTAAAAAGTAATTATTTCAATGCAAAAGCATTATATGAAACAGTAAAAGAAAATGCGGAAGAAATCGAAAGAAAAATCCTTTCGGAAAATGAGTTCTATGAAACAGAAGATATAGCAGAAATGATGGAGAAAAGAGGTGGGGATGGAAAGCCAAAACGAATTTTTGAGCCAAGCATGACTTATATGATGGATTTGGATAAGGAGTTGCCACGGTTTATTGATTTATGTTATCCAGAATATGTTAAGGCAGGAATTGCAGATCCTCGAGGAAAGGGATACTGTCCTGACGCACAGGCAAGAGAATTATTACTTGAAGCGACAAAGCAGCTTGTAGATTATGGGATTGACATCATTCCAGAAGGACTTGGTGAAAAAGAAACGTTACGGAAGGCAGTTCGAAATATCAAATGGAGAGATAAAGTGCTTGATTTAGTATTAAGACTAGAAAGTGACGAGGTGGAAAGTTATGCAGATTATTGATAGAATAGTAATGGCAGATGGAACAAAAATACAGCTTGAAGATTGGCATAGTGAAAATTCAGAAAAATATCCAAATTTGCATGGATATGCAATTAGTGCTTATCCGATAGCGAAAAATACAAGTAGATTTGGTTGGATAAGAAAAGGTGAAACGTTCAGACTTGCTATTGCCAGAAATGAATATGCAAATTACACAGATGATATGGTACTTGTAGATTATGAGGCGTTGAAAAATGGCACTAAATCGTTTGCTGATTTGCGAGAACATTTTTGGAACAGAGAAAAGGATGCATTTTACTTGGGTTTGGCAGATAAAGAACCTGAGTGGTAGTTAAATGAAATATTAGTTTCAATTTAAGAAAGGATGGTAGTTTTTATGAAAAAATATGTAGTGGTTTGTTATTCTGTACACGAAAAGGAAATTGCAAGCCATGATTCATTTGATAATGAGGATGATGCGTATGCATTTCTTGAAAGGGATGCACAGAATACTTATGAAGAAGAAATGAACAACGCAAGCGAAGGAGATAAAGATTCTATTGACTTTACTATAAGTGATGACGGTGCAGCATATCTTTCATCCTACGATGGAGAATATGAATGGACATGGGAAATAATTGAATGCTAATAAATAGTATGTTTTACAGAGAATAATAAGGCAGATGCAGAAATGTATCTGTCTTATTTGTTAGAAAAAAGGAGATAAAAGCAATGAGACACAATCAGATTTGTTATTATGTAGAAAGAGGATTTGAAGGGAAGTTATATGTTTCGTATGGAATGTACGAACATGAAAGCATGTATGGCAACCATACAGTATCACGGTTAAGACCGCCGGAAATTAGATTGATAAATGGAATTCCTTTTGAAGAATTTCAGTCAGAAACAGAATTTAAAAAACTTCCTAAAGGATGGACATATAGCACAGATTTATATACTGTCACAGAAAACCTTGATAAAAAAGAAAAAATCAATGCAGCAATGAAAGGTAGATATGTTACATGTCCATCGGATCTTCAGTGGCTATTTGATAATGGTTATCTTGTCAAAATGGAAAATGTAGAACCAATTATTGAACCAGAATTTGATCACGGTACATATAGATTGAGAAAGAAATATCCTGCATGGACGCAGTGCTATGGAAGTCATAATGACAGATATCCAGATGAAGTTTTTGAGACATATGAAGCTGCTGAAAAAAGAATGCATGAGATTATGGAAGAGAATTATAAACGATCAGTTGAATGTGCATTGTTAGATTTCTATGAGGATTTAGAGTGGGTACTGGAAAAATATGAAGCTGAACACGGCGGAAGAGAAATTGCGAAAATTAAACAGAGCATTTTAGAAAAACCGCATTTAGAAGATATTATGTTTAGATATTATAAAGGAGAAATTCTCATTGTATCAAGAGAAGCACATAGAAAAAATACACACATTGCATGGGGAAAAATAGCATAAGAAAGGTGAAGAAAAATGAGTATTGATGAATATAAAATGGAATTAGAAGAGGCGAAGCTTTATATTTCTCAATTAGAAAATGAAAATACTAGAATCAAAATTTCAAACAAATCGCTGCGCAATAACAATCGAGCGTTATTAGAAGGAAATAAGAAATTATCAAGACATGTTGAGAGATTGAGAAAAGAAAGAAATGAATTAAGATGTCTCGTAGAAAAATATAATACAGTGGAGGTAAAATAATATGATCAAATTTACGATGAACGCAAAAGAACTCAAAACCATGATGGATAAAGCAATGACGGTAGTAAATAAAAAAGCATCTGTTCCGAGTCTTAAAAGACTGTACTTCTCGATTGATGATAAGGGAATTTTAAAAATTCTTAGTACAGATATTGAGCATTATGTCGAAGCAAGAACAGAAAATACGTACCATACAGAACCTGGTATGTTCGGAATCGACATTGAAGATATTAAAATTATTTCAAAAATGTCAGGAGAAATTACCATAGAAGATATCACATCAGATAAAGAAGAGAAAATCAATATCAAGTGTGGCAAGAAAAATGTTTCTATTCCACGATTTGAAAATACAGATGTTTCTCTTCCGGTATTAGATAACGGAGAAAACATTCTGGATGTAAAAGAAAACTGGTTATCTGAAACAATTTCTAATTTGTCAGTATTTGTGTCAAATAGAGAAGAAGTCAATCGGATGATGAGCGTGTTCAATTTTAATACAAAAGAGAAACGTGTAGAAGCATTATGGAACTGCATGATCGGAATGCGACAGTTAGAAGACGATATGATTCTGAAAGAAACAGAAAATCCGTTTGAAACAGTAAAACTGCATTGCAGATGTGTTCCAGTGTTTAAGAAATTATTGGACAAAAAATCAGAAAGGAAAGTCATTATTTCTCAGAACGATAAGTATGTAAAAGTAGAAAGTGAAAACTTTACATATATTACAAAAAGAATTGATGGTGAATACTTCAAAGTAAATCAGATGTTGTCGGATGAATGGGATTATAAATTTACTGCAAATGCAAAAGAGCTATTAGAGGCAATGAAGTACGACGCAGACCTTTTGAAAGAATCGAAATTGCCAGTTACATTTCATGCAGAAAATGGAAATTTATACTCGTATGCAAGCACAACGAGATATGAAGCTTTTGATGAAATCGAAGTCAAAGAGAAACCAGAAAAAGATTTTTATATTGGTTTTAATCCGAGTTTTCTTGTTGATATAATGAGCATTGTAGATTCTGAATATCCAGTTTTCTATGGCACAAAAGAGGTTTGCCCGTGGACTATTAAGGGAGATACATATAGCTTCTTGATTCTGCCAGTTAATATTAAAGATGTAAAGGTTAAAGCTGAAAAGAGAATTGCAAAATATATTGAGATGAGTAAGACAGCATAATGGAGGTAGAACGGAATGGTAGAAATTAGAATTGATAATACTGGCGATGGAACATGGTGGTTATACAATGATAATAATGTGTGGAAAGATTATTGTGGGTGTGACAATTTTGATGAACAGGTGGTTCTTACTGGGAATAGACATTGTAAGGAATATAAAGATGCTGAATGGTATCAAAAGACAAAAGAAGTAATAGAGGATATTGATTGCTATGAATTATATCCTGAATATACATCCGAAGAAGTAAATGCAAAATTAAAGGAGCTTTACGATAAATGCAGATGTACAGAAGATATCATGATTGATGTATTACGGTTGCTTTATCCAGAAGATGCTTTTAAAGACGGAACGATTAGAGGTTATTGTCAAGGTGATTGGCAAGATTACATTGTCAAGGGAGATGTGGATACGGATTTACTTGAAGCAATGTATTTTGGAAAGATTTCTGATATTACCGTAACAACTGATGAGGAAAAATTTGGAGATATAATCACTCATGATGAATTGTGGAGAGCAGAAAGAGAAGAGGGATTAAAAGAATTTTTCAAAAACAGATATGAGCTTGACAAGGATGAAGAAATTCACATCTTACAGGCAGACGGATATAAACAGATACTTGATTGGAAAGAAGTTATATAAAACCAGTTGAAAGAACGATTTGCTCGGAAGATTGGAAGAGGTGGTATAAATGAAAAAAGCTATTATATATATGGAAGTGGCTTGTGGTTGTTGTGGAGGTATTATAAACAGAGACTATCATAACAGTAAAAGTGTTAAATGGTTAAAAAATGCTACAAGTGATTGGAGATGGACAAAAGAATATGGAAATACTTGTCCAGATTGTTTGAAAAAGATGAATTGACGATTTTCAAGAACAAAAGATGGAGAAATGTATAAATAGAAAGGAATAAAAATATGGAAGAAAAGGATATGAGAATTTGTCCAGTGTGTGGTAAGGAAGTAGAAAGAAATGATATGAATTTCACAAGAGACTGTCATGGAATTACTTTTAGATTAGTGTGTAATGATTGTTGGGAGAAACTAATGGAAAAAGGATATGATGGTGAATATTATAGCGAAGCAGACGAATGTATTGATGAAGACTATTAGAAGGTGAAAAATATGATTAGTACATTGGAAAGAGATAACAGCATTGAAGGAATTTTATTTAGAAAAATGAAAGAACTTCCAGATTGGTATGGTCTTACAGGTGTAGGATTTATATGGCATGGAGAATGGAACGATCCCGAGATTGAATATAAAGGAAAGCGAATCAATGCAACAATTGTTGAAGACACAATGTGGGAACGTTGGATTCGTGATGATGATGGAAGATTAATTGACGGAAGAGAAAGCGATGATGACGGATTTAAAAAGTTTATGTTAGACAACAAGGATGAAGTTTATGAGTTGATAAGGATTGCGAACGCATACTCGTGACTTTAATCGTGAGTAAGTGAGCGCAAAGCAACAAAAATCAAACAGAGAATTTTATATCAGAAAGGTGGTGATATTGTGGAAAAAGCATTTAAGTATCGAATATATCCGAATAAAAAACAGCAAGAATTAATCCAGAAAACATTCGGATGCACGAGATTTGTATATAACTACTATCTTAATAAGAGAAAAGAATTATATGAAAATGATAAAACAATATTTACATATAATATGTGTTCCAAAGATTTGACAAAACTCAAGAAAGAATTGGAATGGTTAAAAGAGCCAGACAAAGATTCTCTACAGAAAACGCTAAAAGATTTAGATATGGCTTACCAAAAGTTTTTCAAAGAACATACTGGCTATCCTAAATTTAAATCTAAGAAGAACAGATATCAATCTTACAGAACAAGTTATACAAAAACTACTGCTGGCGGAAATATTATGTTTATCAATAAACACATCAAACTTCCAAAATTAGGATTGGTTAAAACAAAAGATAAGCAAATCCCGCAGGGAAGAATATTAAATGCCACAATATCACAAGAACCTAATGGACATTACTACTGCTCGCTATGCTGTACTGACGTAGAATTTGAGCAGTTGTCAGAAACCAATCAGAATATTGGAATTGACTTAGGCTTAGTAGATTTTGCAATTATGTCTGATGGAATAAAAATTGAAAATCCTCGATTTTATGAAAAGTCAGAAAAGAAACTTGTGAAATTGCAACGTGAGTTATCAAGAAAAACAATTGGTAGTAATCGTTGGAATAAAGCACGAATCAAAGTTACAAATCTACAGAAACACGTAGCTAATCAAAGAAAAGATTTTTTACAGAAATTAACAACTGACATTATAAAAAAATATGATGTGATTTGTATTGAAGATTTAGATGTTAAATCTATAAAAGAGACAAATTCTACTATTCGTAACAAACGAGTTGGTGATGTATCTTGGTCTGAATTTCGTAGATTATTGACATATAAATCTCAATGGTATGGAAGAACATTATCTGTTATAGACAGATATTATCCTTCTTCTCAAATATGTCATTGTTGTGGTAATAGAGATGGTAAAAAATCTGAAGATATCAGGTGTTGGATATGTCCTAATTGCAATTCAGAATTAGATAGAGATATTAACGCTGCTATCAATATTCTGAACGAAGGGCTTAGACAATTAAATTTTAAGTAATATATATAAGAACCGTAGGAACTACGGGGATAGCTCGGTGATACTTAACTCAATAGAGTTATTGACCGAGAACCCTGCGACTTTAGTCGTGGGAGGTTCAGTGAGTTAGCAATGGAAAGTGAGGAACAAATCAGAAATTGATAGTGGTCTTGGATTATGTCCGAATTTAAAAAGAGAATAACAAAGGGACAAGAGAAATCTTGTTCCTTATTTTTTATGAAAAGGAGAACTTGTGATGTTACGGTATGGAGAAAAATTAGATTTAGACAAAAATCTTTGGGACGCAATCGTCACATATATGAATGATGATATTCGAGAAGATGTGCATTTTGATCTTGCGCCATGCAGTGAAGAAGAATTCCTCGATGAATACGTGAAGAGAGATCAGGAATTTGAAAAATTGCTGCATGAAGAATTTGGAATCGAAATGGAGGAGTAAGATGAGAGCATACAAGCTTTTAAGAAAATTATCAGACGGAAACCTGTATCCACTCTTTATACATAAAACGTATTCCACACCAATTAATGAATGGATGCAGGCTGAGTGTTATCCTACAAAGGGATTTGCGGTTAGATGTGGCTGGCATTGTTGCTTTAGACCATTTGCTCCTCATTTATCAATGAAGCTTGCAAACGGAGAGCAGCGTGTATGGGTCGAATGTGAAGTAGAAGATTGGGCAAGCTATAACAGACCAGAAAGCCAGGGCGGAAGTTGGATTCTTGCACAGAAAATGAAGATAATCAGAGAACTTACAGAGAAAGAAGTCGGTAACATTTTGCTAGATAAGACGGAATAATTATTTCAAATAATACAATGGACGTATAATGTAAAAAATGCGTGTTTCATAGTGAAAGGAGAAAGCAATGAAGACTAATGTATATACGATGGAACGAAAAATTAAAAAGCTTACAAACAAGAAAACATTTTGGGATGATGTAAGAGAAATTGTTGGATTTTATGATGATACTGTTTTTATTGAAGACTGGGACATTAAGCGATTACAAAGAGTAGCTGATGCAAGATACGAAGAATTGGTATAGTGAAATTAGCATTTTTTTAGAAAGGCAGATAATATGTATAGATTAGATTATTATGATAAAGATGACAATCATAAAGAAATCCATGGATTCAAAACGCCAAAAGAAACTGAATACTATATGAAAAGTCATCCAGAAGAAATTTTTGGTAAATATCCATTAATTTTATTTGATAGTGAAAATAATGTGTAAAGGAAAGAAAACGATGAGCGAATATATTATTGAAAATCTTACAAAAAGAGAAATTGATATTATGGAATCAAGTGACATTGAATGGTGTCCAGATGATATGTCAGGAGATAATACGGATATTGTAGTATTCAATGAAAAAGATTGTTATAAAGCATTACATTTAATAGGACGAAAATGAAACTAAGATTTTAAAAGGAGAAAAAAAAGAATGAATGTTTTGAGAGTAGAATTAGTAAGAGAATTTGGTAAATTAAAAACATATAAAATTACATACAACGAGGACATTGAGTTTGAAACAACACTTGTAGAAAAAACATTCAATTATGGCGAAGGAATAGTTGGTGTTATCCCTGAAGCTGTACTTGATTTTGTTGAGAAATGGATTCTTGAAGAGATTTGAAAAAGAGAGACGGTGAAAATTGTGGTAATAAAAATCTATAGAAATAAGAAAAATAAAAATAAATATATTGAAGTTCATAATGACAGATATTATCACAATGCCGTCAAACAGTATATGTACTGGACAGAAGTCAATGTTAAAAATCTATTAGGAGATAGAAAACTACATAGATGGAGAAAAGGAAATTTAAAAGAATTACTTGAAGATTATGAGGAGGTTTAAATTATGTATATGCATATTCACACTACTGAAGAAAATTATGAATACAGAATGAAAAACATTATAAAGGCACTCGTCAAAGATTATGGACTTAATGAATTAAATCCGGAAGAATTACAATATAAGATATGGACAGACTATGCAAAGGAATTTGCTCATGCCGTTTTACAAGATATGGTTGATTTTTCCGGTGACGAATTGTTTGAGATTGGAGAGTAAAATATGGATTTTTGCGGATAGAAATAGTAATTCCAAAAGAGAGAATAACATAACGAGATAGATAAAAGCAGAGAACGCCATCTCTGCTTTTTCTATAAATACATACAAGGAGGTGTGTAGCTATGCCGTACATGAAATACGGAAACTGGTATATCCCAGGATGCAGCATTGCTTTTCCAACAGAACAAGAAGCCTGGGAATATATTGAAGGCTAACAACAATGGGGCAATGGAAATTCCATGTAAGTCCCCAATTCCTTGAATAGTTATTATAACAGAAAGTGAGAGAGATGTAAATGAATAAAACAGAATGTGAAAATTGTAAAAGAGTTATGGAAGAAGGAATTCGAAATGCAAATCAGGCGATTAAAGAATTTACAGAAGCAAATGAAACCGATAACAGAGTGCATTTTGAAACTTTACGGATGAAAGCTGAAAATCACAGAGGATATGCAGAAGGTATTCTTCAGGCACTTGTATGTATTGGTTTTAAACATGATCGGATGAGAGAATTAGAAGATTTACTCGGAATTTAGGAGGAACGGAAATGAAACATTGGGAAAATGACTATGAAGACAAAATCTTATCATATCAGGAAAGTGAAACAGATGAATGTGGCAGTTGTGAGTATAAGCAGAATTGTAGAAGTCAATGTATGGAAATTGCTGCAACATACAATCTTAATTTAAAAGCGAGGTAACTGAACGTGGCAAGATTTGATATGGTAGAACCCATAAATTAATATTAGATGAAACAAGATTTTCATTTGAAGAATGGAGAGGAAATATTATGACATTTAAAGAGATGATTTTTAAAGGCTTATGTGATGGAATAGTAAAGATTATCAGTAATCCAAATGATGATTGTATTGCTTGCCAGATTGGAGAATTTTGGTTTTACTTTATTGGAAGAAAAGATGAAGATTTAACACCTGATGAAGTGTATGAGTCATATACCAAAGAACAACTTACAGAAATGATTTATTCAACATTGCAGGATATGGAAAAGGATGAACTTGATGGAATTGAATATTGTAAAGCATTTTTGGAAGAAAAATATGCATGTAATAAAGAGAAATCAGATGATATGAATATGATTTTATGGAACGAACTAAAGAAACACAGAGGACATAAGGTGAGTATTGTATCATATGGAGATTTGGATAACCCAGCAGACATTTGTTTAGAATGTGAAGATTGCGGAGAAGTTATATTTGATGCAGAAATCTATACATTGTGTGCAAGAGAAGATGACTAATGAAATGAGGATTTGCTGTGAAGAATGGAGAAAATAGAATGAGAAAAGAAAATGGAGTATCTGTGACAAAAATATTAACAGATGTTCGGAGTAATCAAAAAAATGGGACATTGCATGGGTATAATTACTTTGAAGATGAAAGTGGAAAATGGATATATAATATTGATTTTCACATTGACGGTTGTTTTGCACCTATTCAATTGAAATTACCTAAACGAATTTCAATTACAAGGGCAGTAGAAAAGGCAAGAAAAATATTTAATAATACAAAATATTGTAGACAGCCAGATTGGAACAATTAAAGATAGCAATATTGATAATTGGAAGATAATGAAACGATGATTTCAGAAACGAAAACGGAAAGAGAAAAGAGAGGAAACAATTATGGAAGATAATGTTGTCTGCGTGATTGCAACAGAAAAGCATACTGGATTTATAAAAACATGTACAAGCTGTGATAGAGAGAATGCAAATCATTATACCAAATATTATAGAAGTATAGGTTATAATTCTCGAACTGTAACTTATGAAGAGCTTGAACAGATCCACGAAAAAGAGAAACAAGAAATTGATGATCGGAGGATACAAGAATGGTTGTTGGCGATTTAGTTTATAATGATGATTTTGATTGTAATTGTAATTATGATATTTATGATTGCTCAGACGGAAAGCAATATGGTGATGGAGCAGAATCGGTTTTTTGCACACAAAGAGACGGTTTTAATAAACCATTGGATCGTATTCTTGATATGAAAATAAAGTCTATCACAACACAAGATTCTACCATTGTAATAGAAGCAGCTAAATGAAACGTAGATTTCAAAATTAGGAGTGATAGAAGTGAAATACATAGAAACTGAAAATATGCTCAATGAGATAGATTGGGACGATGGAAGAAAATTCAAATGTCATCCATATTGGAATGATGATACTTCTTTTGCATTGGATATTGGTGATGGAGAGCTGATTGACAAAGAAGGTAATTCATATTGTATCCACTGTGAATACAATTGTGATAATGGAATGTGGCATTATATTTTTGAAATATGGTTTGAAAATGATGGTTGTAACATTTATGACATTCCGAAGACTAACAGAAGTAAATATCTTTCGGAAACAGAACTTGAAGAGCTGCGAGGAATTATTTATAACTTATGCAAGGATAAAATAAACACGGAGGAAAATAACATGGACATTGAAGAAATGATGATAGATTTTATATTACATAAAGCAAACAATGAACAGATTGAACAGTTTTTCGGATATGTAAAGCATGATTTTCGTAAAGAGGATATTGAAGATACTCTAAGTCAGATGCCAGATAATGTATTTGACGAGCTTGTAAAAGAGTTTGGTCTTCCTACTGATGGAGTTAAATTATAAATAAGGAGTGATTTTATGAAAATAAGAGATTTATTAGAAGTATTAAATACCGACAGTGTTGTTCTTGCAAGAGAAAATGATATTCTTGTTGATTGTGAAACACCATATATAAATCAGGCACTTAGAGAATATATGGATGAAGAAATCGAGAGAATAACACCATTAAACAATGCAATAGAAATTATATTGAAAGAATGAAATTGGTGGTTTAGAAGGAGAATACTATGAGTAGTTTTTATGAAATATATAAGGAATTAGAGGAAAATCTGCGAACAGAATGTAATCAGATGGTCGAGGACGGAGAGTTGACACAGGAAGAAGCAGACTTCAGATTCTTTATGGTAAGAGATGAAATCTTAGAAAGCATGTCTGAATAGAAAGAAAGGTGATAAAAATGGTAGCAATTAATGCAATTACAAGAGAAAGTATGGATATGATTGTGGATGAGATTATGAACGTGATGGATTCTGATTATTTGAGTGAAGAATCGAAAGGTGCTGAGATAGAAAGAGTATTGGTTAATAATGGATTAGCAATGGTGGTTGAAGAAAATGATAATGAATTCTAAAGATGATGAATTACCAAGCGCATATGAAGAAGTAAAAGTTCTTTTAGATGATGGAAATATTACCAAAGATATGATCGTAAGAGGGGAATATGGACATTTGGAATGGAGAGATCATGCCGATAGATTTGTTAAAGCATGGAGAGAATAAAATAAGAATGAAACGGAAATTTCATTAAAAAAAGAGAGAATAAATATTTAACGGAACGATTTTCTTTATTGATTGTTGACATGAATTGGAGGTTGACTACTATGAATGAACTTGATAAATTATTAGTAGAAGTCGATAAAATTGAAGACGATGATAAGTGGTTAGAAGCAGAGCATGATACAGTCCAACAATATTGTGAAGATAAAAATTATGAAATGACAGAAGACGAAATGGAAACCATTCGATCGAGAGGATTGGAAGAGTCTTTTGAAAGTTGGATAGAATTTAAAGAAATGATGGAGGAATGATTATGAAGAAGTATAGTGTGACATTTACAACATATGAAGAATATGAAGTAGAGGCAGAAAATGAAACTGAAGCACTTAGAATAGCGGAAGAAAAATTGGAATCTGATAGATGTATTCCAATAGCAGATACTCATTATGATGAAAGTGATGTTGAAGAAATTGAGGAGTAAAATATGGAAGGATATATCTTAGATGAATGCAGAAAACATATTCTAAAATTTCATAATATGTCTGATACAGAGATTTATAATTGGATGTGTGATAATTATAAAGGATGTAGAGATTATGAAATGATACGGAGATGCAGTTTCGTAATATTTAAGGAAAGCAGGTGACGAAAAAGTTATCTGCTTTTTTAGTACAACAAGACAGAGAATAATAAGATAGGGTTTGATAAACTAATCAATTAAAAGATTGGAGGAATTGAAATGTTTACAGAAGAATATTTTTCAAAATGGTTTGATATTATTTCAGAACATGATGCAAGAACATTATGGAATGATAGAGATAGAAGTTTTCTCGTATTGAACATAGAAGATGGCACAGATAGATATGCAGATTGCTTTGAAAATTTTGAAGAAATAAAGAGAAGTTTTCCTGATGCTTTATTTGGATTGGACAAAGTAAAATAGCAATGGAAACTTCTCATAAAAAAAGGAGTATGAATATGTTTTATGACGATGATTTGATAATTGGTAGAGTTCCTAAAAAGGTAAAAGAAAGAACAAAAGAAAATATGGAAGTATATAACATGACGTTATATGACGCATTTCAAGAAGCCACTAGGGAATTTGTAAAGACCGGAACAGAATTATGGAAAGCATGGTACTATGATGATTTTAGAAAATTTATTCCTAGTGTATATAATTCTGAATATTTGGATTTTTCGAAATATCCATTAAAATATGCGAGAATAACACAATGAAAAGCACATTTCGTTAGGAGGTAAATTATGGCAGACTTAGCACATTTATTCAAGGCAAAACAAAAAGTTAGGTATCATGATCCAGGCACAGGTGGATGGCATAATGGAGAAATAAAAGAAATACACCCAGATCATGTGATTGTAGATATTCCGGATATTTCAGATCATTGTTGGTTCGAGGAAGATTTGAATTTGGAATATCTTTATCCAGAATATAATTTTGATGTGTAGAAGCAGATGGCGATATGTTATCTGCTTTTTGATTACAGAAAAGGAGAATAGATTATGAGACAGTCAGATTATACAAATCATAGAGCGTTATCACGACATGAAAGTTATGTAAAACAAAAAGCAAAGTGGAGAGATAAGGCAATTGAATGGCAAGCAGATATGTACAACCAGAATTATTCGATCGAAGAATTATCTAATTGGAATGATTTCTTTGAAAAGAAAGGACGGATGTATGGACTGCTCGTAGAATTTCGAGAAAATGGTATTTGCTAAGTATAAATTGAAGGATCGATTGAAAACGGAACATCTTGGCAGACCAAGAGCATTTAGAGTTGTCGGATAATCTAATGACAGTCGAATTTCAAAATGGAGGTGTAAATATGGTTGATTGGTTTGGACGATGGACAGAAGAAAAAGATTATTCACAATATCCGAAAGAAAAATGGTGCGATTATGATTACATGGCAGCATGGATTAGAAAACAGGGATATGAACCTAGAACTGGAATGGAAAATTTAATTACAAATATTTTTTCGTTCTATGAATCTGAAATTGGAAATCATGTTAGTGATTACGATACTGAAAATGGAAATTTTGATGGAACGTATACAGAAGCAGCACAAGCTTACGTAATGGATAGTGGCGGTCTAAGCGAGTTTGATTTTGAAGTATAAGACAGAAGAGGTTCAATATATAAAGTGGAGGTAAAGAATATGAGAACAGATAAAAAGTACATGATGATTGTGACAGAAGAAGATGACAGATACGACGCAGAAGATGGTTATGATTGTGATTTTTATGCAGATCATCCATGGGAAGGGAATTTAATTGATATTGTGTATGGCAATAACATTGATGAGTTGCGAGGTAATGGCGAAAATGAAGGAATGTTTTATATGTTATATTTAGCTGAAAACGGAGAGAGAATTGGTTATGGATGTGTTGATTTTGACACTATTGAAGAAACGATTTCGAGATATGAACTAGAAAAATGTAAAGATATGAACACTACATGGACAAAAGATGATATTATAAATGCATTGGTCGAAGATGGTATAGAACCAACCAATGCAAATATTGTAAAAGTTATTACAGCGGAGTTTGTTCAAAATTTCAAGGATAGAATTATTGAGCTTGGAAATGAGATGATTTTGTGGCAGGTTAGTGATGTCTTTAAAAAGAAGGGAGAATAATTATGGTAAATAAATATGATAACATACAGGATGCAACAGATAAAATCTATGAATTTTGTAAAGACTACATTTTTGAGCATGGTTATGCTCCGTCTTATGACGAGATTGGAAAAGGTGTTGGAATTAAGAGTAAAGGAACTATCCATTGTAATATGCATAAATTATTTAAGGAAGGTAGGATTGCAACAGATTTAAAAGAACCTGCGTCCAGAGGGTTCCGTATTTCTGGTTATATTATCATGCCGATAGGAGTGGATAAAAGATGAGTAAGACAAGAGAAACACCATGCTTATACTATATTTGTGCAGGACAATGTAGTAAAGGGAGAGAAGCAGATCACAATCATTATTGTCAACATTGTGATAAATATAGGCCACGAGCAAAAGTACGACACATCAATCAAAAGAAAGAAAAATTGAATAAAATCAGAAAAGAGGAACGTTATTAACCGGTACAGAAATGTGCCGGTTTTTTGTTGCAAAGAAAGGAGAATATATGAAAAGAAAAACGTTCAAGGGATATTGTCAAACAGATGTGCGTAAGTTCGAGAATTTAGAAAAGAAATGGAACACAACACAAACAAGTATAAGAAAAAAGTTGATTAGGTATGTAGAACTATATGGATATGATTTGTCGGAATCAGATATGGAGTTCATCAGGGAGTGGGTGATTGAAAGTGCTTACAATGTTTTGAAATTAAATCATCAGTTCGATGAAGAATTTAAAAGCCAAAACAAAAATATGGAAATTTCAAAAGATGAATTAGAGCTGATGTTTCCGTCATACATTTTTGAATAGTGAATTTTAGGAGGAAGATATTATGTCACTTGAATATGCCGTTGGATACTATGGAACCTTTGTCGCAATTGGGGTCATTATTATTATAATTATTGCTGCAATTGCCGATTTATGATTGGAGGAATAAAATGAATGAAAGAGTCCAGACAGGTTTAGAGGAAGAAAAACTTAAATATAAACGAAAAATCGAAAACACTATGAAAGGGAAGTCTAAGAATCTACAAGACTTCCTTTTATATATGCATGATTTATCAGAAAAGACAAAATATGTTTATATGTGTGATGTATTAAAATTTCTAAAGTTCACCGGAAAAGAAAAAGAAGAAGATCTCGAACTGAGAGATTTTGTATCCTATATGGCAAAAATACAAGATAAAGACAATGGATTAGAAACAGTTTCTTCTTATCAAATCGCAGTTTATTCTGCGTTAAAACTTTTTTCAAAATGTATGTTTGCATATAAAATTTTTTCGAAAAATTATATGGAAGAAATTGCGAAGCCAAAAAAGAGAGAGCAACAGAGAACAATAGAAAGAAGAGAAAAGAGTTATTTGACACCAGAAGAAACACAAACGTATCTTTATAATGTTGATCATAAGCTAACAGGAAAAACAAGAAAGCCATCAGCTATTTGGTCACAAAGGGATATTGCAGTTATAAAACTTTTCCTTTCTACAGGTGTACGTTGTGCAGCGTTATCCAATATGGATATAGAAAACTTAAATATGGATAAAGGAACTTTGATTGTAACAGATAAGGGAAAGAAAGTTCATACATTCATTTTAATTCCAAAAGTTTTAGATGAATTGCAGAAATGGTTAGCATACAGAGATCAACTTGTAACAGCACGCGATACGCCAGCTCTGTTTCTTGGGAAAACCGGAAAGAGATTGTCAACAAGTGCAATTTCAGATATTACAAAAAAATATGCTTGTAACATAAAAGGAAAAACAATTAGTCCACATAAACTAAGGGCAACATATGGTACTACATTGTACAACGCAACGGGTGATATTGTGCTTGTACAGAAAAATTTACATCATGCATCAATTAATACAACGCTGTTATATGTAAGAGGAATGGAAGAAAAAGCACAAAAAGAATCTGTAGAAATCATGAAAAATATTATCTAAACATCAACGAGGCGGTAGACTTCCTGTTTATCGCCTCATATAAGAAAGGAAATTATTATGGTACAAATTTTAGAATTATTCGGTGGAATTGGAAGCCCACGGTGTGCATTACGGAATATCGGTATTCCTGTTAAATCAATTGATTATGTCGAGATTGACGAAGCAGCGGTTAGATCATATAATGCAATGTTCGCAAAAGATCTTCCGTATAAAACGCAAACAGTGGTCGGATACAATCTTCGTCCAGATATTCTGATACATGGTTCTCCTTGTTTTACAGGAGATACATTAGTATTGACTAAAAATGGTTTTAGAGAAATAAAAGATGTTTCCGTTAATGAAGAAGTTGTTTCTCATGATGGTTTATTTCACAAAGTAATTAACGTATTCAACAATGGCGAAAAAAATATTATCAAACTAAAAGCATCTAATTGTCATGAAATAAAAACTACTAGCAATCATAAATTTTATGTAAGAGAAAAGACATATATTCACCCATTTATTGATGGAAAGAAGACGGTGAAAAGAAAATTTTCGGAACCAAAATGGGTCGAAGCTAAAGATCTAAATAAAAATTATTTGGTCGGAACCCCAATAAATCAAAATTCAATTGTCCCCAAATGGGATGGTGTTGAGTGTACAAGGGGAAGATCTAAATATATTAAAAATAATCTAAATATGAAAGACGAAGGATTATGGTATTTGATAGGAAGATTTTTAGGTGACGGATGGACAAGAACGAGAAAAGACAGAAACAATAATGTTTCTAGCATGATTATATGTACATCAAAAATAAATGGCGAAGATAAACTATTTGAAGAAAAAATACCAGAATGGGCACATTACGTAAAAGTCGAAGACAATACGACATATAAATATCAATTTACAAATAAAGAATTGGCTACTTTTTGCAATCTATTTGGAAAAGGTGCTGAAGGTAAATATTTACCTGGATTTGTATTTGATATGCCAATTAATCTCGTGAGGAAATTAATAGAGGGTTATGTTGATAGTGATGGATCATGTAAAAAATATACATATTCTATAACTTCAGTTAATAGGAAACTATTATATGGAATTGGGCAGTTGATTGTGAAAGCATATAATATACCGTTTCAAATAAGTAAATTTAAACGTCAAGAATTTGGATGTATAGAAGGAAGAAAGGTTCATCAAAAAGACACATATACAATACGATGGACTTTAAAGTGCAATAGAAGAATGTCAATTATTGAAGATGGATATTTATGGTCTCCAATAACAAAAATTGAACATACAGAAAACAAAGAAACTGTTTATGATATAGAAGTGGAAGAGGCTCATTCTTATACGGCAAATGGATGTATAGTGCATAATTGCCAGGATATGTCTGTTGCTGGACATCAAGGCACAGCTACCGGAGATGGAAGAACAAATCATGGAGCTGGAGCAGAAGAAGGATCTGGGACAAGATCGAGTCTTATGTGGGAAACGATTAATATTATTAAACAGATGGGAGAATGGAAACCAAAATATGTGATTTGGGAAAATGTTAAAAATGTCAGAAGTAAATATATGGTACATAATCACGACAGATATATGGAAGAATTAAGTAAACTTGGATATACAAGTACATATGAACTATTAGACGCAAGAGAGTTTGGTATTCCACAAGCAAGAGAACGCTATTTCACTGTAAGCTGTTTAAAAGGAAAGGAATTTGATTTTTCTGATCTGATTAGAACGCCAATGAAAAATATTCATGAGTTTTTGGAACAGAAAGTTGATCCAGTATATGAGGTAACACAACCGAGCATTCTGGAATGTATTGGCGCATCCGGAATTAGAAGAGCAACTGTAATTGACCAATATGCTTATACAATCACGACTCGCCAGGATCGGACACCTGCACAGGTAATTGACTTACATAATGGAAAGTATAGATATCTTACGGAACGGGAATGTTGGAGACTTATGGGTTATACGGATCAGGATTATGAAGCAGCCGCATCTGTACAACAGAAACGAGGAAGATATAGAATGGCATTATATAAACAGGCTGGCAATAGTATTTGTGTTCCAATTTTTGAAAGCCTGTTCAGAAAAATTTTGTTGGGCGAAACTGCATAGAAAAACTATGTTATTGCTGAGGAATATGATATAATATAAATAATTATATAAAAGTTGGAGGAAAATAGAATGGGAGAATATTATAATACAATTATTTTACGACATGCTGAAGGATCTTATACGAAAAAGCAATTCAAAAATTACTCTGAAGGAGATTGTATTTATGGACCAAATACTGATCCAGAAGAATTAAAACGATGGACATACGATCAGCTCAATGAAGCAAAAGCAGAATTGGCAAAATATAAATGTACATATGACGAGCATTCTGATTGCGTTGATGTAGAAGAATATGCACTTGAATATTGTGATACAAATACAGATGGAGAATTTGTGAATGGTTCAGATTACGATTTAGCGGAAAGAGAGGAAGTGTAATATGTCAAAACCTATGAGTTATTATGAAGAAAAATATGTTTATACGCATGAAGCAAAAGAGACAAAGAAATGTCCAATGGGATGGGATCAATCATGTTATAGTTGTATGCATTGTTTTCCTGGACATTATGAGCGACCTGATGATTATAAAGGAAAAGACGTTTGTGTGGAATGCAAACGATAGTTTTAAAAGAGAAATGGAACTGCCTTTGTGACAATTCCATTTCTATTATAATGGAGAACGTAAAATTGAGGTAATATAGATGAATAACTTACAGGAAATATGGAATGATTTGGACGAAGCATATGAATATATGGAAAGAGCAATCGCAAAAATGTCATACATTCCATTGCCTAAAGAATTGTACGAAAGAAAAGAGCAATTTGATTTATCGGAAATATCTTATATGAAGCAGCTTGTGGAAGAGATGATGGAGAATAATGCTGGGAGAGCATAGATGGATAATAAATTAGAAATTTTTTCAGAGTGCACTAATAAACAATTATTGAAAATATACAAGGATGTTATTGATAGTAAACAAATGGGTATCAAAGCGATATCTCTTAATCAATATGCTGAAAAATTAAAAAGAATATGTGCATTTGAAACAAAAGCACAGGCGATTGATTTTGCTGAAAAATTATTTTACGAAGAAACAGCGAAAAGATTTTTCGATCAGATGAAATAAAATGAAACCAAGTTTTCATTGGAAATGTAAACAATATACATTTGTGGATATTTCAGAGGAGGAATAGAATGAAAAATAATAAATTTGCATGGGAATTTATAACAATTGGAAATAAAACATATCAGTTTAAAAACGGAAAATTAAAATGGATTATCAGATGGTAATGAAATCTAAGTTTCATGGAGATAGAGAATATTATATGGAGAAAAGAGTATATATTCCATTATGGTTAGCCTTGAAACAGGCGCGTAAAACATATGGTTATCCGAAAGACTACGGTATCTGCGCTTGCTATGATGTCGAAAACATGGGTTGGTGCAAAGATGAGGTAACGAGATGGTATCACTTTACCTCTGTCGATGGTACGCCAGCATACACATTAAAACGATGAATTAAGCACTTCAATAATAAAAAGAAAGGAAAACAATATGAATGTGATTTGGTGTGAAATATCTTGTGGAAGATGTGGGGCAGCAATTGGAGATTACTATTCGCCAGATTGGATTAAAAAACTGAAAGCGATGTCAAAAGATTGGACGCATGATGATAATTATAGAGTATTATGTCCGCAATGCAGAAAAGAATTAAAAAAAATGAAATCAAATTTTCAGGAGGTATTTAATGGATAAATGTAAATGGTGCAATACAGAACTATACAAAGAAGAATATTATGGAGACGCAGCCTTTGATATGGAACAACCAATAGAAGAAGACGATTATACACGTTTGTCCATGTTGTGGAATTCTAAAACAAATAAATTTGGGTTATGCGCAGGTGGAGAAAGTGAAGCAGTTGCAAATATTAACTACTGCCCTAAGTGCGGAAGAAAGTTATGAAAGATCGAGGTGATGTTATGGAATATGCAATCGCATATAATGATAAATCTGGAAATGGATTCACCAAAACAGAGCCATGGATTTTAGATGATTTTGATAACCGAAAGGAATGTATAAAGAAAGCGAATGAGTTGATCAGATCTGGTTATAAGAATGTAACTGTTCTTAACTATGATGAATCGGTTCCAGAGTGTATTGATTGGGATTATGTAAAACAGCATCAAAATTAATATTTGAAATGGAGGAATAATGTTATGCATGTGAATGTCTTTGATACAAAAACAGACGAAGAGCTGATATTGCTATATAATCAGTTTCTTGAAGCAGAAAAAAATGGTGCATTCCCTGATAACACTGAGTTAGCAAAAATTAAGAGGGAATATGAAAAAGATTTTGGAGCAAAGACAACATTAATGCTGCAAATTGAGTTAACTCATGTAATAGCAGATAGATGGTTTAAAGAACACAATAAACGTGAAATGAAAGAGTTATATATTGTTGAAGATGTTCCAAAATATCTTGAGGATAACTCATCTTATAAATATGTTGTAAAAGCAAACAATTATGACGAAGCAATAGAAATGGTAAAGAATAAAACTGGTCATAATATTGAGTGGGATGCATCACTCGCCGATAATGATGATGTTTGGCAATAAAATTTAACTTTCAAATGGTGATAATATGGAAAAATTGAAATTGTACAAAGTGACAAAGGCAAGTTCAGATGGTACATTTAATATTGGTGATATAATTTGGCTTTCTAATAATGAAGATTTAAATAGTTGCAAAGGCTGCGGATGGCTTCCGAAAAGTGAGTGGAATAATCCTGGAAGTAACGATTTTGAAGTTGAAGAATGTACCGATTATTATTTAGACGTGACCGATCGGAGTGAAAAAGTAAGGAGAAAAGTTTAGATGATATATCTGATTGCATACAAGGAAAAAGATGGAAACGATTTTATGGGTCAGCCTTATATTCTAGGAGATTTTAATAATTTTGATGAATGTAAAGAGAATGCGCAGCAGCTTATCTGAGATGGGTATTGCTATGTTACGGTATTCGAATGTGAAGAGAATGCGCCAGAAGAAATCTCGTGGGATTATGTAAAAAATAACTAAGTTGATAGTTAATACAAGATGAGGCAGGTCATAAAAATATGGCTGAATTTCTGTATGGACTTGCAGAAAAATTAAGGATAAATAAATGATTTACTCGGAAGATTGGAAGAGGTGACATTAATGGAATTTAAAAAAGGTGATAAAGTGTTTCACAAAAATTTAAAATTGTTTGGAATATTTGTAGATTATGCATGGGAAAATCCAAACGAGGAAGCAGATGTTGATTTTGAAATGGAAGATGGTTGTATTGAACAGCGACATGTTTCAATAAATCAGTTGCAGAAGTGTTCAAGTAACGAAGAGATTAGAAAGAGAATTGGAGGTATAACAGTGGACGAATTAAGAATTAAAATCGAGCAGCTTATTGAGGATTTAGAAAATGAAACAAAAAATCGCAATATGAATGACTTAGAAGAAGGCAGATATAAGGCTTTATGCGAAGTATTGGATTTAATTGACGAGCAGAAGAAATGACGATTTCATCACAGTTTATGAACTATATATAGTACAATAAATCAAATTACATACTATATAGTGTTTCGTGGAGGTGTAAAATATGAAAAATGAATATAAAGTAAAAGAGACAGACTTTGGAACAAAAACAAGTCATCCGGAATAAGGTGCATATTGTCATGAATAATTATAAAGAAAGTAGAGAATTAAAAAATCTTACTGTAGAAGAGGTAAGCGAAAAACTTAGTATAAGTAAGACAGCGATATATAATATCGAAAAAGGTGAAAATTCTCCATCAGTGGATAACTTAGTACGGCTTGCAAAATTATATGAAGTTAGCACAGATTATTTATTAGGGAATACTAGATTTAAAAATTTTTCGGAACAATATGATTATCTGCAATCATTAGACGACAATGATTTATTTAAAGAATTAAATGTACTTCATATTAATGAATTTACAACAAAAGATTGGAAAACATATTCTAAATTGAACGGAGAATGGTTTTTGACAATACGATAAGGCAAAGAAAAATTGCTTTCATTGTAAAGGATGCGAATAATATGACATATGAAGAAATACAAAAAATCAAACATTTACGAGAAGTGACTTCTGTTATGGTTGAGGAATCATCAAATGGAATTGAATGTACTAAAAATAGATTTGGAAACAGAACTATGGATGGCTGCAAAAATGTAACTTTTGAAAAGATTGAATTATCAAAAATTAACAATGATATTCCTCATATAAGAAGAGAATATTATGGAAAAAATCTATGGGTAATGTTATGAGATTAAGTTGTTTTTAATATAGAATGGAGATGATTATATGAAAAGAATTAAAATGAAAAATAATACAACAAAATTTGTGTGGGATGGAGATAACTGCGTAGATAAGTACACAGAGTTTATAGAACAGTATTATTACGACTCAAAAGAAGAAAGAATGGAGCATAAAAAAGAAATGGAATCAAATGGATGGAATGATTCTGGTCAGGTTAGGGAAATGGTAAGTGGTTCTTTAATGCCATGTGCGAAAAATCCTCCTGTACATGTCTGGTTCGGAAGTTATTATAAAACAATTAGAGAGTAGATGAAAGATTGTTTTCAGAAGGCAGGTGAAATGTTGTGACTGAAGCAGATATTAACAAATATGTTGTCGAAGAAATGGGATATGCAGAAGAACAAGAAGATAAAATTTCCATTAGGCTTGATTTGTCAAATGGAGAATCTGTAGAAATCTGGTTTGACGAATATAATGATTGTTATACCTGGAGCAATGCCTCCTATGGATACGAAGATACTTATGCAGTAGTACAAGATATTTGCGAATGGATGGAAGATAATTTATTAGAAGTAATAAATATAGAAACCGTATAATAATTAATATAGACAACAAAAGGAAGAAACAAAATATGGATAATATAATTTATATGTTTGACATTCCGTTATTTACATATGATGGATATGCAGATGTGATGGAAGATGGAACTCAGTATCAAGCACTTGAATGGAAACTGATTGACATGGAAAAATATAACGGAAAATATGTTGTGGTTGGTTTTGATGGATCGTTGAGAATTTATGAAGCTGAAGGTGAAAAATTGTTTGAAGGTTCATTACTTGATTCAAAAGATTTTGTTTGGCATCTGAAAAATAAAATTAAATAAAAGGAAGTAAAAGCATGAACTTAGAAAATATTAGTAAATACATGTGTTTAATTCTCAGACATAAACCAGAAGCAATTGGCATTACTTTGGATGAACATGGGTGGGCTAATGTAGTCGAACTGATTGACGGGATTAGGAAAGACAATCCTGGATTCGATCTGGATCATCTGTACGAGATCGTGGAAACAGATTCGAAGGGAAGATACTCTTTCAATGAAGATAAAACACTGATTAGATGCAACCAAGGACATTCGATTCCTGTAGATGTAGAGTTAGAAGAGAAACAACCACCAGAATTTTTATATCATGGAACTGGCGAAAAATACGTAGTGTCAATCGATCAGATTGGGTTAATTCCAAAAAGCCGGTTATATGTTCATCTTTCAAGTGACGTTGATACTGCAGAAAAAGTCGGACAAAGACACGGAAAAGAAGTTGTGTATCAGGTGGCATCTGGCCAGATGCATAGAGATGGATATAAATTTTATTTGTCTGTGAATAATGTTTGGTTAACCAAAGAAGTGCCAACAAAATATTTAGAAAGGTAAAGTGATCGATATGAAAAATGTAAAAGTAATTACAATGAGCTTTGGAGAATTTAAAGACTATGTTGGAATGGTTTCAAACGGAGGGATAAGATGAACAATAAGGCTATTTGTAGAAAAACCGATGAACATTTTACGGAAGGTAAAGAATATGAATGTACAGCAGCTTATTCAAGATATGAAAGTGCTGTTGTAGATATTCTTGACAACAACAAAGAACTCATTACATGTGAAATAAACGATAAAGATTTTCAATTTGTTTTCAATTAATGAATCAGACATTTCAAAAGGAGATAACAATGGAAAACTATATGAATGCACCAGTTCAATTAGAGTGGACAGATAAAGATGTATTAGAAGATTTCGATAAATATCATGATAAGAAAGCAGTTTCCAGAAGATTTTGCATTCCCGTGTCTCAAGTAACAGAAATATTAAAACGAAACGGTGTGAAAGAAAAATGATTCCAAAATATTTGAACTATACAGTAACACCTGCAGATTTGAGAAATATGTCAGAAGAGAATGTAATAGAATTAATGATTTTCACGGATCGAGATCGGAAAGATAATGAGGATGCAGAAAAATTATATTGGTGGTGCATACAAGAAATCAATTTTAGAATGGATTTGAGTGGATCTGAATATAAGCAATAAGAAAGCGATGGCTGGTTTAGTCATCGCTTTCTTTATGATATGCTGCAGCTCTATAACGGAAATTCGCATCCTGGATTTCTTGCGAGATATGTTCCATTCGATCGATATATTCTGTAACATGTGATGGAATTTTTGTATCCCATTCGTTTTTATCGGAAGTAAGTAGATCGTTCGGAGTGCATTCTAATGCTTCACAAATTTTTTCAAGAGTTTCAAAGCGAATGCTTGCCATATTACCAGAACAAATTTTTGACACTGATGGCAAAGAGAGATCAGTAGCTTCTGCAAATGCAGCTTGATTTTTATATTTACTCAATATCAAATGTTGAATATCTAATTTAATCATATTGCACCTCCGTGTCAATGATTATAACATAATTAAATAAGAAAATCTATAAAGACATGTTTATATAAATAAAGATAAATTGCGATATAATAGCAAAAATAATAAAGATATATTTATATTAAGTATTGACATATTAAAGATATGTTGATATAATGAGTTCAACGTAAGAAAAACAAGAGAGAAAGGAGGAACCGGGTATGGATGTACATTGTGGCGAAATTAAACGTGGTGAAATCTATTGGGTAGATTTCGGGAAAACGAAAGGATCTGAACAAGGCGGAAAACGCCCAGCACTTGTTGTCCAAAATAACATTGGGAATAAACATTCTCCAACAACCATAGTCGTGGCAATCACATCAAAAAGGAAGCCCAATCTTCCTACTCATGTCATTTTGGAAAAAGATGCGTTGAATGGATTAAGTTCCGATTCGTTAGTAACATGTGAACAAATTAAAACAATAGATAAAGCTAGATTGTTGGATAAGATCGGAGAGATTAGTCCCAAAAAGCAAAAAGAAGTGAACAGAGCAATGCAGATTAGTTTACAGACATTATTAATGGAGGAATGACAAGATGATAGAAGCATATGAATACTCTGATTACAACCAAGCGATGCAGAAAATGAAAGAACTTGAAAAAAAGAACAAGAAGTACAAAATTCTTATTTATACAATTGATTATGATCAAAATGAAGAAAGTAAAAAAATAACTACACCTGCAGAAGGGTGTAAATTAATTAAAAAAGCAAAAACTATTTTCCTTAACAGAGATGAAATAATCGAACATATGCAATTATATTCTACGATACAAGATATCGAACACATCAATCGAGAAGGTATTATGCATGACATTATTTTACCACATTTAAAGGAATGAAATGGAAATATTTACCGCTGGAATATACATGTCAAGAGGTATAAAATGGAAATATAAGGAAAGACAAATATAGAATAGCAAACAAATGTTCGAAAACATATTGACAAGAACATTAGTTCGATGTATTATAATTTTGTCGAACAAAATAAAAGAAGGGAATCATACCTGCGTTGGAGCGCATACGGTATGAATCCCTTCCTGTACATAACAAGCAAAACAAGCGATATTCATATGAATCTGAACTGTTGGAGCAGTCCAGATGAATAATAGCACAATGTCCTGCTTAAGTTTCATTATACATATTAATTTGCAATTCTGCAAGTCTATCTTGAGCAGTTCGCTATTATTTCACAATTTTACACAAACAGAATAGGAGAATAACCAATACGTAAAGGTACTTATTCATTTGATGAACGATAAGAACCTGTATTAAGTTTACCTATTTTTAAAATTAAATAAAGAAGGAGTGATCAGAAAATGTACTACATTATCACAAATGGAAAATATTGGGTGATTGAAAATCCAATACGTCCTGGCGAGTACATGGAATCCACAAAATCATCCAATGCAAAACAGTTTACATTCAAACAGGCTAAAAATCTGTTGAATGCACGTAGCAAAAAACTAGGTTGGATTCGGAATGGATATTCCATGGTTGGAGAGGATGGAAACAAGCCAACAGTTTCTCCTAAAGCAAAAGGGAATGGAGGTGTATTTTTAAATGAAAATGACATTGTAGTTGATCTGAACTTACTCGATCAGATTGAAGATGAGTGTACAAAGTTTTTAAGTTTGGCTGCATGGGATGAATCTGAATTGAGCAACATGTTGGAATCTCTTAGTACATATTTGTCTAAGCTTGATTCAGAAGAGAGTGATATTAAACATGCACTCGTTATTTATACATATAAACATGATGGAAAATTACCACAAGCACATAGAATTGCTAAAATCGGATATCTGTTCTTGCGGATTCTTATTGATCGAGCACATGTGAAAGCATGTATCTATAAACTTCAGGCAATGAAAAATGCATTGACGTACCATTACTCTCTTGGAAAACTGCAAACTGAATTAAATAAAACTGACAATGGAGAATATGAAAACTATAAACCAAGAACTGCAAAATTTGACGAAGCGATGAAAATATTGGAAGGGTAGGGTGAGCAAAAATGAGATACAAATATTTGACAGAGACTCAAAGAGAAAAATTAGAATTTCTTACACCAGAAGAAGCAGATGAGATCCAGCAAACGTATTTAGACAACGACATGCGCGAGCTTAAAAAAATCTGCAAAACTTTGATTTACAAAAAGAAAAAGTCATCTCAAGATTTACCGACACTTCATGATGCAGAACTTGAAAGTTTAGCAGTAGAAGTTTTTCTGTCGAGTTTACTTAAATACAATTCGGATGTCAAATGCACTTTTAAAACGTATTTATATGGAAATATTTGGAGAAAATATTGGACATATACAAGAGATATCGAACGTAAAAAACGCTGTGTTTTTGTTCCAGATATTGACGAAGAGACTGGAAAGCAGAAATTCGATAAAGATGGTAATCCTAAAGAGAAACCTGTGTTTGATATTTCCATTTATTCTCAAATTGACGAAGATGGAATGCAGCTCTGGGAGACATTTGTATCTGGGAAAACCGTGGAAGATGTCGTCTTTCAAAATGATCAAGAAATGTCTTCATTAATGAGAGAATATACAAGTAAATTATCACGAGTACAGAGTGTAATTTTACATATGCTTGCAGATGGATTTAATGAAGAAGAAATTCTTCAAAATTTACATATTTCTAAGTCACTCTATAACGATAGCTTAAAAGCTATCCGGAACAACTCAAATACAAGAATACTTAGGAGGGATTATTAATGTTAGATGAATACAGAATCGAACAGATGGGCGTAGGAGCTTATGTTGATAGTATTGATGAGGAAGTTATTACTGTTGATCAGGCAGTCCAGAGAGCGTTTTGTTGGTCAAATGAAATGATCAATAATTTGATTTATAGTACTGTATCTCCAAAACGGATTTACATTCCCAACATTATTCTTGCAGAAGAAAAAAGAGAAGATGGGCTTACTACTACATACGTAGTGGATGGTGGTCAGAGAACAGAAGCGCTCAGACGTTTTGTGTTTGATGGGCATAAGATCTCTAAATCAATCCGGAATAGATATGTGACTTATCAAGGAAACAAACTGGATAAAAATGGAAAACCTATGAGAGATGAAAATGGAAAACTGATCAAAGAAATCAAAACATTTGATCTGGTTAATAAAACTTATAATGATTTCCCACCAGAACTGAAAAAGAGAATGAGATCATGTCAGTTGTCTGCTGCAATTTATCAGGAATGTACTCCAGAAGATACCTGCGATCTTGTCATGTTGTATAACTCTACTATTCCAATGAATGTAAGCCAGAAGGCGTTTACTTACATTGGTACATTTGCGGATAAAATTAAACGGATTAAAGATAATAATCGTTTTCTTAAAGATTGTACGATGCTGAATGAGTTAGACAAGAAAAAAGGCATCTGGGAAAGAGTGATCATCGAATGCGTTATGGCGATGTTTCATTTAGAAGAATGGAAAAAGGCGCCAAGGGATATCTGCAAGTATCTTAATGAGAACGGAACAGAAGAAGAATTTGATACACTGAACAAATACTTTAATATGTTAATTCCTTACGCAGATAAACTCGATCATACAGAAGTAGCTGAATTATTTGTGCCAAAAGATTTTATGGCATGGATGACTCTTATGAAAAGAGCCTTAGATGAAGGAGTTTCACCAGAAAATTTTGGAAAATTCCTGATTGCATTTAATGACATGAAAGAAATCAAAGTCAATGATACTGATTGGATTGAAATAGAACAGGATAAACACACGAAGGACAAAAAAGTAATTCAGCAGAAGATTGATTATTTACATACTTTATTAGTGGATTTTTTACATATTAAAGAGAATAAACCAAATGAAGATGCAGAGAGCGAAAGTATCAAAGACTCATCAGAAAATTCAGAGGGTGAAGAATCTGCAATCATTGGTGTTGATGATCGTATTGATCAGAATGATATTGATTTTGTACATACTCATGTAAATGAGAAAGTAGATCCAGACGACATCGAATTTTACAACGAGTGTCTTCAGGATACAAAAGTGTCTGCAAATGTTTATCAGCAGTGTAAAACAGCGTTAATTGCATTGATGGTTTATGCAGCGCAGAATAATCAGGATCAGGAATTTGAACAGTGGATTGGAGAATATCAGAATGCAGATGATGAATATAGTTCCAATCAGGGTATTAATTTCAGATTCATGAAACGAGATTTCGAAAACTTTCTTGTTGGGAAAGGAAACGCAGCGTAAAGAAAGGAGAATAAAATAATGCAGATGAATATTGATGACATCAAAATTTCAGATCAGTTTCTTGATTCTCATCCATCTCAAGAAAAGATGGAACGATTTGAAAAATATTGGCTTCGTACAAATCATCAAGACAAGTCAATTATTTTGGATAAGAATGGTTATCTCGTAGATGGATATATCCGATATCTTATCATGAAAAGAAATGGTGCCAAAACAATTCGGACAGTATATAAAGGTCAGCCAGGTGCGCTGATCAAAGGTGTTCATATCAATTACGATGGTATTGGTACGAAAGAATACATTTGGCGAGTGCCAAGAGTTAAAGGATGGAGAAAATTCATCAATAATCTGCAGATTGGTGCCGCAGTATTATGTGTTACGAAAAAAGGTGTAAAACCAGTCAAAGTTACAGAAATTCAAACAGAGAATATTATTGACGGGAGAGAATACAGTAAGGTGCTGATCAACAAAAAGATCGAAATTAAAACGAAATAAAAAGGAGGTGAGACAAATGAAAAGGTTAGGAAAATATTCAGGAAAGGTTTATGAAGAACATGAGATCCAGAATATGGATGAATGTGGAACAGTAATTACAGACGAACAGGCTGCAGATAAAGACTTTATTAAAAAGCATCACATGTGTGATTTGGTACAGTGTGTATCATGTTTTGGGTGTCCGTTTTAGAGGAGTGTAATTTTATAGGGTTGCAAATCGGTTCAATTCAAAATTGATGCAGACGAAATGTTTTAGAGGAATGTAATTTTATAGGGTTGCAAATCCTCAAAATAAAATAACTCTATAAAATTAAGACGTTAAATAAAAATAGACTTAGATTTAATCTACGTTATTACAAGAAAATATATTGATATGTAACTCTAGTATCAAATTATATCGTTTAGATTTAAACATGCGTTACGTCTAACTTTCTTGTCGCAAGTGATTTAAGCATAAAAACTTGTAATAACATTGTCAAAGAGTATTACCGACTATAAGTCGAGTTATTAATTAAAAGGAGAAAATTATGCAATATTTAGATTTTACTTTAGTAGTAGATAAAAATAATAAACCATGTGTACCGATTTTAAACGGTAGAGCTGGTTATTTGCTTAGAAATAATAAAGCAAAAATTATTAATCATGATCCATTAGTAATAAAACGAATAGACGATTATAAGAGTGATTTTGAAAATAGGGATATTTTCGAGTTAAAAATTGATAGCGGATATTTGAATATAGGATTTTCTGTCAGTGATAATTATCATGAGTATTTAGCTGGACAAGTCGAATTATTAAAAGGAATGTCGGATAGATTAACAAATCGAAATGGATATCGAAGAACACGAAGATCCAGAATTAGGTACAGGAAAAATAAAAATGTTGATTACAAAACCGTACATAATCCAACATATAAAAATGGAAATGAAGAAGGATGGTTTGCTCCATCAATACAACATAAAATTGATTCACATATTCGTTTAATAGATAAAATTGCGTCATGGGTTCCAGTAGATAAGGTAATTGTAGAAGTTGCTAAATTTGATATCCAGATGATAAAAGCTTTAGCTGACGGGAAAGAAATATCAGGAAAAGATTATCAAAATGGAGAAATGAAAGGATATGAAAATGCAGCAGCTTATGTTAGAGATAGAGATAAACATACATGTCGGTTGTGTGGCGCAAATAAAAATGTTGTGATTGAAGTTCATCATATACAACCGCGTTCAAAGGGAGGAACCGATAAACCAAGTAATCTAATATCTTTATGTCATAGTTGTCATCGGAAGGTGCATTCCAATAATAACGACAATAAATATTTTGAGAAAGTTAAGAGTATGAAGTTATCGGATACATACAAAGACAGTACTTATATGAATATGGTTCGTTGGGAACTTTTTGAAAGGCTTTCTGGCAAATATGACGTCAAAGTTGGGTATGGATATCAAACAAAAATTAATAGAAGGAATGCCGGTTTAAGAAAATTTCATTATACGGATGCTGTTTGTATTAATGATTACAAGGATGTGACACTAACGGAGAATATCTATATTGTAGATCAAAAACGATGCAATGACAGGAGTATGGAGACATTTAGTGATGCAAAATACATAGATGTACGTGATGGAAAAGAAAAAAGTGGAAATACATTATATAAGGAAAGGATTCCAAATGCTCCGTCTAAACGAGTCACGCAAAAAGAATATATAAACAATATGAGACAATTTCGTGGTAAGAAAATTAAACCTGGTAAACGCACTTTTGTTTGTAATTCATATTGTTTGAAATGTGGAGATTTAATTTACATAAATAGTGGAAAGCATAGAGGAAATATCGCAGAAGTAGAATCCATGCAAAAACTACCTAATGGTAATTTCAAAATACGATTTACATATAAAGCACAAACAGTCAAATACCCTTCTATAAGTATAAAGCCAGAAGAATATGAATTATTAAAGAATAATTTATTAGACAAAGTAAAAATTGTAAGAACAAGGCGTGGAATGATTTGGAGAAAATATAATCGTCTAGAATACGAAGCGACCCATGCAGATCAAGAAGGAATGGCTGTATAAATAAAAGAAGGGAGGTGAAATAAAAATATGTTACTTACAATTTTAAGAATCATCCTAATTATCTTCGCCTGGTTAAATCTAATTGAAGAGAAGCCAGAACGAAAAAGTGAAAAGGTTTTATGGATCACTATTATTGTAACTACTGTGGTTGAGCTAGTGTATAGCTTTTTCGGAATATATTAACGGAGAATAGTAGGTCATGCGATTTAACATGTCTGAAAATGAGGTCGGAAATGGTTCCAGACACACTCTGGAAAGAGTACCTGAGATGATGGATACGCCGCCCATCCATTTTTAGGCATTTTAAATCGCATGACTGAAATATAAAACGCGATGAAAGGCACATTTCTTTAGAGAATATATAAACAGAAAGAAGGAGTAAAACATGGCAAAAGAATTAACAGGCTATATAGCCGTAGCAGGAATTAATCTTATGGGGAAGGAAGAATATTTTGCAATTTATAACGATGGCTATAAATACGAAAAAGGAGATAAAGTATTAGTTACTGGCCATCGTAGAGGTCAAATTTTAACAATTCAAAATATTCTTACGTTGGATGATATGACGCATGTTCATGAAAATGAAAAAATCACACAGGAAATTGTTTGTAAAATCAACCCAAGCGCCATTGATATGACGGCCTACGAAGATCGAGAGAAAAGACGAAAAGAATTAGCAAAAATACAATATAAAAAACATCAGTTAAGACAAATGATGGATAATATTATTCAGTCAACAAAAGATGATAAAAAAGATGAGATTTTTGCAGAAACGAATCCAAGATTTGCAAAGCTGCTGGAAGAGTATAAAGAATTATCAGAAGAAATGGAGGAGTGATGAAATATGAGTTTCAAAGTAGGAGATATTGTAAGAGTTAAGGATTATAAAGACATTGATTGTTCTACTTTTGTGCCAAGTATGAAATGTTACTGTGGGCATAAATATATCATAACTGAAATAGCATTGCATTTTGATGGTAGTGCATATAAGTTAAATTGCGGTGCGGATTTTATATTTGAAGAAAAGTGTCTTGAAAAAGTTGTTGCAAACTCTGACTCAGGAAATAAAAATGATACATTTACATTCAACGCTAAAAAGGAGAACAAAGAAATGAGAAAACAGGAAGTAGGATTAACACAGAGGGAACGTATTGAAAACAAAATGGAAGAGTATATCTATAAGTCTGGTGTATGCTCTGTCAATATTATTGTACCAAATCGAGTAGTGGAAGTAACCTTTAATGATGATCTTTGGACGAAAGCAAAAGTAAAAACAGTATGCGACAAAAATGATACATTCTCTCTTGAAAGAGCATTATATATCGCATATGCAAAACGAAAATATAATGACGTGTATACGTCAGAAGGTATTGAGAAGAAAGCTGATGAGTTTAAATATGCAAAATCTTATGTATCCAAAGTCAAGAATGCTCTGAAAGTATATGAATGTCAGCAGAAGCTCGCTGCATTAGACAAAGAAGAGGAAGAAATTAAACTTCGTCAGAAACAGAAACGTCATGAGAGAAATGAACGACGTCGTGCAAGAAGAGCAGAAGAAGCAACTAAAAAAGAAGAAGAGAGAAGAAATGAACAGATTGCAATTCAGAAAGAAGCATATCTTCAGGCAATGATGGAGTTTGAAGAAGAGAAAAAGAAACTCGAATCTAAAAAAGAAGAAGAAAAACAGACCGAATCAACAAAAGAAATCGTAAAAAAGGTTGAAAAACTGATTTCTGATGCAGAGAATACTACAGAAGATACAAAGGAAAATAAAGAACCAGAAAAAGCAAATGTAGTTGGTGAAAATAATAAAGAAGAAAGTTCGGAGAATAATGTAAAAGAAGAAACAACCAATAAGATGAAGGAAACAGAGAGCAAAGTAGAGTAAAAGATAACAAAATAGAAGAAAAACATAAAGAAGGAGAAAACATCATGTTAGATCAGTTCGTAATTTTTAAGGAGAAGCTTCAGAAACATTTCAATAAAATGTCCGCAAATGCAGATAAGTTATTCGAAGTGGACGTAGACAAGGAGCTGCTGTGGGATACATATCTCGATAGCTTTGCGCCAGGAACGAACAATATTTTTAGAGAGAGAAGAGAACATGACTGTACCTGCTGCCGCCAGTTCATTCGTACAATCGGCGCTGTGGTTGTAGTTAAAAATAATAAAATGGAGAGCATCTGGGATGTTGATATGTCTGGAACAATCTATGATCCAGTAGTTAGAGCACTTTCAACGCTCATTCACGAGTCGAAAGTTGTTGATGTATTTGTAAGCCATTTCAAGAAAATTGGTACAGATAAGAATTTTGAAATGATTAATGGTAAATCACATCAGTGGGATCATTTCTATATGGAACTTCCTATGAAATTTGTTTTTGATTCTTATAGATCTGTTGGAGAAATTCAAGGTGAATATAGGGATGTCCGGAATGTGTTCAAACGTTCTCTTGACGAGATTACTATTGACTCTGTAGAGACAGTTTTAGAGTTGATCAATTCTAATACACTGTATCGTGGAACAGAATGGAAAGTTCCACTTGTAGAATTCAAGAAATACAAAAAGGAATACGACAAAATTCCGGAAGAAGAGAAAAATCTTTATGCCTGGGAGAAATCTCTGAAAGCAGGAGCCGTTATCGGTAAAATTAGAAATCATTCTATTGGAACACTACTTGTAAATGTAAGCGAAGGAATGGATCTCGATACTGCAGTTAAAAAATATGAGCAGATCGTAGCACCAAGCAATTATAAAAGAAGTAAGCCAATTTATACTCAGAGAATGCTGGACGATGCAAAGAAAACTCTAACAGAACTTGGGTATATGGATTCTCTGAAGCGTCGCTTTGCAAATCTGGATGATATCACAGTAAATAATATTCTATTTTCTAATAAAGATGCAGCGAAGAGAATTTCTGGTGGAGGAGACATTTTTACAGAGATGTCAAAATTTGTAGCAGTTAATCCAAAGAAATTCTCTAGAGTAGAAGAAGTGACTGCACAGGATTTCGTAGAAAAGGTTCTTCCGACTGCGAAAGAGGTTGAAGTATTTGTAGAGAATAAACATGAGAAAAACTTTGTTTCTTTAATTGCCCCAGAAAATTCGAATGCCAACACAATGTTCAAATGGAACAATGGTCTGAGCTGGGCATATACAGGAAACATTACCGATTCTGATATCAAACAGAATGTAAAGAATGCTGGTGGAAATGTAGATGGAGTGCTTAGATTCTCTATTATGTGGAACGAGGATCAGAATGACAACAGTGATCTTGATGCTCACTGTATTGAACCAAATGGTCATGAAATCTATTTTGGTAGTGATAGAAAACCATCTATGTCGAAACTTGGTGGTCAGCTTGATATTGATGTGATTGAGCCATATAGCAGTATGCCAGGGAAGCCAGCAGTGGAAAATATTACATGGCAGGACAAATCGAGAATGATTCCTGGCGCATACAGATTCTTTGTAAATCAGTATACCAACCGAGGAAGTAAAGGATTTAAAGCGGAAATTGAATTCGATGGAGAGATCTATTCGTTTGAATACAATAACCCAGTGCGTGGAGACGTAGACGTCGCAGAAGTAATTATGGATAAGAACGGAAACTTTACCATCAAAGAAAAACTTTTTGGTCACTCGGTTACTTCTAGTAGAGAAGTATGGGGAGTACAGACAAATCAGTTTACACCTGTGTCTGTAATCAGTTACAGCCCGAACTATTTTGATGAGCAAAATGGGATCGGGAATAAACATCTTTTCTTCTTCCTGAATGGATGCGTAAATCCAGAACAGCCGAATGGTTTCTTTGTGGAATATCTTAAGAATGAATTAGTTCCACATCGTAAAGTATTTGAAGCACTTGGCGAAAAGTGTAGTGTAACAGACGTCGATGATCAGCTCTCTGGTGTTGGTTTTAGTCTGACGCAGCGCAATGAGCTTATCGTTAAAGTAAAAGGTGCAACAGAAAGAATCATTAAAATTAAATTTTAATAAAGGAGAATAAAATTATGAGTAATATGTTTGAAAAAGCAGTAAAAGGTAAATATCGTTTCCCGTATAAGGGACAGATTGCAGTAGAAGATTTATATGATCTTCCGCTTGGAGCGCTGGATACAGTGTTTAAGACGCTGAATGCAGAAGTAAAGAAGACGGATGAAGAAAGTCTGCTTCAGACTAAATCCGAGGAAGATGATATTCTTTCGACCAAGATTGAGATTGTAAAATATATCTTTAATGAAAAACTGGAAGAGAAAAAGAATCGGCAGGAAGCTGCAGAACGTAAAGAGAAGAAACAGAAAATTATGCAGATCATTGCTACTAAGCAGGACGAGGCACTTCGAAATGCGTCCGTTGAAGATCTGCAGAAAATGCTTGATGAATTAGACTAAAAAAATGGCTGGCTGGTATAAAACTGGTCAGCCAAACTTATAAGGTGATTATTATGACGCAAGAAGAACACGATCGAAAAATTCTTATTGAACGAGCAGCTGTAGAAGAACTTTTACTGAAAGAACATATTAGTGTTCCTGCAGCATACGAACGTGTCAGAGAATATGTAGATAGATTCGAAAAAGAATCGAAATTAGAAATTAGTAACGATTACTAAAATTTTGGAAAGTGAGGAAAAAATAATGGAAAACACGATGTCTGAATTAAAGGAATATCTTGATAGATTAGGAATTTCAACGGATGGCAAAACCGTAGAAGAAGTGATGTCAGAAATTGCAAGTGTCTGGAATAAACTTGCAGAAGATAAAGAGGAAATTTAATGTTTGGATTAGTCTTAAAAAGCGAATACAATCACATGAAAGATTTTGCTCAGTCAATTATTCATAATTTAAGAGATGACTTGGAATACGAGAGAAAGAAAACTCTATATTGGATGTGTAAATACGATGGCACAGTGGGAGACGATGTGTCATTTGAGGACTGGGTAAAGAGATTTGACGAAGTAAGAGAGGAGAATAAACAATGAGAACTTTAATTGTAGTAGATGTGCAGAATGATTTCGTAAATGGTAGCCTTGGATCGGAAGAAGCACAGGCGATTATTCCGAATGTGAAAAAGAAAATTGAAGAGTATTATAATCGTGGAGATCAAATTATTTTTACAAGAGATACGCATTATGACGATTACTTAAATACTCTGGAGGGAAGAAAACTTCCAGTAAAACATTGTGTTTTTGGAACAAGAGGATGGAAGGTTGTGAGCGACATTGCGGTTCCTAACTGCAGATATGTAAACAAAAGTACTTTTGGAACTTTGCAGTGGAGAAATATGACATGGATTGGAGATGGTGATATCGATCTGGTCGGTTTATGTACGGATATATGTGTAATTTCAAATGCATTAGTCCTTAAAGCTATGTTTCCAAATACGGAAATTACAGTAGACGCAGGCTGTTGCGCGGGATCTACACCAGAAAAACATAAGGCGGCACTCGAAGCCATGAAAAGCTGCCAGATTAATGTGATTGGAGAATAAAGATATGATCATTTTAAATGGGAAAGAAGTAAAAGTAGAACACTTTCCAGATGGAACACAGAGAATCGTATTAGACGATTGTTTTTATCAGAAATATAACAACATTACATGGAAGTATGAGAAAGAAGAAGAACTTTCAGCGTTGATTTATATTACAAAACATTTAAAAAATTTTCCATATATTAAATCAATTGATCTTACAATGTTTTATCTTCCGAATGCCAGAATGGACAGAATCCATGATCAGGGCGAGGTTTTTACATTAAAAGGGTTCGCTGATGTTATTAATTGGCTCGAATTTGACAGAGTAGAGGTACTTGATGTTCATAGTAATGTTGGAGCAGCGCTTTTGAATAGAGTATATGTTTTTAATCCAAGAGAATATATTGATGAAGTAATTGAGCAGATTAGTAAAGAAAATCTTATTCTTTATTTTCCGGATGCCGGTAGTTCGAAAAGATATTCTGGATTGTTTTCTGACATTCCGTATTGCTATGGTGAGAAAAATCGAGATTGGAATACAGGAAAAATTCTTGGACTCAAAATCAGAGATAACGATATTGATCTTAAAGGTAAAAAAGTTTTGATGATTGATGACATCATTTCATATGGCGGTTCTTTATATTATAGTGCAAAAGCGTTGAAAGAACGTGGTGTAGATAGAATTTATGCTTATGCATCACATACCGAAAATTCAGTTCTTGATAGAGAAAAAGGAACATTAATCAAATCACTTGAAGATGGAACAGTTGAAAGATTATTTACAACAGACAGTCTTTTCACAGGAAAACACGATAAAATCACAGTTATGGAGGTCTAAAATGAGAAACATTTCTTTTATGCTGATGGCAGATACATATAAAAATACAAATCCTGATGCTCTTCCAAAGGGTCTTACAAAATTAACTTCTTATATTACTCCTAGAAAATCAATGTTCAAAAATCTGAATGAAGTTGTATTCTTTGGATTACAGGGTTTTATTAAGGAATATATGATTGATTTAGTAAATGAAACTTTCTTCAAAAGACCCAAAAAAGAAGTTATTGCAGAATATAAAGAATATCTGGATAATCAGATCGGTTCTCAGAGTTATGATCTTGGACGTATCGAAAAATTATGGGATCTGCAGTATTTACCTGTAGAGATCAAAGCTCTTCCAGAAGGATCTGTTGTAACAATGGGAGTCCCGTGTATCGAGATGAGTAACGCACATCCAGATTTCGCATGGACGGTACAATGGCTGGAATGCATTATGCAGTCTTTTATTTTTGGGACATGCAACTGGGCAACTGTAGGTCATAAATATAAAACACTTGCAAATGAATTTTACGAGAAAACTACAGATGGTGCTAATCCTGCAATGGCTATGGCGGATTTTGGATTCAGAGGACTCGGCATTGAGAACGGAGTTCATGCAAGTTCTTCATGGCTGCTATCTTTCAATAAAACTTCTACAATTCCTGCAACTCAGTATATTGATAAAATGTACGATGCTGATTGTGCTAAGAACCATATTGGTATTGGAGCAGTTAGCCTGGAACATGCAACCGTATGCAGTAATCTGGCTGTATGCGAGACAGAAGAAAATCTGTTAAGAAGATTACTGACTGATACATATAAGAATACATCTTTCAGTTATGTCTCTGATACATTTGATTACTGGAACCTTATTGACGAAACACTTCCAAAACTGAGAAAAGAAATCGAAGAGCATAATGGCAAATTCCTTGTACGTCCTGATAGCGGCGATATCGTTGAGATTTCAGTAAAAACTGTTCAGAAATTATATCAGATTTTTGGTGGAACTGTAAACTCAAAAGGTTATAAGGAGTTAAATCCAAAGATTGGAATCATTTACGGAGATGGTTGTCAGTACAGTAAGATCAAAGAGATTTGGACACAGCTTGAAGGATTAGGATTTGCAGCAGATACGATTCTTTTTGGAGTAGGTGCGTTTTCTTTCTCTGCAATGTGTACTCCGGAAGATGGAATGGTTTGCTTAACTAGAGACACATTTGGATTTGCTATGAAAAGTACCTATTGTGTAATTGATGGAAAAGAATATACCATTCAGAAAAATCCAAAAACGGATAGAAATAATTTAAAGAAATCACATAAAGGTCTTTGCCGTGTTGTGAAAGAAGGTAATAATTTTGTATGCCATGATGGATATACAGAAGATACGATTCCAGAAGAAAATGAATTAAAACTTATCTTTAAAAATGGAGAATTAGTAAAAGAACAGACTTTTGAAGAAATTCGTGAAAGACTAAATGGAGAAAATCATGATTGAAATTATCGAAGGAAATTTATTTGATACGGATGCAAAATTTATTTGTCATCAGGTAAATTGTATGGGAAAGATGGGATCTGGCGTGGCTTTGCAGGTCAGACAGCGATTTCCACATGTATACGAAGAATATAAAAAGGTAGCATCATCGGATATGCTGGGGAAAGTACAAATTGTACCAGTCAAGCCAAAATATATTGGATACGACTGTGGATCGATTGCAATTCCAAGTAATGAACAGTGGATTTGTAATTTCTTTGCACAAGATAACTATGGATATGACGGAAAACAATATACTTCTCTGGAAGCATTAGAAAAGTGTTTTAGAACTATGTGTTGGAAAGCACATGAAAGGAACAATAATTTTAGTGCAACAATTGCTATGCCATATAAGATAGGCTGTGATCGTGGTGGAGCAGATTGGGACGAAGTATATTCAATGATGCAGAAGATTTTTAATGAACTTGATACTCATGTTGAACTGTGGAAATTAAATCAGTAAAGGAGAGGAGAATAGATATGTATACTTTTGATGCAAAAGAAACAAAAAATAAGATTGTCGAGTGGATTAAAATGTTCTTTGAGCAGAATGGGAAAGATTGTATTGCCACAGTAGGTCTTTCAGGGGGTAAAGATTCAAGCATTGTTGCGGCTCTCTGTGTGGAAGCTCTTGGAAAGAATAGAGTTTTAGGTGTGCTCATGCCAGACGGAGAACAGACAGATATTGAAGATGCCTATGAAGTTGCTAAATATTTAGGTATTGAATACTGTACTGTAGATATTCATCCAGCAATTCTTGCGCTAAAGCACGAAATCAGACCACAAATTGGTGATCATTGGTCAAAACAGACATCAATTAATCTGCCTCCTCGAATCAGAATGGCAACACTTTATGCAATTTCACAGAGTATGAATGGACGAGTCGCTAATACATGCAATCTTTCGGAAACACTCTTATCTTGGGAAACTCGCTGGGGCGATGCAGTAGGAGACTTTGCACCATTAAAGGATTTCACAGTACAGGAAGTAAAAGCTATTGGATATGAGACGATTCTACTGAAAAAGATGGTTGACAAAACGCCGTCAGACGGATTATGTGGATCTTCTGATGAAAGCGCTCTTGGATTTAAATATTCTGTATTCGATCGGTATGCAAGAACAGGTGAAATTGATGATGCTGCAGTAAAAGCTATTATCGATGCAAGGGTTGAAAAATACAGATTCAAGAGAAGACCAATTCCATATTTTGAAAGTGGTCTGAAATCATATTTAGACTGATTTGCATTCTAAAATAACCACAACAATTCACCATCATGAGCGTTCTACAATCAATTCTAACCTATTAAGAATATAAATTGTAGAACGCTTTTTATAAACGGATCATAGGAGAATAATCTTACATAGAAACATATAACTATTTACATAAAGAGAGGACAAAAACCAATGCCGATTAAAGATGTATTAGATGATATCGACTGCATGATCAACACACTTTGCCTTGCAAAACGGGAACTAGGCTATGCAGTAGTATATGAAAGTGAAAGAAACATTCTAAACGAAGATCAGTGGATCGGATTTATCAAAGATCATCAGCAGCCAAGCGGAACAATTATCAGAGAGGGATTAAAGCAGGTTAGTCGTATTTCTCGAAAACTGGCCGATGAAGTTGTGTACGGTAAAGAAAATGCTAATAAAATTTGTAGAGGAGGAAAATATAAGTAACTAAATATATTGTCAAATGTGATATAACGTGTTTAAACATGAAAAGGAGAATCATATTATGAACACATCAAATATCACAAACTACAAGCCGAAGGATTTTGCTGAATTGTTAGGGATATCTGTTAAAACGCTACAGCGTTGGGACAGAGAAGGGATTTTAAAAGCAAATCGAACTCCAACTGACAGGCGTTATTATACGTATGACCAATACTTCATGTGTTCTCCTGCAGGCTGTATGGACTTCGTAAGTATAAAAAACAAATAGAGAGGGACGAGGAAATTGCTAAAGAGCTTCAAGACGGAAATCCATCCGACAGAAGAGCAGAAAGTCAGGATTCATAAAACAATAGGAACTTGTAGATTTATTTATAATTTCTATCTGGCCCATAACAAAGAACTTTATCAAAATGGCGAAAAATTCATGAGCAGCAGTAAATTCAGAGTCTGGCTGAATCATGAATACCTTCCACAACATCCAGAATATTTATGGATTAAGGAAGCATATTCAAAAGCGGTGACCCAGGCAGTAAATCATGGACAGACTGCATTTAGAAAATTCTTTAATCATGAAAGCGCTTTTCCGAAGTTCAAAAAGAAAGGCAGATCAGATGTGAAGATGTATTTCGTAAAGAATAATCCGAAAGATTGTCGCTGCGAGAGACACCGAGTTAACATTCCATCACTTGGATGGGTTCGTATCAAAGAAAAAGGATACATTCCTACGACGAAAGAAGGATATATCATAAAAAGCGGCCATGTTTCCATGAAAGCGGGCAGATATTATGTTTCGGCTCTTATAGAAATTCCTGATAATAAAACTGCTGATCTTTCTAACGAAGGAATCGGCATCGACCTGGGGTTAAAGGATTTTGCCATTGTTTCAAATGGTAAGACATATAAGAATATCAACAAATCAGCAAGATTAAAGAAATTAGAAAAACGACTCGTTCGGGAACAGAGATGTCTCTCCCGAAAGTATGAAAATTTAAAGAAAGGAGAGTCCACTCAAAGAGC